GGACGTGTGACTAATGAGGACATTGTGAAGTACAAGGAGGGGATCAAGTTCACATCTGCTTGTCCACTTGGTCTCGTTCCAATGGGTCTACGTAAAGGCGACACTACGATGCTCAATTGGTACCTCGACAATCTAGGCGACAACTTTTGCATGGAGATCACGACGTATCCTGGCGACGCTCAATGGAGTGATAAGGATTCTGAGGAGGGCGAATTCTATACCCCTCGATCTGTCAACGAACTGATTGTAGACACTGCCCAGGAGCGAGGCGTAGCGATCACATACGGAGATGATGGTCACTATGCTCGTCTGGATCAGTATGAGGAACACGACATGTATATTGCGGCGCAGACTCGACAGTCTATGTACACGCCTCTTGAGGATCGTTCGATGTGGCATCCTCGGGGAGCGCTCTGCATTAAGGACGAGGAGACTGTGCGCGAGGCACTGCATTATCTGCCAGAAACAGTGGTAGACGAAGCAATAGCCAACACATATGAGATTGGCGAAGCGGCAGATGCACACCTACCTGTCGTGGATCGTCCACACATGCCTGTGTTTATACCTGCCGATTGTCCGTGGCTTGATGATCCAGAGGAGGATGTCGCTGAGATATTTACACGCCTTGTGATCGAAGGTATCGAACGCATCTACGGTGGAACAGATCGTGAACTCGAAGCAGTGGATAAAGCCATCCATGAGATGAAGACTCTGATGGAGGACAACCTGGAGCATTACTTCTTGCTCGCGTGGGACGTGATCCAATTCTGTAAAATGGAAGAGATCAATGTAGGCCCCGGAAGAGGATCTTCTGCTGGTTCTATCGTGGCATATGCCCTTGGCATCACCGACGCTGACCCGCTGCACTATGACTTGTACTTCGAGCGCTTCTGGAACAAGGGACGCACCGAGGGATTCCCTGATATCGATACAGACTTCGCCAAGTCACGCCGTGGGGAGATCCTCGACTATCTACTCGCTCGTATTGGCGACAAGCAGGTCTGCTCGATCGGTACGATCACTCGCATGAAGCCTATCTCCGTGATCGAGAAGCTGGCGATGGCATGCGAGATAGATCACGGAGAAGCGGAGCACCTGAAGAAGATTGTGAAGCAGACCAAGGACATCGAGATTCACGGGCACGAACAGATCGGTTGGAGTCCGGAGTTTGAGCCCGGCAAGGTGATCTACGTTAATAGCTCCACGGAGATGAATCCCGAGGGTGATAAAGTAGGTGAGGAAATCCAGGATTGGGTTGGCGAAGACAAGAAGCGTGCTAAGTTCATTGAGATGTGCGAACACACATGCTCGCGTAACAGTAATTACGGCATTCATGCTTCAGGTATCGTCGTGGCGGATATAGATCTGTCTGATTATGCCCCCGCCTATCGTCGTGGAGGCAAGGACGGCTTCCCAGCTACGCAGTTTCCGATGACCGTGATCGATAAGATCAAACTTCTGAAGCTTGATGTGCTGGGGCTCAAGACGCTCGACACATTGGCTGAGTGGGACAAGCTCATGGCGGAGAAAGGGGTCACCACCAAGTGGTCCGGACTTGACCTTGAGGAGCATCCTGTGGAGATGTGGGATCAGATGACAGAGGGTTTTGTCTCTGGCGTTTTTCAGTGCGAGACATACGCGGGTAAGGATCTGGCTGAACGACTCAAACCGCACAGCATTGAAGAGCTTGGTGTGCTTGTGGCGCTGAATCGTCCAGGTCCGCAGCGTGATGGTGTACCGAACCGATATATCGCTCGTATGGAGGGACGCCGCGACGTTACCTATCCGCACCCAATGCTCGAAGAAATACTGAAACCAACATACGGGCTCTTTGTATACCAGGAGCAGATCATTCGATTCATGGGCGCGCTTGGATATACACTCGGTGACGCAGATGCCGTGCGCAAGATTCTTGGTAAGAAGCAACCGGAGAAGCTGAGTGAAATCTTTGAGGGTTTTAATGAGTGGGACGAAAATGGCTTTCTTGAAGTTGCAATGGAAAAAGGATTCACCAAGGCAGTTGCTACTGAAGTATGGAAAAGCATTGAGGGTTTCGCGAGCTATTCTTTCAACAAGAGCCACGCTATTTGTTATGCGATTATCGGCTTCCGCTGCCTATACGCTAAGTACTACGGTCCGCAAGAGTTCTACATCGCCTGCATACGCACCGTAGATAAAACAAAGCGCGTTGAGTTAACCCCACAGTACATCAAGGAGGCCCGTCGGGCGGGGATCAAGGTACTTCCACCTGATATTCGTTACTCTAAGGCTGAAGTGGATGTTCATGATGGCAACATCTATTTCGGATTCGGAGACGTGAAGGGCGTCGGTACAGGAGGAGAGTATCTCGTCAAACTACGCGACGAGGAGGGCTTCGACATCTCCACCCCCGAGGCATTTGAGGAGATGCTGATCTGTCATAACGATATAGCGCTGCAAAGCAAGAAGGTGGCGCTCAAGAATGGCGAACCTCTCCCGGCTGACTTCAAGTCACCAAAACAACTGCTCAATGAAAAGAAGCTATCACTTATACATGCCGTGGGCGCATGGGATGATCTCGAAGGCACGGCTGTTGATCTAAAGACCAAGCAGCGCTGCGAGCTTGAGCTTCTGAACGTGATCCTCACGGACGATACCGAAGAGATCCTGGCGCAGCATGAAGAGGCACTGGATCGATGCGACTCCTGGGAAGTTGCCGTTATGTCTTGGGATGAGCGAGAAGAAGATGGGCTTTTGGGTCACCTCGATTGGATCTATGAGGACACTGGAGAGGAAGTTCCTATGTCTAAGCGTTATCAGGACTTCCGTCTACCTGGTATCATTACAGGTGTCAAGCCAACAAAGGTTAGAGCCAGTGGAAAGGCAATGGGCATCATCACAATGGAGTATGGTAGGCATGAGTTGTCCTTCGCCTGCTTCTCCAATAAGTGGCCCTCTAACAAATTTCTCTTCAAGCCACACAACGTCGGCATTTTTACAATCCGACAGTCCGCGCCAACTGATAAACGCGGCGAGGGATATCACTTCGAGTCAGGACATTTACTTAAATGACAGAATGTAAACACCGATGGATCAAGAATCCTATCGACTTCGAGGAAGTCCTCGAAGTTATCGATTGGTCACACGAGAACGATATACCAGTCAGGTTTCTACACATATGCAGTTTTTGCGATAAGGAAGCGCTTCTACGATGAGCAAGCAAACACAACGCAAAAAGTTGGATATGATGAAGATCAGCGCTAACAAAGCCTATGGACCGCGCGCAGCGGCTTTCGGAAGCGAGCATTATGTTTTCAACGCTGTGTCCACTGGCTCTCTCATGCTGGATTACAAGCTCGGTACCGGCGGTGTCATCTATGGAGGGCTGGTCGAGGTCTTTGGGGCCAATGGTCTAGGGAAGAGCAGCGCTCTTCTCTATGGTACGCTCGCCAACGTGCAGAAGGAAGAAAAGCTTGCGGCGCTGATTGCGACGGAGCCTATCTTTGACAAGAAGTGGGCAGCGAAGCTAGGACTTGATCCTGACTTCCTTCTGCTTCTCCGGCCAGAAAATGCGCAAGAGGCATTCGATATGATGCGCGATCTGACATTCAATACCGATATCGATTTCATCGGTATGGATTCCCTTGGCGCGTTGGGTAACGAATCAAGTCAAAAAGAGGGCGGCAGGCCAAAGGCATTCGGTATCTCTGGTGAGGTCACGTCTGGGCTCAACGACATCATGCCTCGGGTGTACAAGACCAATAAGGGGATCATGGTGATCAACCAACAGCGCCAGGCTGGGTCCGCTAATGGCAATACCTTCTATGAGTCGCCTGGTGGAGAGGCACTCAAGCACCATGCCTGGGTACGCATCCAAGTCAAGCCTGGGTCGAAGAAATACCAGGTCAAGATTGATGGGGAGGATGTGCTTGCCGGTCGAGAACTGAAGTGTACCTTCAAGAAGCCAAGCAAGGTATCGCATCTACTCGGCAAGTCCGCAGAGTTTGATTTCTATACCGTGGAACACGATGATTTCGAAAACCTAGTCGGCATCGATCAAGTGGGTGACTATGTGAAAGTCGCTAAGGTAACGGGCGTCTTCAAATCACAAGGATCATGGCTCGAACATCCGGTGTTCCCTAAAGGGAAAATACAGGGTATCCCTAAGGCTCGAAAATTCTTCGCTAAAGAGCCTGAGGCGATGGAGACTGTGCGCAATGATGTGATGAGCGTTATGATCAAGCAAGAGCTTGAGGCACAAGAGAAGCCTTCAACAGATGAGCCCGAAAAGCAGGACGACTGATGCTTGGGATCAAGTTTTGGTACACGCCAGGCCCCAAAGGCTGCATGCGATGTGGTGCTCGCGAACGATTAGCCTCACCAGGATTTTTCACGATGAAATTATGGTGTGAAAAATGCCTCATTGAAACGGGGCGAGCGCGATAGCCCCTCGTGGTTCAAGTAAGCGCCTCTCGGTAGACCACGAGGAAGCGATTGCCAGGGCCTACGGGGGCATTCGCTCGCCCTCTTCGGGAGGAGCCGCCCACGACTACGGTGACGTAAGGTGTCCGAAGCTTTTGATAGAGTGTAAGGCTACCATGCAGGAAACCAAGCCTAAAGTCCTTAAAGAGTTCGAGAAGATCGCCGTGGAGGCATACGCGGAGGGACGTGAACCCGCTTTGGCGCTCCGCTACTTTGCTCCCGACAGCGCGCTAGCGAATGTGGACGGCTGGGTGGATCTTATGGTCCGATCGGTGGGCGATGACCGGGCACGCGAGGAGCAGTATGTCTACGCCATGGGGATAGCTGATGCTGAAGCTTGACAAAAGTCAGATCACCCGCAACCTGGGTAAGAAGTACAAACTCGTTCCTTTCTTGGAGAAATCCCTCAGCGATTTCGATGAGCCGTGGGGATATCAATATGAGGAAAAGGAAAAGGACACCGCATGGCATCCATCGGGTCACTGTACCCCTCTCGCTACCGAGCTATGGGAGATAACCCAAGGGGTTGATACCTTTGGTCCCATTTCAGGGGCCTTGCGCAAGTCCTTCCAGGTAGGACACTTCTGGCATCAGCTACTCCAGCATATCGTTCTCCACAAGCTTGAGTTCTGTAAGCCCGAGGCCATCGAGCGCAGAGGTACTCGCATCTGGGGAACCGTAGAGGCCAGCGGCACGAAGACATTCACTAACAAAGACCTTTTCAAACCATTCTGTTGGGTGACCGGCTCTGGTGATATCGCTCCGGTAGAGGTACCGAAATGGAAAGGCATCGTGGACTTCAAGACCATGAGTTCACACCAGTTCAAACAAGCTGGGATACCAGAATGGGCGGCTGCTAAGTATGAGTGTCAAATCAATCTCTACATGGATTTCTTCGATGAGGGTGAGGCAATCATCGTGCCAATCAACAAGGACACTCCTCATGATATGAAGGAGTTCCTCTACAAGCGCAACCAACCCCTGATCGACATCATCTATGAGAAGCTTGAATTCGTGAGTGTCTGTCTAGAGGCGGACGAAGCTCCAACAAAGGCGGACGATGAGATGTTCAAGCTCGATCACCTGCTGACGGGGCCTGTATCAACATGAACGTGCTGGCCATTGACCCCGGCGCGCTGCGTGCTGGATGGGCTATCCTTGGCAGCCCAGGAGATGATGGAAAGGCCACACATATAGCGTCGGGTGTCGTCCACCATCCGCGTCTACCAAAGCAACCATTCCAGGAGTACCGCATGGAACTCACCGGGCACTGGGTCGAGGAGGCATTTGACCTACTCGAAGAGTACAAACCGGATATATTGATCTCCGAGACTGTACCTTCACGAGGTCCGGAGATCATGGATCAGTTGTACCTAGCCAACGTGCAAATTACCGTGCTGCATGCCATCGCCATGTCATATGGAGTGCCAGTGGTACAGGTATCGGCTCGATCAGTACAAGCAAAGATTGCATTGCGCAAGAAAGACGTGAAAGTAACAAAACCTCAGGTGCGCAATGGTGTATTGTTACAGTTTCCTGAATTGGAGACTCGTCTAAAGGGCAAAGGCAAGCAGATATTTGAGGAGAGTGATGCTATCGCTATTGGATTATATTTCTTTGGATGTTACACTCCTGCTATAATTACAACAAATGGCCGTAGCAACAAAAAAGATAAACAAACCGACAGCACCAATTCCGCTGCATCGCATTCTTCGTGAGGTCCTAAGACATTACACGGAGTACCGAGAACTTGTAAACCAGGATGGGCGTTCGCACGTTCTCGATTACGGTTACTGGGTTTATAACGAGGATGGAACTAGGAAACAAAAAGAGCAGGTGTCTATCTCTTTCTGGGATTTACATCAGGGCCTTAAAGAGTTAGCCCCACGCAAGCGAGAGGCCATCTTCTACAACGTCATTCTTGACATGAAGCAGAAGGATGTTGCGAAGATCATGGGTATAACTACTGTGAGTGTTGGTCAATATGTCGAGGCTGGTACGATCCAACTCGCCAAGCGTTACTTTTCAGAGATGGATGATGGGGTATCTTAGGTCCCCAAAATTCAACAAGGGCGCTACGTATTATCCACCCCAAGAACTAGTTGAACTGGAACACAAGAAAATGATTGAAGCAGAAGAGATGGAGGAGGACGAGGATCTCCTAGAAGATGAGGATGTTGAGCAGGTATTCAGCCCCGATGGAAAGTACTCGTCGGAAGAGCTAATAGCCTTTGCCGACAAGCTGTTGCGCGAGGACTCAAACCGCGAGCTATGCCGCAAATGCAAGGATAAGGACGATAGCGGAGACTATCTTCCCTATGGTGAAGAGACGGGGATGATCGAGTCCGTTCCCCAATACACATCAGACGGAGAGCCGCTGCTCGATGACGAGGAAAATCAATTGTATCTGGATTTCCCTGAATTGAAGTGCAAGAAGGGTCATCGTTGGTTCCAAGGGGAGGGACAACGCCGAGACATTCGAGGGCCTAATCCAATCCTCTTCGAGAGTCATTTGTATAACCGTAAACGACGCGAGATTTATGTTGAGGTTGGAACCCCCGATCCAGCCTTTACAATGGATCGAAAGGGACGCCCCACGCAAGGTATGTATAATCGTAGTCATCCTGAGGGACGCAAGATCAACACTAAGTCACAGAGAGCTAAGAATGGCGCAAGCTACTACCGATAACACCATCACTATGACGCCGCAAAAATGGTACAACCTGATGATTCAGGCCGGTATCACTCGTGAGGACATGGAGCCTACGTGGGAAAACCACACGGAGAAGATCGTTGTTGCGCACTTGGTTGGTCCAACGATCATACCTCCACAAAAGAGAGACGATTTCTTGATTATCTTACCTCCGGGATTTGATCTACCTATGGATGAATGGTTAGAGGTCGAGAAGCTTTTTGGAATTGAACGTAAGGAGAAAGATAATGGCGACGTATAATATTTTGAAGGGATTGACGGTCGTTGGAAAGGTTGATCTGATTAAGAATTCAGGCAACGAGCACAAGAGCACATTGCGCATTGGCCAACTGGTAGGTAATCGAGCTTGCCGACGGGCTAATATTAACTATAACATCATCGTGGATCAGTGCTACGTCGATTGGGACCGCTTGGACAATGATCATGTGCTGGACCAACAGCCCTGGGGGCTGGAGCCACAGTAGATCATTATGGACGACGTAGAGGCACAAGAACTAGGGATATCCGACGACGAGCGCAAGAAGCGTAAACGTATCCTCGACCGTCGCTCTGGCGCTGATCTGAAAAAGCGTTGGGAGCAAGGTGATCGCGCTGAACTAGAGGATAAAGAACGTGATATAGCTCCACCAATTGTCATTGAGCCTCGATGCCATGTATGCCAAAGTTCTTACCGTGAATTTATTGAGGAATCCTTAGTTAAAGGTCATTCTTATGAACGTATTGCAAAGCGCATCCCGCCTGATGAGAGCGGAAAGAAAATTGACAGGCGTTCGATTTCTCATCACTTCAAGGAGCACATGGATCTTCAACGTACGGCGATCCGCGAAGAACTTGAGGAGGAGGCCAAAGCTCTCCAGCAGAATGTAGAGCAAGGTGCGCTCGGAGCAAAAACTGATCGCGGGATCTTAAAGGTGCTGGTGGCCAAAGGGTTCGATGATGTTATTAGGGGTGTCTCGACTGTTGAACCCAAGGACCTCATCCAGATCATCAAGCTCTTAAACGAACTCAACAACAACGCATCGACAACACGCGCAGAGGAGAACGAGATAGCTCTGCGTACCTTCGTCCGCGCTATTGAAAACGTATGCTCACCTGAGACGATCAAGATGATTGTAACCGAGGCAGAACGCATCCGCAATATAGACGACGTAGAGTTTGCTATGGAAGGGGTTATCATACGCGATGATCGCCAGGCAACCCAGACAGCGCCGTTAGAGCTAGAGGCTAGTGCTATAGTAGAGATTACTGATGGCGTTTGATAAGTGCGACTGGTGCGGCACAAGGCACCAAATCAAGACGGGCAAATTCGGAGAGATCGAGTACAAGACGTGTCCATGGGTTCCGAGCGATGCGACCTTCTTCTATACTGGGATCAAGGACCCTGATGAAGAGAGCGCGATACGAGCTTCTTACCGAGGACCTTCTCGACAAGATTGAGGGGTCCCCTCGCGCCGATCAGGAGGAGTGGCTCTTCCTGTCTGAAAGCGACGAGTTCAAAGGGCGCTGGGAGGTCACAGGACTCTGGCCTGACTGGTTCTTTGACTTCGAGAAGATCGTAGGTCATTATCGTACCGTATCCCCGGCCAAGTTGGAGGAGTTCCTATCGTTTGCTGCGGACAGCGGCTACAGGGTCGTCTTCACAGACCCTCCAGAGGCCATCCTAGAGACATATGCGCGCTTGCGCGACCCTCCGCCATTCTCTCTCAACTCGTCCCTTGAGAACACCATCAACGGGATGTTTCCGTGGCAGATCGAAGGCTTCAATAAGCTCGTGCGTGATGAATCGCTTGATGCCGGGCTCGTGATCTGGGATACAGGGACAGGCAAGACCGCTTTCATTGCCTCGGCGCTCAAGTGGCATCAGGTAGAGGGTCACCCATACGATTTGGGTCTGGTCATCGTCAAGAAGAATAACAAGATCGACACGCAACGCAAGCTCAAAGCTTTAGCCGACTTTGATTCGTTCGTGGTGCAAGGTGCACCCAAGAAACGCGATCAGGTCTACGCTGAAGTATCGGAGGCTCTAGAGGGAAATCAAAAACCAATCCTCGTCACTAACTATGAGAGCTTCCGCCAAGATGATGAGATGTTCAAGTGGCTGATGGAAGACCGTGACTGTCTCGCCTTCTGGGATGAGATGCCTACACGTCTAAGTAATCGTACCACACAGGTCTATGAGACTGTACAAAAGTGTTTATGGCGTACCTTCCAACCGCGCAATGGGGAGCCTGTAGGCCGCCCTAAGTGGATGCGGCAATGGGAGCTTTCAGCTACCCCTATTGAGAACTCCCCTGAAGGGTTGTTCAATTGTGTGCGTTTGCTCAAACCCCTTCTGCTCGGTACAGTAACCCAGTTCGACGCTAGCTACGTGATGAATCGTAACCCCGTCTCGCACAAGCCTGATCGATGGGGACGCCTCGATAAGCTAGAGGGCAAGATCGAGTTCATGACCCATCGCGCGAGCCTGGCAGACCCCGAAGTGGCCAAGTTGTTCCCAGACATCATGGAAGACCCACTCATCATCGACTGGGACCCACGCGACCGTGCGATCTACGACATGCTTGCGAGTAACGCCGTGAAGATTCTCGAAGAAGAATCGGAGTCAGAGGAATTCAATATCCTGGCCCTCATCCAGGTCATGCAGATGCTCTGCGACGCCCCGTCGATGATCGGGCAGTCGGCGGAGAACCACAAGGAGTTTAAGAAGGTCGTTGCAGAACTAGGCGAGGATGAACTGCTGCCGAACATGGTAAAGGGTTCAGAGATTGCTGTACGCTTAGTAGAGACTCTCAAGAAAGCACCAACTGACGATCGTCATACCAAGTTTGAGACGCTCAGGGAAATCATCACCGAGAAACACCCCGATGAGAAAGTGCTAGTATACATGACGTGGGCTTCCTACGGATTCGAACCCGTCGAGGCGAAACTAAAGGAATGGAATACCAACTATGTGGTCTATACCGGCACCGACAAACAACGTCAATACGCTAAGGATCAATTTAGGGCAGACTCGGACATCCGCGTCTTCCTCTCCAGTGATAAGGGATCAGATTCCATTGATCTCCCTGAGGCAGCGGTGGGAGTCAACTATAATCTCCCGTGGACATGGACCCGGAAGCGTCAGCGGCAAGGACGCAACAATCGAGTGGATTCTAGTCTAGACACAACATGGTGGTATGATCTGATCATGGCTAACAGCGTTGAGGAGCGCAAGCAGGAGATTATAGCTCAGAAGAAGGGCTACCATACCCAGCTTTTCGATGGCAAAGCGGCTGAGGATGCTATGGCTAGTAAGCTCTCTCGTGAGGATCTGGTCTGGATCTTGACCGGGGCAAGAGAAACTTAGTGTGGCGATTTGCCCAAGAGCGATAGCGCCGACGCCAATACACGACGGTAGTGACCTTTGATCTGTCCACCTGAATCCGTTGAGAGAGCTTTATCACGTACTGTGGAAAAGCGATGGGCGTTTTGTTTTGATACATCTGATGAAGTCGCCGTGTCTGTGGTGTGACGAGCAATGTTTCGTGTGCGAATAGACATATCATGTGATAGACTTGTATCGGTGGTCGATCGGTAGAAATGCGTCTGAACCGTTGCTCGGTCACTTGATAGAGCTTTCTCCGTCTCTTCACGGACTGGTTTACCCCCTCGCGCGATCCAAATGCGAGTTGGTGTACCCTCTATGGACAGTGCAAAGTCTCCTGATCCTTCTGCGAACTGTTTTTTCGGTGGCGTTTCTGTGTTCTGCCCACGAATACGTGTGTAGATATATCCAAAGTCTACAATCAGTAGGCTGAGCGCCTTCGAGGTGGAGAACTCTCTACCCAGTGAGTCGAGGACTGTCAGGCTAATAGCCGTAGTCGGATCTGGGACCTCATAGGTGTGTGTGACGATGGGACCATGGCCTGTATGTCCATCACCAAAGTCCCAAAAGTACTCTAGGATCGAAATTCCTGGTGGTGCGATGACATGTGGCTGAACTTTGCTTTCGACCGTGTGAGCGGTACCAAAGAATTCAACCGCTAGAAAGACCGGAGTCGTACCCCAGGCATATCGTGCGTCGCTTCCTTTGTCACTCGGGAGTGGCGGATAGGGATACGTGTCGCCATCGTATGTGGCGATACCCGGCGGTCCTGTCTGTTCAAAGAAGAAGTCACATGTGACCGGGAGTGGCGGAGATGGTGGTTCTTGCAAGATGGACATTAGAAGACCGTGACTGTATGAGTAGCTTGGTTACGTAGACCATTACGATCGATCGCCACAAGCGTGACGTAATACGTTCCTTCGAGCGCATAGTTGTGTTCGGTGATCAATTGGTTACCTGCGGAGAAATTACCATCGCCAAAATTCCATTCGCGAAAGACAATAGCCCCTGTACCTTCTGTCGATTCATCCGTGAATTTGAAGTTTTTCACAGAGAGCGGTGTGATTTTGAATGCTGCGGACGGTGGTATCTTACCTGTGAGTCGTTCCTCTGGCCACACGAGACGACCTAAGCTCGCATAGCGAGGTATGATCTTTGGAGTCTTGATGGTAGCGTTTTGACGTAGCGCGCGGGCGCGTAGCTGTAGATCCTTGCCACGAGGAGAGAGAAGAATCCCCTTGCGATTAACGTTAACGATCTCGCGGAAGTCTGTCCAAGGGGCATAGTTGCTATTCCACGGATCACTCACGACAGAGCGCGCGCTCCATTGTACTGAACGCTCGAAGATCGAGACGTTATCGATCCACCAAGAGGATGCAGTCAAAGTCGGCTGAAGGATCTGCACGTAGTATTTGCCAGTCTGTACGATCTCGTTCATCGGTAGGCGCAGAGTAACCTCTTGCCACTGGTTCGTTTCAAGTTCAGGCATTGATAGAGGAATAACAGTACCTTCTTCACTTACAAGCTGTGCTGAGATATTACCAAGCATCTCTTGGTCTAAGGTGGTGTATCCTTTGCTTGGAAAGAAAGGCGGAAATTTATGGTGACCAGGGAAAGATGCTTGGTGTTTGTTTTCTACTGTTTCGACTGTACGTGGCTCACCTGAAAACCACAGAAAGAAACGAATCTCCGCTTGAGTAAAGTCAATGAACTCGATTAGATCCGTCGTGATCCCGACATCTTTTTCTGTTCCGTTGGTATCAATGCGAAAACTTTCCCCGCTGAGTGTGCGTGACTTGTCACGCGATAGAACTACCCCTTTGGACCCTTCCGGTGTAATGTCAAAGCCTTGATTCCACAGTTCTTCATTACCTGTGAAATTTGCGAATAACTGTGCGCCATTTACTGGAGTAAAACTCGTTAGTGGAGTGGACTTATATTCTGCATAGACGACACTACGCGGACGAATCGAATGAACGTATGCATCATTATCTGCAAGTAGAGCTTTCCAGCCTACGCGACCTTGCCGTCGGCGAAATACCCCATCGTCTTCAATCAATGTTGAATCGAAGAAGGGTTCTTGCACCACTGATTTATCTTTATTCAGTGCAAATATACGCACGCGAGCCCCTGAGTCTTCAAGCGAGCAGATCATCAGATATTCAGTGTTATTATTCATGGCTGGTACTTTGGGAAAAATATATCCAGGTAATACCGAATTAGTCATGATCAACTTGGTTTTACCTTCGCCCCATTTTAGTGTAAAAGTAATCCAACTTTGCTCTACGGGATTGGCAACGGGTAAACGCTCCAAATCTTTCATCTGCTCTAAATGGTCAAAGCGAGACATAGGCTGTTTGTCAAATTCACCTACGGTGCGCGATACGAACTCTTCAGTACCGAGGTCGGGCTGTGGGTGTCCATCTAGCTGTGACTGCGTGACTCCAATGAGATCAAGTTGAGTCTGAAAGATCAACGGCTCCTCGCGAAGATAGAGAACGACTTCGTTTTGCACAGTTTGTGATCCTGGGTTGATGACGATCCCAAACTCTGTATCTACGGGACGAGGATCGTTATAGCCAGGGAGGAGATCAGACTTCCAGAGGATACCCTGATTAAGAATCGGTCCGCTTGCGGTGTCACCATTGAGAGGCGTAGGCTTACGCAAGATTCCGTTCCAGTTGTCAAAGTCCACGGTTGATACGACCCATCCTGGTTTACCTTCAGCGGGAGCAAGCTTGAGCTTGATTCCCATAACATATACGGTACCCGTTTTACCTGTGTTGCAAACGATCTTGAGACGAACTCCTGTAATTGCTCCAAGATTGATTTCATTCTGCTTTAGTTTAGAACGTTCGATGACGAATTGACTGTTACCTTCAATCATCGCTTTGAGACTTTCTGCTAAAGAGACAACGGCTGTCAATTTAGTATTAGCGCAATGACCTTCTGGATCGGATGTAATTTCAATCTTACTCTGGGTTGTGTTAATGGATGCAAGTGGGAATTTAGGCAATGCAAAAGTGAAATAATCGCTATCTATGAATCCAGTAAGCAGATCAACAGGATGAGACGGTGTGATTGATTCTGATTCTGTGGTTCCTTCAGCAAGCAAGGAGAGTGCCGGATAACGCGCAACAGCAGACAGATATCCAAACGTACCTACACTCCAATTCTCTCCAGAATTAGACACAAATGTACGTAAATCAACGTGGCGTTGAAACGCTAATTGTTCTTTGGTTTCCGCTTCGTAGGAATCGTAATAGATCCACGCGCGCTCCGTAAACTCCTCACTAAGAGGAACATTTGATCTTTCGTGTTCAAGCATTGGAGTTCATTTTAGTAAGTAAACCAAACCGATTCTTCACCGTAGACGACACCATCGTTTTCAACGGGGAAAGTTTCAACGTTGAAATCACTACGTTCGGTATTTATGTCATCGGTACCGGCCTCAACGTAGATGTTTGTATCAGCAGTCACCGAGAACTGACTGCGCAGAAAGGCTAGTTCTTTGAGCCCTGCAAAATATGCACGGTCATTTTCAAAGAGCGCATTAAGTTCCTTATATTCGTGACGACAAGTGACCCAGAAATACAGGACGGGAATTGATTCGTCTAGGACGACAGCTTGGCGATCTAGACCTGAGACTGCGATAGTCGTGTTATTCCGAAATTGAGGTTCACCCTCGACCGGGTAGCTAGGTGCATTGTTGGCGTTTGTAGCTGCGCGTGCTCCAAGAAGAGTGAGCGGATTAGCCCGCGCTGCCGGTGGCTTGAGATATGTGTTGAGTGTTGTTTCGATGCGTCGTAGTGTTTCTGGATCAACGCGATTTGATGCCGGTGGTGCGATAGATGGCGTCGGTGTTGGATGTTCAGGGGAGGACGGTCCCTGAATCAGGTCTTCTAGCAATGGCTTGTAGCCTAGTTCGAGCGCATCGTATACAACACCGACACGCTTAGAGGTGAAGGCGGGAAGCGAAAGTTCTGCGAGGAATGGTGTCGCCACCCAATCGGGGAAGAGTTTATAACCCGTGGGCTTTTGGTAATCACCTGGTTCGTATGGACGTGCCTGAAGGTGGCTAAACTCAATCTTGATGAACTTGGCTGTGATTGGTTCTGGTAATACATAAGTCGTCTTGACAGAAGTCACGAAAGACTGCGGGATATGAACCCAGAGCTTCTGTTCCCACTCTTCTTCTGTCATTTCGCCACCTTCTGGTGTTCCAGTGAGATCATTGGTGTAGTAGATGTTGAATGCCACGCCTGGTGTAATCGGGTCGAGCACAACGCTATCGATGACCACCGGATCGACAGAGAGTTTAGGTTCAGTCAATTCGATTGATCCAGAACGACCCCTCTGGTTTTCCCACTTAGCGCTTGGGCTATCGCCATCGATGTAAGGGGCGGCTTTTGTTCCTGCGTTCGCCATGACGGCATCAATATAGAAAGTACGCGCTACCGTCTCGCTCGCAAGGGTACGTACTGACATGGTTGTGAGGCCGCTCGCGATAGGAGTCAGCGTGACTGAAAATCTTTGCCATTCGGAGCTTACGGTTATGACTTCTTCGGCTTTACCAACTGTCGCATCCCCGATTTCAAGTACCAGGGAGAATTTGCCGACTTTGCTACGGACCCAGGTTGAGACTGTAATCGGTTTAGCAAGTCCCACCGAGACCTGAGAGTATGCTCCTTCTGGTTCATGAAATCGTCCGGCAACGTGAGCTACAGTAGCCACTTCAAGTGAGTTGAGACCGCGCACAGCTTCGATTAAATTGACAACCCGTAACGTTGCTTGCGTTTCCCAGGTATCGAAGAAGAGTGTGGCCGCAAGCTTCTGTCGAGCTTCGAATCCAGCTTCGCCTTCTTTGCCTTTGATTACTTCTTTGGCCGGTCGGGCAGGGATCGTATCATCTTCCCTGAAATCAGGAGTGGGCTGCCAATTGAATGCTCCTTTGCCTACTACGTCGTACTCGAAGCTCGGATCAAGCATCGTGTTAATGACCCCATAGATTGGAGTCGATGGAAAGACCCGTAGATCAGAGTAGTGGCTAGTAACTGCAAACTTGGACGGCTGCGGGGCTGAAAGCCAGAATCCTGAATTGGTGTTCTCGCCTACCGGAGCCTGCGCGCTAGAGTGGATTGCCACAGAACGATAGGGATCTCCCAGGAAGTCTGTACCGGCGTCTGCTGACAATCCAAGGAGTCGGAAGGCAAACGACGCTGGTGGCGCGAGAAGGGCTTTACCGTTGCTCTGAAGGGCTTCTACAAACCCCGGCAGAGGGTTAGGCTGCGCATAGTAGACTTTTTCGATCCCCGATACGATCTGGAACCCGATGCGTAGCTCAGAGACGTTGGTGGTCATGCTTACATCGACTGGGATTTCTCGGTCTAGGATGACATCGATCCAGATTCGTTCTCCTTCAGCTTGTGCACCTGTTACTGTACCTTTGGCAAGGACCTCCCAAGCGGTATTACCAAAATTGTGTTGTTCGATCGTGTAGTTCAACGTAGCCGTGGATGCGGCTTCTTTAGCAATTGCAGCAAGAAGCTGAAAACCGGAAATGCCAGGGAAACGAGTCTGTCCCGATTTAACACCACGTAAATAGTCTTCCGGTAGGCGGAACTCCTGGTAGTAGAAGCTATTGCCGGGTGTAATCGACGCCGTTACGACGTTTTGATCGATCACAACTCCGCTATATTCGGCGCATACGTTGCTCATCACCGATTATGGTCCCGAAGTCCTCTGTCGTGTGTTATAATGCAGAGCATGGAGACAATTGATAAAGCCAAAGAGCAACTTGCAGCACAAGTGAAGGTGCTCAAACTAGAGCCCGGTGACATTCTTGTGGCAAAACTAGGAATTGCCAATATGGGCGAGGGCCTACCCCCGTGGATTCCGATGCTTGCCGAGCTTGAGTCCGTGCGTGATGATCTGTTATTGGTTGTTCCTAAGGATGTGCGAGTGCTTATTCACCACATGGGTCTTGAATTTGAAACCATACGTAACCTCTCTGAGGCAGATCGCGTTCTCGTAGAATCTTAAGTGATTCAAGGGGCAACGTTACGTCCGATACGCAGATTGCGTACCTCGGCGCTGTACGGGAATGGCAGACCTTCCGTAGGACGGGTGAACTCAAAGCGAATGAACCGCGTGTAGATCATGGCGCTCAAGGATGTGCTGATGTTCATCGTGATAAGCGACCACTGATTGATGTTCTTGGCTTCATAAGATGTGCTTTGAGTAGACGGTGCTTCACGTTCATTGACTAGAGTCACAGGAATAAACCTACGTGCTGGCGCTGCATCGAGCAAGTCATAGCTCACTGAGATTTTGAATGGCTTCTGTGATGATTCAAACGAGATGAAATTGACCGCTTGCACGGTACCGAGATCGATCTCTAAGAAGTCTGATCCCGCAAGTCGCTCTAGGGATGACCAAAAGGGTGCGGTTTCAGATGGCGCTCCTTGGATCTGAGCGAGATTCTGATAGATAGCAGGGTAGATGGAGTTGACGAGGGGTTCTGGGCCTACTTTAGTTGTCAGTGGTTCCGGAGGATTGACAGCGGCATCGATGGCTTTGAATTCCTCTCTCGGGCTCTGGAAAGTAGCGAGGAATGGATACTGCGCTTGCTGCGCAGCCGAGTAAATACCAATATGTTCATCTTTGTAGTTGTCTAGTTCTTCTAGATGTTCATTGCCTACCTCGGTGTAAGCCACTGCCGCAGCGACATTATGGAAGTTGACGTAATTAGCATGTTGTCCGTTGATCGCTACAGGAGCCTCATTCTCTATGCCTGGTTCGATCCAGGTGGTTGAACTTACAGGAGGCCACGGCAGACCCCTCTTACCTGTCACGTAGCGTAGAACTTCAATGAATTCTGAATCAGCAAAGGAGGCGTTAGGGATCTGACGCTTAGTTAGACCAGGAGCTTTGCCCGGTGTGAGGATACAAGTAACAGGCTTGATATTGTCAATAGCGACCTGGGCAAAATACCAATCTTCCGTTGGGATCACGGCTTCCTCGCCGTCTGCGGAGACTCCTACTTGATCGACAGCTACTTCGATCTCAATTAGATGCCCTTCGTTATCGGCGAGAGAGTTTTGTGTGATTAGGAACTGTGGCATTGGCTTATCAGCCAGTTCATTGGTGAAACTAATAACAAGGGGGTTGCCAGGGAAAGGGCCACCTGTGACAGATACGTTTCGATTACCAATAACTGGAAGAGCTTCCAGCGCGAGTGTGAGTTCTTCGAAGTCAACGTTAAAGGGTAGTGCATACGTCGTACTGGTGTTCTGAATTTCTTCGCCTTTTCGACCTGGACCTAAAGGCATAGTGAGCTTGAACGTGCCCGTGATAGCATTGCCTTCCTCGATCGAGATCGTTTGCTGTGCGCTTTGTGGATGTTCCTGGCGTGGTAAGAGGATGATCTCTTCCGTTGATTTAGTCAGGCCGATCGGTTCGATGCCGAGAGGGTCGTCAGAGAAACCGTCATATAGGCTATGATAGTTCTCTACGATTTCGACTGCACGATTAAGAGCCGACTTGGCTGCCAGAGTAATACCAAGTAATGTGCCACCAGCACGCACAGCCTTGAGGTAGTTAATCGCTCGGTTCTTGTAGGACGAATCCGATTCCTGGATTTTCTCCCACTGTTCATTGCTTAAGAGCCCTTCAGTGTCGTCGGTGTATGTCTCAAATGCTAGGCGGGCGAAGGAGAATGGTTCTGCGTAGAAGGCGTCTAGTTCGGTAGTGCGCAGGCCATTGGCTTCGATGTTTAAGCGAGCTTCGAGGAAGTTCTGCTTGAGGGTCCCCACGCCAGCCGGACCCAGTAGCGTGTACATGAGCGCAACCAGATTCGAGTCGAGCGACTTGTTGTACAGCGTTTCAGGGAAAGCATCGAGATAACTGATAGGGTGTTTCGGGCCTCCTAATGGCTCGATGAAGACCTGCTGGTTGATGACAGTCGTGATGTCCGGTGTTTCGACCGTTGTGCCAAGAGGTTCAGACATTATGCCTTCTCTAGTGCGAAAGGACAGTCCGCCATCGTGTGTGTGTCTGAGATGTAGACATAGGTACTCCAGCCTTCGCGGGTCTGCTTGCCGATGTCGGGGTCATCCAACTGTGTGCGTCGAATGAGACGATCAGGTCCAGCGCTAAGCGGATCGGTAGCGATCAGATCGATATGTGTTGAATCAATCATGGTTTAAGCCTTCTCCCACACGTTCTGCGCTCGTGACTTGATGATTAGGCCAGGTACGGTATCTCCTTCCTGCGTTCCGGTTGGCAGCGCGGGCAACTCGTCATCACGCAGGAAGAAGTCAGAATCAAAGGTATATTCACCGCCAGCAAATGGTTTGTCTGCTGGGGCGAGTGGGTAGAATACGGTCGGAAGTGCCTTCAAAGGAGCACCACTTTGTTTACCCACTTTCTGGTATTCAATACGGAAAGATCGAATAGATTCAGTTACGTTCGTAGATACCCTGATATCCTCGCTCACTTTTACCGTTTCAGGACTTATGACTTTATTGATCTGTGCTTCAAGAATTGCGGCGGTGGTGCCTTCTTCAATTGGTTTGATTTCTTCAGTTTTTTCTGCTCCGGCTGGACCATACACAAGCTGATAAGCACCGCGTTCTGGATGACCCACAATATAAAGAGCTTGAATCTCCTTTTCAGTTTTATTACCCCATCGAATACGATCGAGAGTGACGCCCTCTAGAGGCTTACCATTGATGTCAGTTTGCCATACGCGAATGAGATTCGGATCATTCGGTACATCATTTGACCAGCGCACGTTCTGTACCCCGGCGACATTATGGATCTGCTGAAGTAAATCAGAGAGCCGGATGACGCTACCAAAGAACTGATCAGCAAAGAACGTTTCGATAGCTTCATGGATCGCGTTGTTGACAGTAGATGGAGTAGCCTGTGGCGCATAGACTACAGTGATGTCAAGCTTGAAGTAACGAACGCGCGCCTTGTGCGCAAGCAAATCTGTGGTGACTTGCCTGCTGGCCTCTAGAGCGGCTTGTAAATCTTCGATGTTCTGATCGTAGAAATATGGCTCGACTTCAACTGTTTCCGGGCTTTCCAGTTCGCTAAATCGCTTACCCGTGTATTCAGGCTCTTCTTTTCCTGGGTTTGGAATACCTTCTTCGGGTTTACCCAAGTCAGCAGGAATTGTAGCGCTCCACTCAATGCCATCTCGTGCTCTGATTGTACCGCCATAACCCGAGACATCATGTACAAGCCAATAGTGATGTCCCCGGTAGTATTTATTTTCACCAATTGTGATCTGCGCTGGGATACCTAGCACGGGCAATGCAAATAGCGTTGTGAGAATATTACCTTCAAGCGGTCGCTTGGTTGGTTCTCCATCTCGTCGGTAGTTCTCGTAGTAGTACATACTCGTCGGGTTATCTACGAACGCCTGTGAGTTGCCCGCTAATGGTGCTGTGAAAATCGTGGATGTGGACTGTTCGTTTGTACCGTCAATGTAGACATCGACTGCATTAGTGACATTGTGCAAAATACTATTGCGTGATGCCAAAGACGTGTAGGCATATTCGAAGAGAATAACGTCATTTGGCGATAAAGCCTGAATGGCTTCTTCGCTGCCAAGGTAGACATTGGTAAAGGTAACGTTTGGCTGATTTTTACCAGTGATGTTAGTGCGCGGGTCTACACCCACACCATCGATCATGGCACGCAGCGTGTCACCTTGGAGCAATGGAGGGTAGTTAAAGTTGAAGTCCACACCTTCACGGAAGAAGAATTTACTGATACCAGATGTGGTATCGGAGATGAAGACTGGAAGCCCTTTCCAAATTTCCTTGGCAAACGGATTCGTGGATAGGGCGGTTGTCCATTTAGTGACGAGCGTTTCGTAGTATGGTTTCCATTCACCGACAAATACCCAGCCACCTTCAACGGTGCTAGCAAGTGCTTTGGAGACGACGATTTCTGTAGGTGATTTGATTTCTGCGATAGTACCGGAAACTGCCAAGATTGGACTATCTTCAGATTTGAAGACCTCAACTGGGTCGCCTACTTTGATCCCTATAGTAGATGGAATCGTGACAACATTACTGCCATTTACACCAGAGCCACGTACCATAAGCGGGTATGGATATCCACCATAAGATTCCCCTCCACCAAAGGGGTAGGAGGTCTGATCTGTGCCCGCCGGTACCTGGATGTACTCTTGGTATTTGGAGATTGGCCCGATGACGTTAGCCTTGGTGCTGAAGGCAGTCGCTACGCATAGCGCAAGGAACTGGTCTTCGGTGCCTGCGAGGTTACGGAAGACGGTGTTCTTAAAGCGCGTCTTGAGGCTATTGTCATCTTCCTGATCGTTACCTCCGGTAGTAGCCGCAGGATTCGTAACAGATGTGATTCCCAGAACAGGCGCAAACGACATAATCGTGATTGCTTCGGCTGGCACATCACCAATCGAACCAGGAGTTTTTGCCTTGATCGGAACAAGCCCTGTTTCAGATTCTCCTACATGCAGGGTGATTGTTGAAGTTGTAACGAATTCGGGTAGGATACCATCGGTAGCTGTCGAAATATGAGACTTTAGAATCACTCCGGACGGGATAACGATATTCACCGTAGCGGGGGTATTGCGTTTGAACTTGACGAAGCCTGTGGCTAGGGTTGCTTTTTGCCGTTCGAAACCAAAGAGCGACATGAAATTAGTAAGATTCGAACCGAACTTACTATCCACATTGAGCGCTTCTTGAAGTCCCACGAGATCAATAGAGTTTTCAGCGATGGCTCCCGATACCGTATCGAAGACAAGACGCTCAGGGGTGCCTACTTCGGCAGAGATGGTAGGCTTGAGCAGACGAATCTGCGCAACCATCTGTTCTGCTATCTGGGTTTGAGTTAGAACGGGCATTATGCACTCACCGGGATACTTATTTCGATAGTGTCATTGCCGATTTCAAGGGAAAGATTGCAGAGCAAGTGGTCTTCGGCGGAAACGAAGTTGAGGCTAACAACCCGGAGTAGAATCTCCTCGGGGGTTAACGTAGGCTTGCCGAATTTGATTGCGTCGTCTTCGTTTCGTGCGATTTGCTGAGCCTGATAGTTTTGGCAGATACGTAGTAGCTCAGAGCGTACAACAGCAGCGGCGTGATTAAAATCTCTTGTGCCGATGACGGTGGTTTCTGGGTTGATTAGGTCTTCCTCTAAGATCGAACCAAATTCTGGGTGAAGTTCCTCGAATCCGAGTGGTGTCAAAATGGCACACACGAGATCCTGTTGTAGCTTAGCCGCGTTTACAACGGTACCCAAAGAGGTTCCGCTCAATCCAAGATCGCCATTTTTGAGTTCAAGTGAGAAGGACATTCGTCTATTACTATACCGTTATGCGCTAGGGAAGAATGCGTATGCAACAGATTTCAATTCTTCCGTACCGGCGGCTTTGACCTCCCATGTGGTTTCCTTAGGGATGATGAATGTCATTGGTACAACCGAGCCGTGGTATTCGATTTCCGCCACTTCCGTTCCTCCAATGAAGACATGCGAAGGGTTCTGTTCTTTAGTGGAGATGATGGCTAGCGTGATGAACTGGTTACTAGGCGTATACGCTGTGTTATAGAAGAATTTTCCTGATGGTTTGAAGTATTTTTCGATTCCAAAGATGTTACTTTGTATTCTAGTGAGCTTACCATTTTCGTTTAGTAAAAGTCGCCCACTCGATGCGCTGATAATAGCGTCCCCAGGTTCAGCTACAATCGATTGGGGAACAAATAGTTCCCACGGAGCACCTGGATCAGTAGGCTTAACACATAATTTCGGTTCGATTATCCATACAAATTCATCAGATACTTCGCCCCCTTTCCCTTTGACTGTAATTTTGACTGTAAAATGTCCGACATGTTTTGGGGTTCCGGTAATTTTTCCTGTGGAGGAATTGATAGACAGTCCTTCGGGCAACCCGGTGGCTTGGTATTCTTCTGTATTGGTGGCCACGATTGTCAGTGAAACCGTTTCGCCTACATGATTGTCTTGAGTCCCTGGATTTGTCAAAACGGGTGGTTCTTTAGACGGAGCCGAAAGAGCAAGTAATTCTGGTGTTTTGCCTTCGAGGATAGATCCTAATGACAACCATTCCGGTTCTTCAATTTTAGTGGCAATTGATATACGAGCAATATATCCTTTTTTGGGTCCTTCGCGCCAACAGAGACAATAAAGATAGGTGGAGTCGATAGAGATCCCATGTGTTTCGCCTATTGTTTCAAACCATTCTTCTGGTTCAGTCCCGTCGATCTTAGCGCGAAAAATAAATCCTTCACCTGTATTGACGTAAATGTGTGTTGAATCAAGAACAATCTGTTCGGGGGTTCTTGTGAGTTTAATCCATTCTACTTCAACTTCAGTCCCATCAAGCTTCGCGCGACCGATGGCCTCATTGAATCCTTTAGGTCTGCCGATCCAATAAATATGAGTGGCGTCAACAGTGATGCCCCTGATTTTATTTTGATTTTCAGTAACTACAAGTTTTTCAGTTTTTTCAGTACCATCGAGGTTGGCACGTCCAATTTCGTTAGATGATCCTTCTCCCGATTGCGTTTTAGCCCAATAGATATGAGTTTCATCGACGGTGATTTGAACTTCATAACCTGATTTCCCGGCCCATGTGATCCATTCTTTTTCAACTCCAGTCCCATCAAGCTTCGCGCGATTGATTGAAGGAGTTGGCGAACCACCAATTTGATTACTGGACCAATAAATATGAGTAGCACTTGTGGCGATACTCGTAACCCGTTCAGTGAGTGCTTTGATAAATTCGAATTCGGGTGCTGTTGGACCAGGATATAACGAACGTGACAACTCACCTTTGAGTTCACTAAATTGCTCCCAGAAATAGAAATATTGACTCATGATGTCTTCTTGTAAAATTTGTTTGATTCTTCAGGGTATTCTACGATGGTCCCTTTAGCATATGCTTGATCGCATTCGAAAATAGGATATGGATTCGGGACACTCTGAGGCTCATAAATACTGTCCAAATACCACGATCCATTTTCTTCACTTACCATCCATCTCTCGCCAGGAATAGGCCAACGAAATGTAGGAGTATAATTATAGGCATTGATGGTGATAACCTCACCATTTCTTGTTTCAGCTTCGATCAGACGTGTAGCTGGATTACAAGTGATGATCTTGACTCCGCGTTTTGGTTGTATATTTACGTGATTACTTAACATTAGAACGGAGTTTTCTGTAGTGCATTATTTCCACCAAAGGCTTTGCTATTTTCAGCATTCGTTTTTAGATTTGTCTTGATTGGAATAGCTGGGCGTTGTGGAGGCGCAGTAGCTTTTGCCTTTGTTTCATCACGTAGCGGCTCGATCAAAGCATCTACCATATTCGGGGGAAGTATTTGGGTATTGGTGGTCGGTTCTCCATTAACGTAGAGAACTGATGGCGCTGTAAGCTGAGCGACTGTTTGGTATCCGTTGGTAGTGTCCCAAGTGTGCGTGACCGATTCGATGAACATCTGCATACCATGCTCAGGGAAGCCCACCTTGCCACCGGGGAATAACTCGGGCATAAAGGTGAAAGTAAATGGCGTTTCAAATTGTCGGGACCAACCAAGGAGAAACTGCTGGTAGGCAAGTAGGCACTCATAGATCGTGCTAGTGACCAGAGGGTATTCCTCCTTGAGCACGCGCGGACCATACCGTCGGAGGAATTCAACTGCCTCCTTACTGTTCATCAAAGCGGATACGCCTGGACGCTTTTGATTAATTTTTTCTTGTTCGGTATTGTACAGGATGCCTTCGGAGTCCATCGCTTCGAAGATCGTCATGACTCCGGCCTTCTGCTCAATCACTAGAGGGTTGCTTGTTGGGCTAGCGGGATAGATGGGGTTGCCGAGAGAGAAGACATGTGTGACGAGATTATTATCGCTTAGATCGATTCCTCCATCGATGATCTCAATGTCGTAAATGAGCCAGTACGCATCGTGGTGACCGAATTCACCGAAATAGTCTGGGTAGAATGCGTAGAAGTCTCCGTTCGGTAGCGACTGGAAGCTGCGCAATGAAGCCTGGCAGACCTGCTGAACGAAGTTCATGAGTTTCTGCGAATTCATGAGCGCCTTCTGCCCACCAAAGATTTGAGCCTCGGCACGTTCGATGGCTCCAGGCAAGCTGATGTTCGAGGCGAATGCTGCTGCCGTAGCTTGACTCAGGATAGAATTTGTAGGTGATCCTGAGCCTTCTTCTCCTTTGGCCTTCCCTTCGGTTTCCCCTTCCGTACCAGCAAGAGCCGGAGGAGGTTTTCCCGTGTATGGTTCTTCGAGTTGTTTGGTGCTCAGGTGCATCGATTCATAAGAGCCGCTTGCAGAAGGCCATTCGCTTTCATGTTCGCCGCCCCATCCTGCACCTCCTTTAGAATTCTTGTTCCATCCAGTGCTGAAGTAACGACCATTGATGGTCATCCACTCGTGTTTAGAGTTCCAATAAATCGTGACCCCTTTACCCTTGGGACCTGGACCCGGTTCGCCGATGTGGCCATAAATATGACCCATTTCACCAGAAGTACCGAAAGATGATCCTGTAGGTACAAATCCTCCGGCAGCGAGTACAGCTAAAACAGAACCGGAACAATCGAAACCATTGACTAGAGATCCCCCTGACTCGTGTTCGGTACCCATGCTGGGTGTACCGACATGTGGATGTCCTCCGCCGAGTGCATACGGGTATTCCCTGTTGCTAATTTCTGAGGCGCGAGAGTCCATGGCGTCGAACCGGGTCCTTTGACCATTGCCACCCTTGCCTTTGGTTTCCTGCGAATTGCGTTGTGTTTCTTCTGGATTTTCTTCACCAAGACCTTCTTTGAGCGGGGGTTTAGATGTGGGCGGGTACTGTGAAATGAGACGCTTAGCTTTAGCAAGGTTGGCAGCCCAGTCTTCCTTGTAAGCTTCTTTGCCTGGCTGTTGTGTCTGGACTGCCCATTCTTCCCAGTTGCCTTCGATCTTGAGATTGGGTTTTTCGACGGAGCGCATGACCGCAGCCTTACAAAATGCTTCAGTCGCCTTAGCAGTGTCGCGTGCGTCCTCTGGGTAATGGACTTTGATGCCAGGGTAAGGTTCGCCCGATGTGAATTGAAACCAACCCGTAGCTTTAGCGCTATTGAACGATGTGATCTCCTTCTGGTTAAAACTACACTCGCTCAACGATGTGCCAACAACAAATTCAGGTGGTAGATTGTGACGAGTTGCGATTTCGTTCATCGTTTCCACAACCTCCTTGACATTGGTTAAATTACCAGTTGGTTGGTTTTTACCTTCACCTCCGCCTGGTCCTCCCCCTTTTCCATGAGAACTAATCCCGATTGCTGCGGCCCAGAATAGGTTGATCTCTTCCTGCGCCTTTTTATCATTTTGTTCGAAATCATTCCATAGCCTGTTAATTAACTTAGGTACCGAGGCAGGTACGTCCTCGATCCAAATCTTCTCATCTTGCCAATCGCCGATGAAAAAGAGGATGGCCCAAAGTAGATTGGCAAATGAGCCATCATTGGTCGCGTATTGCCCACCTTTTTCAACACCAAAGGGAACACCGTTTGGACTATTCTTGAATCCTTCTTGACCTGCCTTCGCTGCCCATTTGTCTGCCAGTTCAGTGCCCTGTCCACCTTCGATCCCCCCGGTGGTAGGACCGATGACCTCGCCTTCAGCACCTTTAGTTGGATTCCAACCGAAGTGTTCAAGTAGACTGAGTGTATACGGCTGTGCAAGCTGGTACCAGGTGTAAAGGAGTTTCTTTAGTGTGCAGGATGCTTCAAGCGTAATTGGCCCTGGACGCATTTGATAATACGGAGACTTATCTATAAAGCCAGTAAAGACCTGCACAGGATGACCTGGTGTACGCTCCAGGAAAATTGTGATCGGGTCCATTGGATGAAATGCTACTTCGCCGGGCCGAGTAAAGATTCGATCTGGATTGCGAAGTGTAAGCTTGGCCGTTGATACTTGATTGATCAATCGATTAATCTCACCGCCAATCACATAGTCTGTCAGGTCCATAATTTCTTCGCGTGTGTTCTTCACAAAGGCATAACACTTGGGTGAATAGACTAGCCTCTGAGCCATTAGAAGCCACCTGCTCCAGGGAGTTTTGAAACGAGTTCAACTTTGGGTGTTGGGGATGGTTCTGGTGTCGGCGATGGTTGACTTTTAGGCTTAGAATTAGTAGCCGTTTCTTGCTTGCGATAGGTCGGTTGATAAGGTGTTGTAAGACCTTCGAGAATGCTGACCCAACTTGACTGTTCGTTTTCAAACACACTCGCTGCAATATCCTCATAGATTCCATCAAACGATTGTGAGATAGCGAAGTTAAAACTAAAGACCGGAGCGTATTCACCTTTCTTGTACTTTCGTTCGATACGAGGGATAAATCCTTGTGCGCAGGTGCGTTTGTGTGGACCCCTCATGATTGGGTTATTGACTCTGATGCCCCCGCCCTTGACCTCTAGCTGGGTGGTGTTGTTGGCAGCATTACCTACGGCCTTCTTCTGGGCTTGGTGAACAAACTCAACTAGGACTCCATAATCTCCTTGATCGAGGCATTGAGCCTTGACTTTGAGTGACGGCAACACGATATTGTGTGCATAGAAATCGCGTGTGTAACGACCCTGAGAGGTAGTGCCACTAATACCTACGTCTAGACTCAATTCCAAGACGAAGAAAAGGACCTTTGAAACTCCATCACAAAGCACTCCGTCGGCGCGTGAGAAAGCTGCGGTACGACGGCTTTCGCTGATGCGTGTTGCGCGAATATCGTACGCTTGCTCAGTCTCGGGCACCACGCCAGCCCAAGACGTGGGTACATAAATTGGCAACGAAGCGCTGTTGAATTCGGCGGGCATTCTATCGATTAAGCTACGTTGCCTTCTATTTGTTGCTTTTGATCTTGGAGCCCGGCAGCGTCGTCTTGACGGTTTCTCCAGCACCTTCGTTACCGAAGTTCGGCTTGGCCCCCACTGCCGTCTCCGTTTGAAAGAAAGTTTCATTAAGATAGGACGGCAACAGAGAGTTGTAGTAGTCGCCAATCTTAGTAACACCTTGTGCCGCCTTCTTGGCAGTGTCTTCCACGAACTTATCGCCGAGAAACGTGCCTGGTGCGATAAATGGATTCTGAGCAGGATCGCCAGACTCCGGAGAGATAACACCTTTAAGTGAAAACTGTTCTTTATTGACGAGTTCTTGAACGATGAGATTTTGAAGCTTGCTGACATCTGGTGTCTTGTCAACGACATGTGCTTTCATTTGCCATTTGGGCGCTACCGTCTCAGTGGCGTACATAAAGCCAGGGGCTTGGAGTGGTTGAATTTCAAAACGCCATCCACGATGTGCATACTCCATGATCATCGGCACCTGTGAGAATTTATCTGCACTGGCAGCAGCACTTCCTTGTGTGGCTATTGTAAAGTACTCCATGAAGAAGCCGTAAATTTCCTCCACGTCTTCATATTGTTGAACAGTACCTTCGATGGTTATATCATCAATGTAAACGCTGAGAATCTGTACGACTTCACCGCCGTAAGTGGGAAATTCAGCAACATTTAGAGCATAGCTCCATCCGATTTCATCTGCACCTGTGGTTATTATTAGAGGTTTGCCACCATTTACTAATTCATGATGAAAGAGCAATTGTGTAGCAGACATTAGTGACCCCCAGTCGGTTCATTGCGCTGGGCCTTTTCAGATGCCCTTAGCATTGATGCGTTTAGAGGAATTTCGCCTGCGGAATTTGGCTGTGCGGCCTTGCTAGCTGTTGAGGTACCGCCCGCATTCTGTTCAGCATTTGCATTAGCAGATGGGAACTTCAACTTAAAGAATGCCTTAGCTGGTCCGGCTAATTCAATTTTAGCATTTTCTTCGTTTTGCTTTTCGATACTCACCTTATTGAGATTTTCAAGTGCTTTCGAGATATCTCCTGATTGCTTCCATAGGTCGTCCTTTTTGATCTTCGACAGTTCCTCTGGTTTCAACCCTGCTGCTGAAGCTGTGGCATATAGACCTTTGGACCCTCCCAATTCCTTTTCAATCAAACCCCTCTGATGTTGATTGAGTGCACCAGACTTTGCAGCAGTATCACCTGCCGACTGAAGAGCTTTTTTGAGTGAATCCCTTTCTTCGTGGATGGTGTCTCTAATTTGTTCGGCCATCGCTGGATAACCTTCTGATTCTTGCTTCTTAGCTTCGCCTTCCAGTTTGGCGATATGAGCTTCCTTCCCGTGCCCAATGGCTATAGCCCGGTGAGCCTTAGCACCCTGGGTAGAATGATACTTGTTCCAGTTTTCCATTTCATAACGATGCTTTTGGATGGTTGACGCCTCTCCCATTCCTCCTTGAACAGCTTCGAGTTTAGGACCGATTTCTTTCAGCCGTTTAGCTTGTTCAGCAGTAATGCTCGGTTCGAGCATGTGAATATAGCCGCCTTCCTTTTCGGCGGCCGTCTCAGTTACTTCCCATTTGCCCGTGACCTTATTCAGGTTACGTGTATCCGACTGCTTTGGTACGTAGCCCGAGACTTTCTTGACGGTTTCCCAAGCATTGAGCGCAGCGGCGTTGCCAGACATTCCTTGGATCTCCCAAGGCATTATCCCTTTAGAAAGTGCCTGGACTTGACCAAACTGTCCTTCATTGATCCCTTGAACAAGAAGCGGATTCATTTTGGTGGACTTTGCGATTTCACCATATGCGGTGAGCCCGTGGATCATAGTCGATCCTCCTGAGACGCTCTTGGCCATGAACTCCTGAGCTTTGACCGCTTCGGCTTCAAGTGTTTGGTGGGTCATCTTCGCAGTTTCCGCTAGCTGTTCGATACCTTGTGTTAGTTCACCGATATTACCTGAACCCAACTTGAGTGCACTAGTAAATTCAGCAAGGACCTCGGGATTTTTGAACCCCTTCTTCATAAGTGGTTCCATAGCTAATGCCAAATTCTCTTGTTCGCCACCTACCGTAAGTCCTAACATACCTCCGCTACGTTGGTTAGACCAACCTTGCTGACCCAAAGCTTGACGTAGAGAATTGGCTTCTCCGATGCCAATACCTGTTCCTCCGATGGCTGCTTCGGCAGCATTGGTTATTGTGCCCAAACCCTGTTTACCAGCCGGACTTGTGAAAGCGGCTATCGGGTTAGGAATGCCGAAGTAGTGACTTGCGCCAAGTAAGCCGCCGCCCAAACCTTCTCCCTGCGGCGAATAACCCAAAGATGCGCCTGCGTTTGATGCACCAAAGCCTATATCCATGAGAGGACGCAAAGCGCGCTGATGCAGAATGTTTAATGGAACAGCGGCTTCAGAAAGACTTGCAAATTTACCTGAAATTTGCCCTGCTGCCATTGAACCCTGACCTGCGAGCCATTGACCTGCGTCCATAGGCGAGCGGCCTGCTTCTTGCTCGCCTTCGGCATATTGACCGTATTTTTTGATCGCAAATTTCCCAGATACCTGCGACGCCAATTTGAGGACTGTATCCAACTGCCAATCACCGAACTGCGGGATACGGATTTGTTCTTCCTCAAGCCTTTGGGCTTCGACGTTTGTCTTACCTGCGATGGGGCTCGGGCCTCTACCTGGACCTGTAGAGGTGCTCAGCGACGTGCCTGGACGAAGCGCAGGGCCACCTGTTGATTCATCCCACTGGGTGCGTGGTTCCCCGGCAAGGGATGCATCAGGACCTAACCTTCCTGGCTCGCTTGTACCAATACGCCCTCCGGGGCCAGCTTGCGAAATGAATTTGCGAATGGTGTCTGATGGTTCAAGTGCTTCTAGACCATTATCAGCCGCTAGTTTCTTCTGAGCAAGGGCCAACTCCATTGTGGGTGCGGCAAGTGCCTCGACGTGACGGTCGAGGCTTTCGAGCGCCTGCTGAAGCTTTTCAGACGCAACCCGTTGCATACGGACGGGATCGAGATCATCTCCTGTAGCCATGCTACTGATTACGCTGCGTTCGACTCTATTCTCTCAAGCTAGACTTATGCTGCATGATCTGCTATACTACGTATATGAGCTATCCGGGACTTATCTTCGTTTGGACGATTATGGTGCTGTTGGTTTGGGGATCGGGGTGGTGTGTCCTCATGACCGGCCGCGCGGGCAATGGAGCCAAAGACAAAGGAATCGAGGGGTTCTACCGTAGGCTCTTACGTTCGTGGGCAGCCTTGTGGGTTGCGGTATGGTTGGTCCTGAGCATTGCTAGCCTCGCTTAGGCAGGCGCGGGAGCATAGCCATCGCCCTCCCATTCACGGATCATCTCCTCGAAATCCTCCTCAGAAGTTGGGTAGCGGATGATCGTACCGGGACCCTCAGGCACCAAATCTTTGCCGTATAGCTCCTTCCACATATCGGGGTTGGAGATGAACATCGAGCGTTCAAGATCGACTTGATCGTTGTCTTTCTCGATTCGATTTTCCTCGTCATGCAGACACATGACAAGCTCAGCTTGAAGATCGTTTAGAGCGGGGTATCCGAATTGATCACTGCGCCCAAAGTATCCGGCACGATCAAGGAATCGGGCAAGGGCGGCGAAGGGACCCGGTTCCTCTCGGAGAAATCCTGTAACTCTCGAATGCCATCAAGGGCTTCCTGCTCCAATTCGAGATAGCGAGCGTAAAGAAACGAGAGCGTGGGCTGATACCACTTTTGCGTGACATAATTCAACCGTGCTTTAGCGAAGCTATCTAGATCAGGACCAGCCTTAGGACAAAACTCGCTCTCCCCGTCCACGGACGAAAGGCTTAGTCCGACTTGCGCATTCGCCCAGACCTCACCCTCAGAAATGGTGCCGCGCCACGGGTGGATCGCGATTGATACCGCAGCCTTCTCAGAAGGATAAAGTGTACGTAGCGAAAACCTATGTCCACAGAACTCGACCTCTTTCTCTATGTGGCCAAGAAACGTGAGTCCACGAACAGCAAGTCGTATCTGATCTGAGAAGAGTGAGAACGGATCGACGCGCGAGTCCTCTGGGGGTGCTGCTTGATCTGACATAATACCTCCTGTGCCCTTTCAAGGGCCTTGACTAACTTACAGCGGATTGTCGCGGACCTTGAATGCGAGCGATGGGTTACCGTTACGGGTTACATAGCGGAAGTTCACTGTGATCTGCTTCAACACTTCCATTGTTCCGATGGCAATTTGCTCGCCGTCCTGCACATTGGTGATAACGCACCCGTGGTACTCCTCCGTATATGGAGTGATCGGAGAACCCGCAGGTCCCGAAGCTCCAAGCGGACGGATGATCTTAACGATTTGAGTCTTTGCCGGTTCAGATTGAGCCTGGCGAATGAAGATGTCTACGATGTCAACTGCGCCCATGAAGATTCCGCCGTTGTTCGGGCCAGTTAGTTTGAAATTGGTGCTCTGGTTTTCGGGAGTTTCGGAACCAAAGGGACCATTCTTGGCACCAAGGCTTAGCCCTAGGCGATCCCAGACCTTGGACGCTGTTCCGCCGCTACCGAATAGCTCAAACATGTTGAGTACGATCTGACCCGGCCCTGCTGCGGCAGGTGTGATGATCTCGATGGGGTAGGGCTCATCCAATGGCTGGATGGCTGACATGCCTCCACCGACCGGCTGAGGGGATGTATAGGATGCCTGCTGGCAGAACGTAATGGGTTGACCACCGAACGTGAAGATCGTGAAGCCTGAACCACCTACGCGGACTCTTGAAGTGAATGTCGGATCTGTAGACGCCATTAGCTATTACCCGAGCGATCCGTTCTGTGAATTTTCAGTAATCGTGACGGTGTTGCTTGAAAGGTCGAGCGCGAACACGATATCGATGTAGTTGAGAGTGAAGGCTGGGCGATATGAGTAGCTCGCTGTAATAGTGGTTGGTTCGAGTGATGCGATCTGTACGACAGGGGTCTTGAAGTCCACGAGGTCGCCTGCTGACTGGAGTGCACTGAGTACACCAACGATGGCAGAACGTACAATGATTGGCGAGTTACCATCAGCGATGATCTGACCGATGATCTGGTTTTCGAGCGTCTCTTTGACGGATTCAACCATCAAGAACTTGGCACGAACCACCGATACCTCAGAGCGAGATGCACCATGGCCGGTGTCGAGTGAAATCGCGTGGCGACACTGGATTTGCCCACTTCGGACCTGCTCAATGACCATGAGCCCTTCGCCACCGTCTTCGTTCTTCTGTGCTGGAGTCCTGAGATCGCGGACTTTAGTGAAGCCGGTAATACCCTTGCGAGTTAGTGACGAAGCAACTGGACGAGAGGCTAGCGCTCCCGCCACTGCTGCGGCCATGTACTGGCCTCCAATGTTGGCTTCGCCTCCTTCGGGGAGGGAGATGCTGAAGTTACCACCGTTGATCAAGATGTTCTGTGCCGCAAGCTTGCCTCCGGCGTACGCGCGAACATTACGGGCATGCGACCAGAGGGTTGTCTCTAGAGCTTCTCCGGTAGTAGAATCCTCACCAAAGACTCCGTAGATGAACTGCTCTTCGACCTCTCGATATTGCTCGTAACCGAGTACGGCGCTGATGATCGAGTTCATCGAGCCATCTTTGACTTCTTTCTGCGCCTGACCAACGACGGGCACAATGAGATCAATAGCTTCAACTAGGTTGAGGGCTTTGAGAGTGCCTTCCCATGTTTTCGCTTCAGAGTTTTGTTTCGCAGTTGGCTGTTCTGCGTTGATGATAAAACCGTTTGCGTTGTATTCTGGTTCTGTGCCGCTGCTCAGAGCGAAGAGCGGCTGAAGAATGAGATTACCTGCGCCGCTTTCGAATGCCTTCTGCGCAGCAAGGCTGAGCGGCGATGTATATTCACCTTGTCCGTTCTTTTCAAGTGCATTTCCAAAGCGATTCTGGACTTCATTAAAGTTGAAGAGACGGATCGGATTGTAATAACCCGCCGGAACGTAGGTGTAGGTTACATTGACAAGCTGGTTGGCTTTGATCAGACCGCCATTAATGCGTATGACGGCACCGATTTCTTTGTCCACTTTGTATGCGCCAACGCCTTCTTTGTATTCCTTGAAGCCCTTACCTTCATTTTCACCTTCGGCAGGATTCGTTGCGCTGTAGACTGAAACAACCGATTCAAGTTTTGATCCAGGGAGAGAAGCCAAGAACGGAAGCGGTGTCGGTTCCAGTTCGAAGACGAGTGTAGTTTCTTCGGTTTTCGTTGCTTCTAGACTGAGTTCGACTTCGGTTTCGCTAGGAACAGCGGTGACTGTGGTTTTTGCAGGAATACCTGAACCAGTTACAGTCGAACCGACTGAGATCAATTCTTTGGCTTTTTCAAGCCCGGTGACGGTTTTCGATGCAGATTTGATTTTTGCTTTTTTGGCTTCATATGCTCCGCCACCCAAACGTACTTGATCAGTTCGTGTTTGGTGACCTAGAGTTAGGCCAACAAGCACCACTTCAGAGGATGAAGAAATGAGCGGGACAACCTGCGGGGCGACTGCCTCCGTGATATTGACGCCAGGTGGTACGTACGGTTGAGCCATTCTATAGGTTATTGCCTAGGAGGGCGGCGATAGTAAGCTACAGCTTGCGCGGTTCGAGTTTTGCCTGGAACGTCTGTTGCGCATCAAAGGCTCGACGCCTTTCACCAAAGATGGGTGGGAAGTTATAATAGTCTTCGTTTGGTACTTTGCCTTCGGGGAATTCGTCAGGATCAACTTCACCATGCTGGCCTTCAGGTGTAGATGAAATTCCTGTCGTACTCCATGGGTAAAGCTTGACGCGCTTAACCAGACCAAGGGTGCCCTTGTGTCCTTTCGGCGTGATGCTATAGAACTCACCAATGATCGGGACACGATACTCTGCACGATAGACCCAGGTATCCTCTGGCATCCATGGTGCGATTTCCTCGCGGTCGCCGTAACCTGAGAGTAAATCAGTATTGACAGCGATGAAATGCCAATCTGAGTAGGGGCTGAGCCCGATCGTGTCATAGATACGTTCCTGAAAAGACTTACCCTCTTCCCCAACGACGCCCATTTGTACGACTTCAACTAGGGCATCAGCTATCTTGTCACGGTCAGGAGAGTTGAGGCCATAAATCTCTAGCGCCACATCGCCATGGTAGATACTGTGATGATACTCAATGAACTTTTCGTTAATACTGAGTTCGCCTCGAAGCGATAGAGTTGTTTCACGAGTTTCAAATGCGTTCTTATTGATCAAAACACTAGACTCGCTGGTAATCCTAATGACGATAGCATTTTTCGGTATGCCATTACCTTTGACTTCAGTGATTCCTGGAAAGAGATCCTGAGTTGTAGCGAGCCCAGTGATTTCACCAGAGCCTTCTGTAATATGGCCGGTGCCTTTGAGTTCAATTACATCGGTTTCAGGACCCCACTCCATATGTCCGACACCTGCGTTCTTAAGTTGCTGCTCGTAGAACTTAACGACAATAGACGGAAAGTTGGCGCGCGTTGTTTGGTAGTCCGGACCGATTTTCGTTTTATGCAAGGTCGGGTCTTCGTAAAGTTCAAAACCGTTCTGGAGCGCCTCAGTTATCGTGCGCTTCAGGAAAGTCTTATACTGAAGTGTCTGTTGTGCGAGGTACCTCGGTTTGACGGTACGTGGATTAGGGACGACTGATTGTTGATCCTTTTGAGCCATTAGCGATCAGTCTCAACTTTGTAAATAGGATCAGTTTCCGGCACCTTATTCGCTTCACACTGCTGACCAACGAGATGACGATTGCCTCCAGCCGTCATGTTGAGTGTATCTAGCTCGCGCCGCCCATACCCATCGCGTTGAAGAGCCGCTGCTCCACGCATTGTGATTGGTGCAACCATCTTGAGTTGATAGCGCTCAAATGTCTGGAGGATATTCTCCGAGGAATTGATTTCGCAAGTGATGAGAAGATCGTTATCAGCAACTTGTGGATACCATGGAAGCTGGAGACGTGCTTGCTGTGTCCTGATGAGGGCACCCTCCTCCGTGAGCTTATATCGATCTTCTGGAGCATCAGGAAGGATGACATAGGTCAAGTAGCCAGGACCAAAGCCACGATAGAGCGGAGCGGCTTCCCATTCGGGTTCTGGTTCTTCTCGGATGATGAGTTCTGCTGGTTCTGTTTCGGTAGCAGGTTTGATCCACTCACCACGGGGAGCCTTTTCGACTGAGACGTAGCCGATACCGTAGGAAAGTTGGTCGTCATGAATCGGTTGTTGATAGATCGTGTCAAGTCCCACGCTCGGTTCTGCGATACCTTTTTCCACGTCCTCGATCGTGTACATATGCTTGATCAAGACTGGCGTTCCCATGCGGCGCATCGTTTCCAGCGAGAGACGACGACGACGCAGGATATCTTGAGGTACACCGCTATCGCCAAGATAACGGATTACATTTTTGTAGATAGGTTTGAGAAGTGCGCTCGGCATTAGATCACCGGGAGCCAGCCATAGCCATGACGCCAACACCACAGGCGACAGAGCCAATAGCCCAGGCGTCCACGGGGAGCTAGGTAGAGGCACGTTTCATCGCGAGTCACTTGCCAGCGCCCGTGATCGCACCAGAGTGCGGGTTTGATTGTTGGGCCGATGTGTTCCATCAGTCTCGACCTCTTAAAAGAACCCGCGCCCGACGTTTTGCGTACGCCATGTGCCGTTGAAAAAGAGTCGTCCAGCCTTCGAACCGACCAGAAGCGCAGAATGACCCAGGTTGAGTTCTTGACGCTTGTAGAGGCGTACCATAGAGATCCAATCTTCGCGCTCTGTTGCATATGCTGTCTGCCATGCCTGTGCGTAGCGCGTGCGATCCTCGTAAGCAATCTGTGCGCCCTGTGGCACTGGTTGCTCAATGTAAGAGCGGACCATATGCAAGAGGACCTTACACATAACACCCTTGGAGAGCAAAGGCATGAGTGGATTGATTTCGCCGTTACCAAGAGGTCGCGCGAAGTACGAGATCGAATACTGCGTCGGTGGCATTTGAACATTAATGTCGAGCAGAGCTTCGGGGATGAAGCGTTCGATTTTTTTGACATCAAAGTGAGAGAGTGTGTAATCGCGTAAGATCGGACCACCCTCTACGGAGTCGTACATGTCCTCAAATCGCAACCAGACTTCTTCAGCAACAAGCTGTGGTTCAGTTGGTGGTGGAATATTGAAAGGATCGACAACAGAGAAGTTAACCATAACCGACTTGACCTCTTGCGTGACTAACGTAAATTGTGCTTGCACGAGATATTGACCGGACTGTTCCGTGTTGGTCCATTGTAGATAGCCTTGCCCATCTTCTTCGATTTCACCAGGCCACTGGCTACCTTCGAATTCGAGTTCTATTTCTTCTGATTCGACGCCCGGTGCTTTGATGAGTGATTCGTAGTCGATTAGGATTGCCGTGCTGCTTAGGATCTTCGCCACCGTAGCTCCAGCCACAATATTGTTACCTCGTACAAGGGTCTTGCCAGGAATCAAACCTATAGTTGATGCGATCCCGCTAATTTCGAATCCTTTATTTCCTGGTACGTTTGGTTCTGGCTTATGAATGACGCCTTTGGATTTTTTGAGCGTGGCGGGATTACCAGCCAAGATTCCGTTGGGCTGCTGGATCGTGAATTCGACCCCTGCAATATCTTCCTGTGGAACAACGCCTTCGCGTTCTCGCAGAGCAGCATAAAGCTCAGCCGTATCAGAACGGTTGATAGGGTTCAACTGATAACGCACGCCGAGACTCATACAAATTATGTCTCCGTTCTGGTAAACTACAGAGCATGAATGCTGCTGAAGCACGTAAGGGGCGTCAAATAGAACAAAAACGCGCTTGGCGTGATCGGGCTCTTTCTGGAGGCTCTTGACTTTCGTGGCTATGATCTGCTAAGCTACGCATATCATCTGTTTCATGAATGAAAGGAATCGCATGCTTGACCAGCAACAGCCATATGCCGTAGGAGATTTGGTTCTCCATGATGAAGGAGAGTCCATAAGTGACTATCTGTATCATCCTGAGAGGATTCCCCAAGGCCACATTACTCAAGTAATCCCCCACACGACATATACGTATGTCCTTGATTGGAAAGACGAAGCGGCGGATACTTATGAGTATGCACACGAGAAGCTTCTTCCTCCACCACCAACTCGATAATCTCCTAAAACGTAAACTGCTTAGAACCCGCCAAGTGCGGGTTCTTTGCTATACTCATCCACATGTACAGTCACGTCGCCGTCTTTGAGCTTGACGGAACCTTCTTGGGCTACGCCGTCAAGGAGGCTAATAACCGTACTCTCCAGTCCACGCATCTCTATGCCGAGGATGAGGGCGAGGATCTTGCCAAGCGTATTGCCGAGTTGAATGAGTCGCAGACCGTCCTTGCAGCGTGGCCGGATGCTCGTGATCCAGATGTCCAAGCCCTCGTCAATGATCCATCCTTTCAGCCCATCGAGATGAGCGATGAGGAGGTTGTAGACACAGATAACAGCTATATCGTCTATCTCAAAGATGCCGAGGGAGAAGACACCTTCGAGATTGATCGAGAAGCATCAGTGCTCCAGTACAAGATTGCCCAGGTCCCCGTGCGTCCCTCAGACGTGATGGCTCGCACAAAGAAGGCTTGCGAGGTAGTTGCGCGTAGGCGCTCTAGCTGATATACTCAAAGCTATGCCAATGAGGTTCGACATACTTAGGAACCCCGAACACGGGACGTACTGGTGGAAGCTCCAAGCGCCGCCCGAGCACGGGTACATCTGCCAAAGCTCGAAGGTCGCCTACTCGACCTTCACTGAAGCCGCGCAGGATGCTCGGCGTTTTCGACGTATCATGGGTATCAAAGCTGTCGTGCCTCGTCAACTAAGCATACCTCGCAAGGCACGACTCTCATGAAGCGCACACTAGTAATCGGTGACTGCCATGGACACCTGGATCGCCTAGAAGCTTTGCTTAAGCAAGAGGATCTTCTAGATGAGTGCCCGGACAGTGGAGCCATTCGTATCAATCGTTTCGATAATGAGGTTGTGCAGCTAGGAGATCTCGGTCATTACGGAGCCGACACGCAGGCTCGTGATCGTGCGATCTGGACTCATGCGCCCGAGTGGCTCGATCAAATCATCTGGGGCAATCATGACCGTGCCATAATCGATGGTCGTCACTTCTTTGGAGGCTACCAAAAGCCATTCCCAGAGACAGTTGAAGCCATAAAGAAAGCGGTTAAGGATGGCCAGCTACAACTTTCGCATGAGGCGCATGGCTTCCTTCTCACGCACGCAGGGCTACATGCCTCTTACAAGTACAACAAGGCACCTCATGGCGACGCAGCGGCCATCTCTGCATGGCTCAATGCTCTTGAGGGAGTAGACAGCCAAGATGAAGATTTCCTTGCCATCAGAGATGCAATAAGCACCTCTAGAGGCGGTCGCTCGACCAATGGAGGGATTCTATGGCGTGATGCCTCTGAGAGCCTGTACAAGCCTGTGAGGCAAGTCTTTGGGCATTCTTCCAAGGAGAAGGTGCGCACATACCAGACCGGCAAGACAGGCGATTCCTTCTGCGTAGATGTGGGCAATCAGTTCAACGGACGCCTCGCAGCCATTTGGCTGCCCGAGGAGACGGTCGTAGAAGTCAAGCTGGATAATGACCAGGCTACTCGTGATGCCGAAGATGCAATGAGGAAGCGCCAAGAAGAGATGCGTAACGACCCTTTCTGGGCTGAGGATGGACCCTGGCGTAATCTAGTGGTCTAATGCCCCTCTACGAATATCGCTGTCCTGAATGCAGGGCTCCCTTCAATCTTCGAATTCCAATAACTGAGGTCGAGGCCAGTTTCCCGTGTCCAAGTTGCGGACATTCGGCAGATCGTGTATACTCCGCACCAGCCATCAGCTTCAAGGGCTCTGGCTTTTATAACACGGACTACAAGAATAAGAAACATCACGGAGCAAAGGACGATCACTCTACCCCGCAGGAAACCAAGGAGAAAGCTGATGCAGGTCAAAGCAGTACTCCCGACAAATCTACTTGATGGCGAGGTCCAGCTTGTGCGCTGGAGGATTCCCAAGCGCGCGATATTCCCTCTCGTCTTGCTGTTGATTGCTCTAGTTGGGATCTTCTCGCCGCTCTTCAACCTCAACGACCTCCATGGTATTCCGTCAGCTAAGCTTTATGCACAGCATATCTATTTCGATGGCATCGCTGATGCTGGAGGCTTTTACGCAGCGACGTTCTGCAAACATTGGTATCACCGTATCCCCATTGCTATCGGTATCGCGCTTGTGACTACTCTGGCGCTTGTTACACTGGTCGGATAATGATTCTTGTAGACCTGGGTATTGGCACGCTTTCATCCTTTGTCGGTAGCTTCATTGCTATTGTGGTGGTTCTCCACTGGGACCTTGAGGGTTGGTGGCAACAGAGACGGCTAGAGCATGGTAAGAAGCTTGATCAACGATCATTGGAGGCGGCTAGGAAGCATGGCTACAAAACGGGATACTAAAAAGAAATTAGAAAAGGAACGATATAAAGCAGCCGAAGATGTTTGCTGGACACTCATTCTCATGATGGCTTTTGGCGGGTTGGATCTGCCCGACATCGAGCGCGAGTGGCTTGGTGAACGCATGCAGAAGTGGTCGGATATATCCGATGAGTACGAAGCGCTAGTCGCTAAAGATCAGTCGGCTGTTGCTACGTAGACCTGTTCGATCGTAACCGTATCGATAGGCTGGTCTCTTGAGTTGCGCAGGACAGCCTTCGGACCATGCTTCGCCTCCTCGACCGCTCGCGCGGACCAGTAGCGCACATTGTCCATCAATCCGAACACGAGTCTAGAGTCCATATGAGCATTCCATTCGCGAATTTCTCTCATCTCGTCAGTCTCAACGATAGGCTCAGGCGGCTTACACCGCTTGAGTCCTACCCATATCAGTGGAAACCGCATTATGCGCTCCTAGTCGGCTCAACCGATACCGTGAGTCCCAGAACATCCTCAGGGCGACCCTGACGGCCTTTGATACGCGCAAGCTTGTCAGCTACGGCAGCCCTGGCATTATCAGTTAGAGGACCCTGTGAAATTATGGCTGGATTGCCGCCGGTTGGAACGAAGTTCAACACTTGCTCTGCTTGTTGTGGGAGTTGGTTTGGGCGTAAGATACCACCCAGCGGAGCTTTCGGCTTAGCATTCGGATCGATGTAACCGACCACGACACCCTGCTTGTTGTACTCTGTCTCAACGGTTAGCTTCTTGATGGGCTCACCCACTTCATTGGTGATCATCGCCAATGTAGTATTGCTCTTTCGGATGTTGTGAGTTTGCCCTGCTAGGACTCTCTTTGCAGTACCATCACCGATGACCTCAACACGGCCAAGGTTCTGACGAAGGATATGGTCGTTCTCGTCCCCTGGCTCAAGTGGGAATATATCGCCACGGACACCGCGAGGTTTTAGCTCGATGCGTCGAATGCCATCCTTTTGATTCTGGCGCTGTAGCCTGAGAGAGAATGGTGACGTATAAAGGTTACGTACCCATTTGGGTCCTGCGGCGTCCTCTTCGGCAATTACCTCGGCCTCAGCTTGACCGGCCTCAAGGACCGCTTCCTCGGCCTTGACCTGCTTTGCAATCCACTCTCCTACGGGCTTGGCCAGATCATCTGGGATAGGAAGGCCCAGATCCTTGAGGCTGACATATGTCTCTACCAACCGCGCCCAACGGGGGCTGTTGTAATCCAGCGTCTCTGGAGTATCGGTTTGCTTCGATGCTGCTGGTTTGCGAGCGCGCGTTTTGGTTGCTTTGCGCTTTGCGGGTGCTTTTGTTGTTGCCATCTTGGGCCTCCTTGGTGTCTATATGTGAACGGATCTTGTACTGCGGTACTTCACTCATTTATTATTACGATAGAGGGCACGCAAAATCAGGTAAGCGCAAGGGTAATAAGTGATGGCAAATATCACTCCACAGGGGCATTATCTTGGATGGAAGCGCCCACTTCCTGGTCGAGGAGCAGTTGATCTTCTTCCACCTGCTGATACAACAAATCTAACGATCCTTCCACAGGTCGATCCTCGTTCCAAGATGCCACCAGCTTTAAATCAGCTAGCACTAGGTTCATGCACAGCTAACGCTACGGCACGTTGTTTTCGTTACGACACGATTATGGACGGCAAGGATTGCGGAGAGCTTTCGCGTTTATGGATTTACTATTTCGAGCGCGCTATCGAGCATACACTTGACCAAGGAGATTGCGGAGCAGAGGGACACGATGCATTCACAGTGGCAAAACATAAGATCCCTAACGAGACTCTCTGGCCATATGACATTTCGAAGTTCGAACAGAAACCACCAAATGTCCAACCACGGGCCTACAAGTTAACAAAGCCGGTACATGCTGTTCCTCAGACCGAGGAAGCCTTCAAGCGGGTTCTATCTGCTAATCAGACCATTGCATATGGATTTACCGTATATCGCTCATTCGAGGAACAATGGGCAACGACTGGCGTTATGCCAGAACCCAATCCATCAGAAGAAGTCCTTGGGGGACACGAGAATCTCCTCTGCGGCTATCTTGAGGCATATCCTGACCATTTCCTCAGTCTCAATTCATGGGGTACAGAATGGGGTATCTTCGGCGGGTACTTCTTATTCCCTAAGGCGACGTTGCTTGATCCGAACATGGCCACTGATTTCCGTACCATTGTACGTGCATCCTGAGCAAGAACGTTTGAAGAAGCCTTGAGCTATACTGTCTGGCATGGGATACGATCCTCATGCATCAGGGCTTTTGACAGGAGGCGGGGCGCGCCGCTTCAAAGCCCGTGCCAATGTCATTAGAGGCGAGAACCTAAAGCACTTCCCAAACGTTCATATATCTGACGTGTGGTCTATCAAGAGAGAAATCCCAGACTTCGATCCTGCGTTGGAATTCGAGTACACCCGGCGCGAGCTACTGTTGCTGGCGGAGAAGATCCTGCTAGAAGATCAGAAGCCTCCATACGAGGAGCCAGCATGGCTCAATGGGCCTACTATGAATGATCGGATCAAGCGCGAGATATATTGCTCAGCAGGAACGCCCGATCCATCCATCGTAGAAGGTATGTACTGGCGTACACATCCCCAAGGCAGGCCATGGTTATCAGAGGACGAACGCCGAGGCTCAGGGGCTAGTTTCTACGGAACCAAAAGGACAAGTAAGGAAGCTATTCCTGCGCCACCCAAGCGAGTTCTCAAAAAGTGTCGCTTCAAAGGATGTTCCGAGGATGCGCGCGTAAAGGGTCTGTGCTACGCACATCGCGGCCAAGAGAGATTGGGTATATCTCTACGGCCCATCAAACGTCACGTTGGTCTCTCCAAGTTTGCTCTCCGCGAGAAAGATATGATTGATCGTGCAGAGGCAAAGAAAAGGACCCCCGAAGGGGTCCTTTCCAATTGAACTTGAGTTAGGCTTACAAGCGCCATTCTCCAGTACCAGACACGACACCTTCGCCTGTTCCCAGGCCAGAGATGTTGAGCTTTTCTGGTGCAGCGTTGCTGCTTGCCTTGACGATGCGGGACAGTCCGCGAGGGTTAAGGATGAGCATTCCTACAAGCTCGTCCATGACCCAACCCTTCCAGAACTGCTCGACCTGGTGGTTCTCCTCTACGTCGAGAGAGTACATGACAGGGAAGACCCCGATGAACTCCGGCTCGGCTGCGAGGAAGACCTCACCCTGAGGGATGATGATCGAACGCTGGATCTGGAACTCGCCGAAGCTCGTGATGCGGCCTCCTGCGAATACCTCGTCCTTGAACCTGAAGCCTGTGACGTTCAGATCCCAGTTGTAGAGATCGCGAATGTCAGCCGGGTGGGCTAGCACACGACGTGCCTCTAGCTGGTTGATTTCGATCTGCGAAACAGCGTTGTAGAAGTCGGCAGGCTCCAGAGGGTTACCTTCGCCCAACAGAACGGTGTGTTCGTTGACGTTGGCTTCCGGACCTGATGCTACTCCTACTGCGCGACCGCCGGTCGGTGCAAGTCCTACTGGACCTTCACCATCCTGTGCAGCCTCGATTGCTTCGCCGAGTCCGACAATAGCCTGCTCCAGGAGCAAGACGAGACGTGCGTCCTCTTGCTTCTGAATGGCCTGGCGAGACTCATCCTGGGCGAATTCGACTGCGTTCACACGGAGGTAATACAAATCCTCCTTGCGGATGCGTGGGAAGGTGGCGAGCCTGAAGAGGCTCGGGAATGCCTGCCTACCCTCGAATGGTGTGATCTTGACCTCTGCGTCAGTGCTGTTCAGCACGTACGCGCGGCCGAGGTCATCCAGAATGTCGTACGGCATGAGGGGTCCTCGCTCCAGCGTGTCCTCTACAAGGACGTTGCGGACGATTCCCTCATAACGCAGGCGGATCTGAATAGGACCGATCATGCCCTGGCCGATGCGGCGCATAGCGTTACCCTTATCTGCAAGGATAGCTTCTAGACGACCGATCTTCTGTTTCTTGGAGAGCTTTGGAAGATCTTTTAGCTTCTCCTCGTAGTCAGCGGATGCCACTACTTGTCGTTGAAAGTTTTCGTACATTTCAGTGGCTCCTTATACCAGTAGCTTGAATCGCAGAACGCTTGGTTCATATGCAATGACTTCAGCGATCTTGGTTTTGTTTTCGCCTGCGGTTACGGTTAGGCGACCGTCTTTACCTACATACAAATAGACGGGCAGTCCTTCTTTGTTCTTGGACGCAACTTCCGTGGCAACTTCTGATGGGTTGAACCCAGGAGCAAGCAGATCGTACTGCGAGTCTGGACCCTGCCAAGCGGAAATGTTGCTGGTGTTCTTAACACCATCGAACGTACCTCCAACCCACTGGCCAAGGAGGCCGAAAGGAGAAGCTTCTTTGACACCGGCATCGCCGATAGCATAGTTTTCTCCAGCGGTCTTGAAAAGAACAAGTCCTGGGGTCAAGGAATTTTCGAACGTAAAGGCTGTACCAGTTCGCGTGAACGGGCTAGCTGCTGCTGCCCCTGTAGCGACGACTGCCTTTTCGTCAGTTGATAGCGGAACGCGAATCCCGCCAGTGGTGGTACGCAGAGATGGGTCTAGGTAACCAGACGTAGGCGTAGCCTGAGTCTGTCCCTGAACAACACGCAGAAGTCGTTTCTGACTCGTAATGTTGATGTTGGACGCATCACTGCCGGTAGGATAGATAATCTCCATGTGATGATTTTCCTTTTTGTGAAGCGTCCACGATTGGTAGCTTCATTCATTCTTACGACGGCGGTTATGAAAAAGTAAGTAGCAAATTACTTATTTGCATTTTTACGTCTAAACGGTGCGAGTACCCATGCCACAGGTCGCAAGATCAGAAAGAGTACTCGCCAGCCCCACCAATTATCTTCGTTCATACTTAGCGTCCAAAGAGAGCGGAATCAGCAACGTCCTCGGAAATTACCTCGGACTCCGACTCATCGCTAGAGATCACGCTGTCGAAACGCTTCGTAGAGGCAGTTGCCTTACCAAATGCTCCGGGCATACGTGTGACTCCTGATGTGCGCTGAGCAGCAATCTTCTTCGTTCCCGCTGTCTTGACGCGAGAGAGCATGTCCATCTGGGCACTGATCTCCTCATCGGTCTGCGGCGATAGCTCTGCTAGGCGCTCATACTTGGCGTCTTTCTCGATTAAACCGAGATCGACTTCCATGTCTGCAAGCTTGAGTGACGCGACAAAGTGCGATGTAAATCCATCAAACTGTGTCTCGCTGACCTCGGTGGTAACTGGGTCCTGCTGACGCAGCACCTTGTTGCCGTCTGTGCCAGTCCACTGACTTGTCGGACCAGAGTTGTTCTCTGGAGTAGCTGTAGGCTGGAGAACATCGACGCGCTCGCCGAATTTCTCTGCGACAGGCTGTACGCCCTTGACGGCAGTACCGCCAGAGAGTCCAGGCTGGTCGTAGAACGGCTTGGCATCGTATGCCTGGCGAACAGATGAATCCTTGTTCTGGTTACCTTCAAGGCTCTCATTGGTCACGCTGTCACTGATACCTTTCTGAGTTCCATCGGAATCTCCGAATGTAGAAGTCGGTCCGCTATCCTCGACAGTCTTGGTTGCGTCGAATCCCGAGTCGTCTGATGTCTCAGATGCGGTCGGTAGACTCTCCGTCTTTTCAGCGCCAACGTCTGTAACTCCGGTTGAACCTACGCCGGTAACGTCTACCTGTGCGTCGGCTGTGGATGCTGCCTCGTTGCTTGGCTCAATGACCCCACCGACGCCAGTGGCGTCTACCCGCACATCAGGCGCAGCCTCCGGGCCAGTTGGACCATCAGCGGTCTTCTGTGTGCTCATGGTATCTCCTGTATGGTTTTGCTTAGCTGCCTCGATGAGGTCTTGTGCATTGCGCATCGCTGCTGTGACCGGCTTCTGCGGATTCTTGACTACGGTTGTCGTAGCAGGATCGTTCGTAGCTGGGGTTGTACCTGGAAGTAGTGGCTTCTCAAACTGCTTAATTCGAGCAGCCACCTTCGGGTTTAGCTTTGGTTGCCAACGCATGTCACCCATTACACTTGCGGATGCACCTCGATTTCTAGTCTGTAGGAAGCTACCCGGCTGCTTGGCGTGTGGGGCTGGTCCTCCTGGGGGCGGCATTGGCTGCGCTTCTCCACCAGGTACGGGCTGTGACGGCTGTGCTCCTTGAGCCATCTCATTGTCTTGCTGTACCTCAGCATTACTACCTTGTTGCATGTCGCCCTGTAGCTCTCTAGCCTTAGTGAGATCCGGGTTATCCATGCCCTTAGGTGGCTCGACGTATCCACATACGTCACATGTCTCTCCGTCCATCTGCTCACCACAGACTGGACACTTGTGCTCCTGGCGCATAGTGTCAACCTCTTCAGGTGCAGTGGTCTCAAAGGATTGAGGGAGTGGGTTCTCTGCTGTGTGAATAGAAGAGTCCTTGCCTTTATGCTTGTTGCGCGTGGCATAGTAAACCTCCTCGCCCTTCTCATCACCATATTGCTTTTTCATAGCCTCGAATGCCTCTTTTGCGGCACCAGGCTTTCCACCAAAGTAGGAATCATCACCTGGATCAGGTGATCCCTTCATGAATCCACTTGATTTGTTCAAACCCTCATCCTCGACGCTGGCACGGATTTCACGAGCAAGGGCTGTCTCATCAGCGGGATCGAAGACGGCGCTGATCTCAAAGAAGTGAATGCCGTAGCAGTTCTCATATGACTTGCGTGAGATTCGTTTGCCATCGGCTGTCTTGAAATCATGGTGTGCACCCTTCATCAAGATGTGCGAGCAATACTCATCTGGATTGGTTGCCTCATGACCGCAGTGAGAGCACTTAGACTTCTCTACGTCGCAGCCCATTGAGAAGCCATCGATGTCGCCATTACGAGCAGCCTTGGCATATACCGGGAAGCTCTTGGCATCGATCTCTATGAGTAACTCGATCTCAGTTGGCGGAGCATGCTCAGGATCGAGGCTTGCACTGGTCCAGTAGTCGTCGGTACCTGCAACCTTGCTCCCTGGTAGCACGCGGAGCTTGGAATCTACGACGACGCCACGGGCTCGTCCTGGATCGCTGTTGTTGTGATCGATGAAGTTAGGCTTGCCCATGAAGGTGGCGAAGCCGTATTTGCTGCTACCTTCTGACGCCTCGACCGTGAAGCCGGTTGAGGACTGCTTAGCATGGCGCTCAAAGATGTCTGGACCGCCAGCAAGCTCGACTGAAGGCCAGCCATCGTTGTTCTTGTTGACGCGAGAGGAGATGGCCCTCAGACGCACGTACATGTAGCCGTCGTCGGTACGGTAGTCGTGGAAGTCGCTCAGCCTATCGAGGCTGGCCATATGCCTACGAGTGGGGGAGCCCTTGACCTCAAGGACCTCGGCATCTTCGAAGGTCGCAAACTTGGTGAAGCTCATCTCATCAGTTATGCCGCAGAAGGAACACTAGAACAAGCGTCCAGAGCCTTGATATGACTTATGATATGTGATATGCTACAGGCATGAAAACTTTACGAAGCATCTCGACTGCCGTTCTGCTTTGTCTTATTCTGGCCGCTCCGGCGGCTGCGGATGAACTCTCGCTCTCGACACCTTCAGTATTTTCGGGCGAAACCGTCTCCTATACCATCAAGGTGGAAGAACATCCTGGCACATCATTCATTGCCATGGTTCGGCTAACCAATGATCCAACCTGTCTGCTCGAAAAAAGCACAAAACAGAACATCCTTAGCACGGCCTCTTTTACCAAACCCACGACTGAAACTCGTCTTTTGACAGGGTTGTACGAAGCTTTTGGAACCTATCAAGTATGCGAGTACTTTCTCAATGAAAATGAAAAAGAAAACGCTAAACCTCAAATCATCAAAACGTTTGAAGTAGTAGCTCATCCTGTTCCGCCTACACCTACAGTGCCGGTAGCACCTGTCTCAACTCCGGCACCTGTTACTGCAATTCCTTCAGCGATAGTACCGCATGTGACTGTTCTCACGGCGGCACAGAAGCTCCGTGCTGCGCTCAAGAAGTGCAAGCACCAGAAGAACAAGCGTAAGCGTGTGAAGTGCGAACGAGCGGCTAAGAAGGTGCGCCACTAACCACCGTTGATGTACTGCGGTACATCAAGCTCGCTAGCGAGTCCAACGAGTAAAGCCTCAGAATCGTACGTTAGTGTCTTGAGCGTCTGCTTGCAGGCGCTCTCGCGCTTTTCATCTAGGCCCCATGACTCGATCAGACCACAGAGGCGACCGCGCAAACGATTCATCTCGGCATGGATGTTGTCCTCAACCTCGGTCCTTCTTGACATGATTCCTCCCGTCTATGACGGCTTGACTTAGTAGGCTGAGATAAGAGCTTTGGCGATGCGGTGACCTGTGCGCTCATCGGTCCAGACCTTCGCCTGCTTGACCTTGAACCCAGTGCCATAAGCAACTTCTTGGAGTTCTGCATCCACGTCCGCTGCTGAATAGTGGTCAGGGACTCGTTCTTCAACCTCGAAGGTTGCCATAGCGCCAGCCAAAGTCTCCCATGGGTGCTCCTTAGCGCGCTGAACGATTGGGTTGTCAGGGTATACGCTTGAGAATGCAGGAGCGCCAACTGGAGTTTGTCCCGGAGGTACCTCGCCTGGCTTGAGAGCCTTCTCGTGGTGTACCTCTTCAGGTGCCGGAGGCGCTCCCGCTCCTGGAGGTCCATCTGGCCCCGGAGGACCTACTGGTGGTTCTTCGCCCGGTACAGGGCTTTCTGCGCCCCCTGAGAGGTCAGGAATACCGAGAGCTACTGCGATCTGCTGCACGATGTCAAAGAGTGCCTGGATCTTGTGCTCCTCGCCGCCCTTGCCATGCTCGTCCCCATCCTTACTCGGAGGACCTTCGCCATCTCCGCTATCGCTGTCGCCACCATCATCATCGCCCGGCTTGTCCTCCTTAGGCGGTCCCTCGTCCTCTGGCTTGGTGTCTCCTGGACCCTCGCTCTTTGGACCTGGGGCATCGTCTGTTTCGTCGGCAGGTCCCCCAAATGGGTTATCTGCAACGTGGATAGCCGCGACCCAGTGACCGTCTAGCTCTTCAACGGTAATATCATCAGCGCCCTGAGGAAACTGAGGACTCGTCTTAGCAGCCTCAACAGCCGCCTCGCGAGTCATTGTGCTGACCTTTGGACCTGTTGCGAAAATGATTGCCATCGACTCTTACCTTTCAGTTCTAGCTCGTTTGTATGCTTACTGGCCTATTGGCGCGGAACCAGGGACCTGAACGATTGTTGGGGCTGCTCCCGATGGGCGCTCTTGACTGTGTGCTGGAGCACGACCTGAACGAATCTCTGATAGCGTGTACTGTCGAGGTTGTTCAATTGGCTTATGGCAGGTAGGACATGTTGTCCCGAACCCTCCATTGATTCCACACATGCTGCACTCATACTGAGGCTCCTGCGGTGTTTGTTGCTCATCTGACATTTGTTTCTCCTTAGATTCCAAGGAACAAGTCCGCATCGCGTACTCGTTCTGGGTTTGTCTTACTTTCGTAATCGTCTCTCACTCTGTAGTGAGTACCTTCCAAGTCCAGCATGTCGCTATTGCGCGCCATACCATCCTCATCTATTAGTTCACGTTGCTCCCTCGGAGTAAAGTGCTTTCCTGCAACTCGTTCTTTACGTGCTGTTCTCTCATTTTGTAAATGCTCGTGTACGGCACGTAGACGCTCATCCTTTTCAGCGATGTCGGAAATGTTCCTAGACTGCACGGCAGCGCGAGACATCTCGGTACGACGTGGCGAGAAGTCCTCAGCATCTCCGTCTTCATGCAACCACTCTGCCGAAGGGTTCGTCCACTCCTCGCGCTGTGCTACACCCAAATGTGAATAGTCGTCCTTTTCCTCGGTCACCCAGTCGTGGCCGCAGCGGAAGCAACTATGTTCCGTTGCCTCGGCCGTGATCATTGCCGATGTGAATTCGCGGTGACCGCAGCGTGGGCAGTCAGGATCAACACTTGATTGAGCAGCCATCTGCGGCTCACTAGCAGCTTGCTCGTCTGTTGTCTGACCCGATGGTGGCACCTGTGCATGACCTGGAGCCTGAGAACCAGGAGGTGGTTCGTTGTTTCGATCATCGGCCGTCTGTTCGACAGGTTCAAATGAAAGCTGTTGTAGCTCCATATCTTGCTTTGAGATTGGTGTGCTTGATGTGAGCATGTTTGGATCATGCTGGCTAGGATCGTTGGCATATGTGCCAAGGAGTGTCACATCAAGTCCATCTGGCTTTACACGCTCAACACGAATAAGATCCGGAAGTGAGAAGGATGGATTGATCATCTGATACTGTTGACCAGCCTTCAAAGGAGCACCTGTGCTGTCCTTCCAGGTCAAAGATGAATCTTCATCTCCTCCTTGATCTTGTTGTCCTTCTTGTTCTGCCGCAGGCACACCAATTGGATTAGCCTGTTCGTTGGCTTGTCCGCCATGCTGACGCTCATCTCGTAGAGCCGTCTTGGCGATGCTGGTTTGTCCGTAGTTCTCGTCCGAGAGTACGTTATTCAACTTCCAGACGTTTTGGCAGGAGTGACACTTGGCGTGATGATCTGCGTCTCCAATAATACCCGTCGTGGCAGAACCACATTGTGGACAACGTGGAGCGATGTTGTCGGCGGCTGTAAAGTCTGGCAGGAAGGATGACATCGGTTGCATCGGCTGCCCACCTGATTCTCCCGGAGCCATTCCTGGAACCGGCATGCCTCCTGGGGCCGCTGGCTGTGGAGCAGGTGGCTGGGTCTGCTCTTCTGGAGTAACGGTTGGGACGTTCATCGGGTTGCCCTGGACTTCAGAAAGGATCTTGGCGTATTCCGGGTTACCCGGATCGAGTGGCACATTCGGTACCTCGTCCACGCGACCCTCCTGAATGAGATATTGCTGGACAGCGGCGATCTGCTCTGGGGTTACGGGACCTTGGTGATTGGCTGAATCAACGAGAGATGCTAGGAGATCGGTGTGCGCGAATGTCTGCGGATGTGGTGCCATGCTTGGTCCACCTGGAACAGGCTGTGCCTGTGGTGCTGCTGCGACACCGCATTGTGGGCAAGAACCATCGGTCTGCGTTACTCCCCCACAATTCGGGCAATGACCCTGCTGCTGCATACCACCTGGAGGAGTTTGTGATGAAGGTGCCTGTGGCTGCATACTCGGATTGAGCGCTGTTGGATCAAGCGCCTGCTGTTGTGCTTGTAGGTTACCTTGTTGCATCGGAGGCATGATGGCCTCATGCACAGTACCAGCATGTACGTGCTCTGGCTTTTTCTTGTTCTGCATGAATCGCTCGGCTGCCTCGGCGTCTGCACTATTAAGATATCCTGGATTCTCTGCCTCTAACATTTCGTGTAGTCCCTTTAACATAGGATCATCTGCTCCTGACTCGTCTGAATGGTAATACTTTTCAATCAGCGGCATGAGCATCTCCATGCGCTGAATACCTGGGCTTTCCTCTGAGAATTGTCCTTGGCTTGGCTTGCCCATGTCCTTCCTGACTTCATCCTCCCCCGATGCACCTGAATCTTGTAGATTCGGGTTCATCGGATTTTCTGGACTTTTGTCCTGGTCGTTGAACTCCTTCTGGTCAACATCCTGTGGATCATCGTGTTTGACGCCAATGTCTGGAACCGAAGATGGCGTTTCGTAATCGCTTTCTACAAAGGCCGCGAGTACATGAGTGAACTGTTGGAGCGGTCCAGAATACCCCCCTCCGCTTCCACCTTGCTGTGCCTGTCCTCCGCCGAGCGCGTTACCAGCCATACCAACCCCCTGATTGACGAGGCTACTGACTCCCTCAGCCTTAGCGACTCCACCGGCTCCGCTCATTGCTTTACTCATGAGACCACCGGCTGTGCTTGATCCATCGGCTACTGCTGCTCCAGCCCCCTCTGCGAGACCAGCACCAGCCGCCTCACCTCCTAGAAGAGCACCGGCCTCACCTGCGTCGAGTGCGAGAGAAGCTCCTCCTGTCTCTGGAGCTAGAGCAAGACCGGCGACGGGTAGCGCAGCCTCACCTAGAGTTGACCAAAAGCTTGCTATATGAGAAGTCGCTTGATCAATCCCAGGGGTTGTCCGTGGTCCAGGCTGCTCAGGAATAGCGCCCGGTAATGGCTGAAGAGTATGTGGGTCAATACCAGGAGGTGGAGCTATCTCGCCGCTTTGGATTTTCGTGGCAAGATCGTGAATACCTGTTGACTCGCCATTTCGATGCTGAACTGCCTCAACGGCAATTGGTAAATGTGCAGGGTCATGTACAGCAACAACCATTGGCTTACCAAAGTCTGGCGATGAGCGAAATCCATATTTGGTAATGATCGGTCCGCCATGACCTCGAACTGGGGTGCCATTAACATGTGCATCTAAGAAAGAAAGGATACTATTGCGATTAGTGTGTGCCCCGTGGAGCCCCATGTCGCTAGGTTGTACTACAACAGAATATGGAGGACTCTGATTCTGAATGTCCTCCCAAGGATAGTGACGCTGATTATCTGCGACAGGCCACGGCTCTGTATTTTGAAGAGGTCCTTGATCGAACTTAACATCAGCCTCTCGCGTCCAGAGAGACTCGTACGGTTCCATATTGTTAGTGCGTGAAGTGGTAGGCATCGTGTTACCAAAGGGGAACAATTGTCCCTCTACATGTTTCAGGCGCGGATCAGCCTCAATAAAGGGGGCCGTCTTGTGACCTCCGGTAGCTATGATGCTCCCATCGGGGTCAATCTCAATCCCGGTATGCCAATCAACATGCTTTGGATCAATGCCTAGAGATTGAACATAATCGGGATGGGATTGAGGGCCAAGGGGATGCTGCAATCCATCCGTGTCGAATTGATTTGGGTCATAGGTATTCCAAGTATGAGGCTCGCCACCAATCACGATTCCTCTACCCTTCATACCTGGAGTCCAATTAAGATTATTCTTCGGTGGCTCTGGCTCACCTATACCCAGGATGTCCTCCATTTCCCCTGAAATCTTCGCTCCCTGATGAACTGGTCCAAAACCAGTCCCCCTCTCAGGTAGAATTAAGCCCGGATATTGAGTTGATGGATGCAACAAAGCTTGTTGATTGGGTTGTGGACCCTCCATCTGGTATACATATTTCATCATCTTCTCTGATTGATTCTCGTTTCGTGGCTCATCACGATGAATCATCCATTGCTTGTTGCAGTGAGTGCAAAAAGCATCTTCGCTTATTGGGTCCGCCATGATCTCATTACCGCACTGAGGGCATTGAAGTCCTATTGGGTTGACAACTGCACTCGTCCACTCGGTCGGGAACACGTCTTTGCCAGGCTGGTCGAGACGCGGGTCCGGTCCCTTCGGCTGCTCCTGCTCGATCTTCCTCCAGGTGAGTCCCGGCTTGCTTCCTATCGGGCCATTCGGTACCTCGCCCATGGCCTGCTCGTACTGAGGGCGCATGATGTGCTGGACCTGCTCGGGCGGGTAGCCCTGGCCCACAAGCGCCTGGTGCATCGTCTCGGCGTATGGCGTCTCCAGGCCCTTCTGGATGCGGTTCAGTGTGTGCCAGCCGAGGTCGCGGATGGGTTCCTTCCAGTAGCCCTGCTGCGCGATCTCCGCTGCGTGCGGTTCGCCGTAGTCCTCCGGGTAGCGGTACTGACCGTAGCCCTGTTCGAGATGCTCGATGGGGACATGGATCGGGTTGTCGTAGGGTGAGCCACCCTCGTCCGGGACGCCATGGTGCTTCATCCAAGCGTCGAGCATCTTGTTCGTCTCGTCCATGTGTCCCGGCATGGCATGCGTGAGCCCTTCACCTTTGAGGCGCTGATCCTCTTCTTCGTACTTCATGCCCTCATCGCGTTCAGCGTGGATGTTGTGATGGATCTCGTCCCAGTTCACCAGTTCGGGATCGATGAGATTCGGTGTGGTGTCCGACACGTCGGGTCCTCCAAACCAAGCCTCCATGATGTCTTTGTGCTGCGGACCCTTGTTGGCGACTTCTTCGTAATGGGGATCGGTACGCTCTGCCTCTGGGATTTCATTCCACTCGCGAGCATCCTCTAGCTTGCGTTTGTTTTCAGGCCCGATGATATGCTTGGTTGTCCAGTCTCGAATCTGCTCAGGGTTCCATCCCTCCTGGGCCATCCGGTCTTGCATTTCTGCGAGATGCTGATCATTATCGAGTATGAGCTTCGTGTGCCATGTCTCCCAATTGGTCCACCCGTGGTGATCTGCTGTCTTGATAGCGGCAAACATACGTTGCAAAAGACTTGGCTGCTGAGGTCCATCGAAAGCATGCATCTCTGATCCACTTGGCTGATGAGGGACCTGAACTGGATTGATGTTATGGTGCATCGATGGAGTTTCGCTACCGCAATGATCACATTGCGTGTGGCCATCTACGAATTCGAGCAGGTCGCCATTGCAATGCGGGCAGCGTCCTTGTAGTGTGTTAATAGGCCAATCAATGGCTGAGAGTAGGACATGACCGTGTGTGTATTCATCACGACCATGTGCCCCCGTATCGTATGGGTCCGTGTGCTCGGTGCCCATGATCGTTCCCTCTGTGAGTGGAGCACCTGGAATCTGCGGGCGTAGCTCAGCAGGACCCCCGCTCTGTTCAGAAGAGATCCCAGTCGGATCAATGAACGTACCACAGCGGGGGCACTGGATATCGCTCGTACGCATATGGCAGGTCGGACACTCTAGCTCGTCACCAATAAAGGTCGTCAGGATGGTATGTCCGCCTGGGGGAGCCAGGATACCCTCACCATCAGGATTGCCCCCGGCGTCCTTACCAGTTGCCATGTCTACCATGTTGCGTAGTGTACCCTCGCTCTGGACAGGGTTAGGCTGCATACGAAATAGGCGCTTGCCACCGCAATCGGGACATGCACCACCCTGGATCTCACCACGAGGACTAATCTGAAAGTGATGACCGCAATCTTGGCACTGCGACAGTTCGGGATTAGAGAAATCAGGCATCAATCTTTATGACGCCGATGGACGGGGCTATGATGGGCCAAAGACTAAAGGGTAACTTTCTTCTGTGACTAATCAAACCACTGTGACGAATCCAAATTCTCCTAAGATTTCTGCCAATTCTTTCGGAGTTACGGTAACTCCCGTAACCGATTTTCGTTTCGACCCCGATTCTTTATCAAATATGCGAAATGTGCCACCCCCAGAAAGCAAAGTCAACGAAGGAGCACTAAAATCTCCAAGGATGAGAGGGGTTTCGGTTGAAGAGTTAGCTATGTATAGCTTATTTGATCCTTCCTCATTACGCCCAGCTTCATATCCGATGAAGACGCTGGCGTTCCCTTTGTTTTTTAGTCCGGTACCCCAACCCACGGCAGTGTTGTGTTCGCTTTTCAATGTTTCTCGAAGGGCGTTCATACCAACAACCGTATTGCGCGATCCTTCTTTATTTTTTTCTAGTGTGTGGACCCCGACACTGGTATTTTCTTCTGCTTCTTTGTTTCCACTTATTTGTGCTTCAAACCCGATTGCCGTATTAGCTGCGCCGATTTCGTTAGCTATGAGTGCCCTAGCGCCTACGGCAGTATTTTCATCTCCAATTGTAGTATTCTTCGCTGCTTGAAAGCCAACAGCGGTATTCGTGCCGACGCCGGTGTTTTTTTCTAGTGCTTCTACACCTATTCCCGTGTTTTCACTACCAGTTTCAGTGGATCGAAGAGCGCGGTAGCCGTAAGCGGTGTTAGAAGTGGAAGTGACCGTTTTCGATAAAGCTTCGTGTCCAGCGACGGTGTTCTTTTCTTTGGCCGGTTCGGTAACGCCCCCTCCTCCACCGCCTTCTCCTGCTTTTGCTACTAGACTCCACCATTCACCAAGTTCGCTCGGTTTATGATTTTTGTTAGTTGCTTTGAGGCTCGCGTATGTGCTGCCACCTTCTTCCGTGGCATCTCCTTTGGCATATGTAGTCGCACTTGACCACGCACCTCGGAAATTGAATTCTCCAGTAGGTCCTGTTGCACCCGTTTTACCTTCTTTACCTTCTTGAAACTGAAGTGCCCAAAGGTTACTAGTCGCCGACGCCATTAGACGCGGCCCTTCTCCTGAGCACGAGCAAAGACACGGAACACTTTCTGTTCAACTTCGCCGTTGGTGTAGACCAATCGAAAGTAAGGCGCGAGGGCAAAGATTTGAAACCCTTCGTTTTCTTTCGCTTTGAGAGTAATTGTTGTGATAGCATCCCAGTGCGCTTTTTCAATCGCCTTTTCTTCATTTTCATGATTTTGTGGATAGTCAAAGCTTTGTTGGATTTCAAGTTTGCCTGCTTGATCTGCGTAAACCGAACCTGTAACAAATTCAGCGAAGTCAGTTTGTGTAGGTTGCCCGGTCCAAACTTCTTTGGCTTTCAATGGTGGAAAGTTCTGCACGCCGGGATAGCCCTCAGCATTCGTAGAAGGTGCTGCTTCAGTGTCGTAGACGCTATAATGTGCCATCGCTTGTTATGAGCGAGAAGCAGAAGGTTTGTAAGCGCAACATCGCTACACTGGACTCATGGACCGAACTGGATACCTGCCTCGCTTCCATCCTCTGATCTGTGATCACCAAGGCGTGATGGCTTGGTGGATCTGCGATGGACACGCTGATACAGAACATAGCGAGGCAATGCCCTACATCGATGAACCTTGCGTGGATGAGGATGAGGCGAGGGAGCTTGCTATACTCCTCAACGAGGAATATGAACAGGAGTAGAACATGTCTGTAGTCGTGAAGTACAATTCAAACAACAGCGGCGGTAGTTGGTGGTTATCCCCTGAAAATTGGGAGGCGCTAGCTGAGGCTGGCTGGAATGTCCATTGGTGTTCACCGGCTGATAATCGGCCATATAGTGCTTACGATGAACCCCTCAAGCCATGTCCAAAACAAGAGGGCGCGACCTGGTTAGGCGCTGTTGCTACTTCAGCAGCTAAGGAATTCGATAACCCAAAGGATGCCATCCCTGAGTTTGAGCGTGTTACGGGACAAGACGCATCAGATATTGGATGCAACTGCTGTGGTCCTCCGCACGAATTCGAATACAAAGACGAGGATGGCGGGATTCATTACGCCTCGGCTCATGTAACAGAAACGAGCATTGGCTTTGCCTAGGACGGCTCTGATAGCAGTTGATGTTCAGAATGATTATCTGCCCGAGGGGCCACTTGGCTCCCCCGACAGTGATCGCATTATTGAACCGCTAGTTGAGTACGCGACATTGGCTGCTGATGTCGTGATCTTATCTCGGAATCTACATCCACCTGATCATCTATCCTTTAGTGATTCCAAAGCCTTTAGCGCTTCGATGCATCGCCCATGGCCCGCAAACTGCATCAAGGGGACTTCGGGTGCTAGGATTGTTTCGGATTTAGCGGCTATTGCTGCAAAAGCAGAGAACTATGTAATCACTAAGGGACTCGCCAAAGATCAAGGCGGCTACTCTGCCTTTGAAGGCGGAACACTTCGTCCGCTTGAAAGTCTTGAGGATATTCTTCGATACGAGAAGATTACGCATATAGCTATAGGGGGCTACTGGCTTGATCAATGCGTAGCTCAGACAGCCTTCGATGCTAGTGCTCTTGGTTACTCAACGGCTATCGAGATGACCTGTACTTTGCCATATCCAGAGTTTACGCCTGATTCTCCAGAACGTAAAGAAACATTCGAACGACTTGCACGGGCAGGAGTAATCTGCGTCTAATGCCCTCTATAGGTGAGACAAACCCATATGCGATTTCTCTCGTGCTTCATCAACATGACCGTCTTGGTTGGCGCGTTCACATGACTCCTAATGGGATCGATGGAGGTTATCCCGTTTCGATCAAACAAGCTGAGGAGCTTGCGCGTACAGCGACAGACATTATCGATATCGCCGCGACACAAGATGATAGTGTGACGACTCCCTATATGATCGTGCGCAATGGTACGACCGTTCTACGCGACGCTCTGGAGAAAGAGTTAGCGGACTCCGAGGCCAAGGCTGCTAATATAGCATCTCTACGCCGCTCGCTCGCAGAAATGACTGAGTAATGGATATTTTCAACCCAACAGATACGCCCAAGGATATTGCCATCTCACGCGCGATCGAACAGGCCGTTGAGATGTTCATTCTTGGGAGCCATACAAGAGCAGATCATTACTTTGACATGGCCGAAGCATTTGCACAATCGCCTGAGGAGTTATTCGCTCCCACTATTCAATCCAACAAGGAGACACATGTTCTTTGACGTTACGACGCAAGCCTTTGAGATCCAGATTGTCCCAGTACCGGACGATGAGGGACCTCATGTGATCTTGCAGATGCTTCTCGGTCTCACCATTCCCGGCCCTCAAGGACAGAAAGGCATTCTACCTGCCGGAGCCATCAAAGTCCCAATCGGTCGTGAGATGGCGATCAACAAGGCCAAGGAATTGCTGGAGATTGCCGAAGCTCTCCCGGAGCCCAAGCCCGAGAGCGATTTGATCATCGCGGGCAACATGGATCAAGCAAAGCAGGTTGCCGACATAGACGACGCTATACGTAGCGGGACCATCCCCGAGTAGCATGGCTGTCCTCTCAGACCGTGACATTCGACGGAGGCTCCGGGAGCACAAGCCCGGAGTCTTCGTTACTCACGATGGGTATCCTCGCGATCTCGGCATCTCGCCTTGCGAGGATCATCAGATCCAGCCAGCCAGCATCGATTTGACGTTAGCCGACGAATGGCGCATATATCCAGGGTCAGGTGATTGGATACCTCCGCTAGACATACCGATCGATATGGATGCCGCCAAGAGTATCGAGACGGAGAAGATCATCGCGGATGAGTTTCTGCTTCGCCCGCATCAGTTACTCTTATGCTCGACACAGGAGTACGTGGACATCCCGTACGACATCCAAGCTCAAGTGCATGGCAAGTCTTCGCTTGGTCGGCTTGGACTTCTTGTCCACGTCACGGCCGGGTTCATCGATCCAGGCTTCAAAGGGAAAATCACCTTGGAGATGTACAACCTGAACAACAGGTCTATCCTCTTGCGCGCGGGCAAATCAATCTGTCAGCTATCGATGACCCAACTTACGCATCCCGCCGAGTTCCCGTACGGTCATGAGAAACTCAACTCGAAGTACCAGGACCAGCGCGAAGTGGTCGGCTCGCGTTACGATGGATGATCTGATACACTCGCGGTATGATCCTTGAGATCGAATACGAGCAGGCTCTTCAAGGGATCGGTCCGACCCTAGAAGCGGTCGCACATGAACGCGAAAAGCAACTGAAAAAGTGGGGTACCCAGGACCACGATCCCAAGATGTGGCTGGCTATACTCGGTGAGGAGTACGGCGAGGTCTGCAAGGAGGTTGCGGAGACCCACGTCAAAGACTTCGACCGTGACGCATACCGTAAAGAGTGTCTACATACGGCTGCCGTGGCTCTGGCTATGGTCCAGTGCATTGACGACGGGATCGCTTGACTTTGCTTCTAGTATGCTCTATACTATGCGTACGCACACCAAATATACCTCATAAACCCCGCCACGAACCGTAAGCGCTACATGCCAGGATTACCGTGGTACCGGGGGAGGAACGGCTAAAGGTGCGTAGCTGAGTCGGGACCGCTCGACAAAGCCGATGAGCCGCCTTCGGGCGGCTTTTCTCGTTCTCTTGACTTCGTAGCATAAGCTGGTATACTATGTCTATGACCTCCTCTAAGACGTTTCCTCCCACACCTGAGCAGCAAGCCGCGCTCGACGCCTTCGTCACCGGCCAGAACATGGTGATCGAGGCTGGCGCAGGCACCGGCAAGACTACCACCCTGCGCCTCCTGGCCGAGTCCACCGATAACCAGGGCATCTACGTCGTCTACAACAAGGCTGCGCAGACAGATGCGGCATCCTCCTTCCCCACTAACGTTCAGGTCCGCACCGCCCACTCACTGGCCTTCGGTGCGGTCAAGAATGGCAAGAAGGGGGGCCTCATGGGCCGCCTGAACGGGAACCGCCTCCCGAGTAAGGCGTGCGTCAACATCCTGGACATCCCCGCTGGGTTCCAAGCTGACGAAGATCATTTCATCCCCGACTGGATCATCGCTCGCTCCGCCCTCGACGCCGTAGGACGCTTCTGCAACAGCGCTGACGATGAGGTCAACGAGTACCACGTCCCTAAAATCGACGGGCTAGAGGATCAGCGCTCCTACAAACAGTACGTGGTCACCTACGCGAAGAAGGCATGGGACGACCTCAACAGTCTCTCCGGCAAGCTCCAGTTCAAGCACGACCACTACCTCAAGATTTGGGCGCTGTCGCGTCCGACTCTTCGCTGCGACTTCGTGATGCTGGACGAGGCGCAGGACGCCAACCCCGTCATTGCCAAGGTGGTCGAGGACCAGGAGATGCAGCAAGTCATGGTCGGCGATCGCTGCCAAGCTATCTACGGGTGGCGCGGGGCAGTAGACGCGATGAGCGACTTCGATGCCGAAAATCGCATGATCCTCTCGCAGAGCTTCCGCTTTGGTCCGGCTGTCGCCGAGCAGGCCAACAAGTTCCTTGACCTGCTAGATGCCCCGCTGCGCCTTAGCGGGTTCGAGAAGATTGCCTCGACGGTCGGAATCGTCCAAGAGCCCGATGCAATCCTCTGCCGCACAAATGCTTCGGTCATCGAGAACGCGATGAGCGCACAGGCCGGTGGTAAGCGTGTCGCAATCGTCGGCGGAACACGCGAGATCGAGGAGTTCACCAAGGCAGCACGCGACCTGATGGAAGGCAGTAGTGTCAGCCATCGGGATCTGGTAGCCTTCAAGTCCTGGAACGAGGTCGTCGCCTACGCCAAAAGCGAGGAGGGGCGCGATCTGCGCGTCATGGTCAGTTTGATCGAGAACTACAGCGTTGAGGCGATCCTGTCGGTCTGTCAGGCGAGCGTCAATGAGAGTTCCGCCGACATCATCGTCTCGACGGCCCACAAGGCCAAGGGACGCGAGTGGGACCACGTTCGCATCAGCAACGATTTCACGGCTCCCGAGGAAGGCGAGGTGCCCTCGCGTCCGGAGCTTATGCTAGCCTATGTAGCCGTGACAAGGGCGAAAATCACACTTGACCAAGGGGCACTCTCCTGGGTCAACGACTACATCAAGGTGGCAGCATGACCGAAGAAGAGCAGGTATTCCAGAAGCTCATCAAGGCCGCTCGCAACTCATTGGAGCGAGCAGCGAAAGGCCACAACGATCATTGGCAGCCTCTTAGTGATGCACTCGATGAGGCTCAAGAGTATGAGACAGAGGTGACAGAGTAATGACGATCGAGAGCAAACCATTCCTGGGTCGCTGCAAGGAATGCGACTACGCGGTCTTCGCAGCAGCGGAGGACATCGCTAAGGTCGAGGACCTGAGGCAGGTTACGGCCGGTGGCGCGGCGACTATGGTTCAAGGTCACTATGGCGTCCTTGCACGCTGCCCAGACAACCACAGAGTCTTTCCGCTCAAGCGAATTGAAGGAACCTTTAGTGAAGATTTCAAATGCGACTCGCGGTGTCTCAATGCCAAAGCTCGCAAGTGTACTTGTTCGTGCGGAGGCATGAACCACGGTCGCGGGCATGCTGTCCAGATCCAGCCCGCGACCGCTCAACCTAAGGCACAGGTGGTTACCGGGATGTCTCTCTATAAAGATGATCCTAATTGGGATATCGCGCGTCACGAACAGGAACAACAAAAGTTCGCCAGCGAACTATCTGAAGAGGCCCAATTCACCAAACAGCATCTAGGCAAGGAGGGAGAGAAAATCTTCTTTGAAGCCAAGCTCCTGCGTAGAGTCGAGTCCGATCACTCAACGCTCTATGCATTCATGACTGAGGTTCGGACTCCTATCACGGGAGTACTTCTCGGCCTAGCGGAGATCAAATGGTGGAAGCCAGACTTCGTGGATGACCCCGGCTATGAGATTGGTGAGGTCTACAAGCTCAAGGCCAAGGTCAAGCGCCTGGAGGATGACCCGAAATGGGGCAAGTCAACTCTCGTAACGTATTTAGAAGAGGTCTAAAGGAATGGTGAAGATCTGATGGTGAAATACTCATTCTACATCAAAGGCAAGCGCAAAGAAGTCCATGCTCCAATCCTCAAGTTCGTGATCATCTTGTTACTCATCTTGTTCGTGATCGTCTCAATGCCGTTACATCTCGTTTGTTGGTTCTTTGGCCTGCGGGGATTCTACCATAAGGCCGACAAAAGCTACCAATTCCAAAACCCATTCAGGAGGGTCTGAGCATGGCGGGTAGAACGATACACGAATTGAACCTAACGCGCAAAGGCCGTACAGGTTCGCTAACGAAGAACAGGCGCAAGAAACGCGGGATCAAGTCTCGCCTAACCGGAAAGAGCATCGTTCCACAGGGGTCGAGACCTCCCCAGACATCCAGGTCTGACCGAGAGCCCATACATCTGCTAGACTGGGGATATGGAAACCATGAATGATCTACAACCAAAGATAGTCCCTGACGATGATCCTACTGATGAGCAGCTACAGCTTGCTTTCAAACGGGCGTGTCGAGAGTTCGGGGACTGCGTAGCAGACTACGAAAGCGACGAGTTCAAAAGTGAGTTCCACGAGCAACTTGAGCGTATCCTCAATGAAGAGGCGATATCAGGCTTGATCGATAAGGGGCTCATCACGAGCGTTGTTCGAGAGGACGGAGAGATTGGCTATAGCGTCACTCCCGTCGGACAACAGATCACCGAAATGAGCAAGGATCGATGAACATACGCATCTGCCCGACGTGTGGGGAGACGCAGCATCTTGAAGATTACGGACGCAGAGGAGCCCTATTTATCCACAGCGCAACTGGCCAGATGACATGTCCATCACAAACACAGGAATACGACGATGGCAAAGGAATTGACGGACGCACACAAGCAAAAAATGCAGGAGGGCAAACATCGCAAAGCCAAGATTGAGCGCGAACAGAAAATCCAGGAACGCATCGAAGGCAAGCGTTGCCAGTGCGGTATCAAGCCCTCGATGAATGATGTTGAACTGAGGGCGCTCTACCCCGGTTGTTGTGATCCATCACACGTTTGTCCGGTGCTCGATGGTGTAATGAGAAGTATCTATACTTACGTATAATGAAAGATATGACGGATACAGAAGTAGCGTGGCTTGCGGGATTGTTAGAGGGAGAGGGCACTTTCTTTCTTCATAATGTACGGCTTCATTATTGTTATCCAGCTATGCATATCGCTATGATTGATTATGATATAATTGAGCGCGTATCGTTGATCCTTGGACGCAAAATCCAAATCCCTAAGAAACGACAACCTCACCACAAACAGCAATACAAGATTGCTATTGCTGGCGTGGATGCAGAAAAACTCATGCGCATCATACGACCATACATGGGTAAACGCCGAGGAACAAAAATCGATAACTTACTAAAAATGTCGAAAGGAATAGTCTAATGCAACGGGTGGTAGTGAGTAGTAGCACAGGACGCCTCTACACCTACGAAACCGACTTTGATGTTTCGGAGGGCGATACGGTGCTTCTGCCACCGGGCATGTCAGGCGAGCCTTGGGAGGGTACCGTCACATCGTGCGTGACCAAATATACAGGACCCTGCAAGCAGATCCTTGAAGTAATAGAAGACTAGCATGCCCACCTATGCCCAAATGCGAGAGGTCCCGCCGCCCGGTGTTCCCGATACCGCTAAATACGGAACCGGCAAGACCTCCGCTATTCCCGAGGACATCAAGCGCCTGCTAGACCCAGGTAAGAACACAGATCCGGACCCCGGTCCAATCCAGTGGCTCTGGGTCTATGACCCTGTGGAGAACGTCGTCCATATCACCCACAACGAGGGTCGTCATCCGGCATATCGCATCACGCATAAGGACCATCACCCTGAGATCACGCACGAGAGTTCCCTGCGAGGATTCGCCTTCAAGATCAAGGGCGGTTGGCGCATCGTGGATCGCGCAAGCAAAGAGATCGATGATCCGTACATCACGCACCTAGTGGTCGAGAAGCTCGAAGGTGAGCCTGATCCTCAGCCAGGGGGGCATCCTCGCTATCATGGATTACCCCATGTCTAAGATATCGATACGACCCGAGGCTGTAGAGGCCGCATTTAATCTCCATCTTCTGCGCAGCGGTGGCCATTTTGAGGAAGTGCGGTCGCAGTCCGAAGAGAAGATGAGGGCGGATGTCGAAGAGATTATCGCCACTTTCTGCGAGGTAGAAGGATTGATGATGGCGTTTGACTGTGCGGGGATAGATGACCAGATTGTTCGTCCAGATAGGCAGCGTTTAGTGGGTAAGTGGCGCGATGTAGGGGAGGGGCGATGACTCGTCAATATCGCGTTGTTCGTGTAGAGGTGTCCCCAAACCCCTATAAACATTCCAAGGCTGAGCGCACACGCCGGGTCAGCCTCGGCTACGTCGATTCTGTCCTCGATATTGCCCGAGCACGCCTACGATTGGAGATAGAGAAGCAGTACGCTCATGAAAATCGAGACGATTTTGATGGGGTGAATTCACCACAAGTTAGTTTTGAGATCGAGGAATGCGATGTTTCCTCTTGGAAGGTGGTCAAGAAACGATGAAACACAACCCTGGGTGGATTCCGCTGTTCCTGATCCTCGCCATCACCGCGACCTATTTATTGATAAGGTGGAATCCATGACGCTCATGGAGGACTGCTTTGCCCCGCATACTAACACGGCTGATTCGGGCATGCCTCATGAAAGCTTGGTCGAATACATCGCTCAACTTGAGCACGAACGCGACGCCTATAGGGCTCAGTTAACGGCCACATTGAGAGAGCGGCTCATTCTCGGCGAGAAGCTACAGATCCTCAGGTCTGCCGCAACTTAGCCTTAGCCTTGCGATGGCGAGGATGTTCCTTATCGCTACGGAACCAACCGCGTGACGGATGATCCTTGCTGTGAGGCTTACAGACCGGATGGCCATCCTCGTCTGGATGCCAACTTAGGCGCAGACAGCCGTGTTCGTGACAGTTGTGCTTGAGCCAGAAGGACGCGAGCCCCGAGAAGATCCCGCCGACCATCAGGAAGGAGAAGTATTCGCTGACGAGAGGAGTCGTGGACGGCAGGAGGTTGGCGAGTACGAGAAGGATTATAGCCCCCTCGTGGCACCCTGTTCTTGGCCAAGAGCAACGAGATGCTCTTCATGAAGCTCTTGCGCGAAGCGAGCAACCTGGATCGGATGGATGTGGAACGTGCAGGTGTTGTTCTGAGCCTTGGACTGGCCCTTGGTCCCCTCGCCCGATTCGCTCCAGTTAGTGCTGCCCTCCCACGCCAGAACAGAATCAAGGACGCCTCCCTTAGTGTGGCTGATCTGGTGAGACTTGCTCTCCCCGATAGCAAATGACGCGCGGACCTGCGGGGTCCAAGCTGCGAGGATCTTCTTCTCGTGGACGCCACCACTCTGGCTCTTGTCGAGCGTGCCGACGACGGACACGTTGTCGTTCGTGATGAGGTTGACGATCTGGGCATCCAAGGCGTCATCGTCATAGCCGAACATGTTGAAGACGAGGGACCGTGTACAGCGGCTCAGGACGTACGCCAGGGCTCCATGAACGTCATCGCGGCCTACGTATAGGACGCGGTAGTCAAGGCTGTCAGAGGGGCTGAAAGTGCCCTCCTGCGTGAACTGGGCGAGGTCGTCTAACTTGAAGGTGTTTAGAGGCGCTAAGGTTTCAGTCATCGTCCCTTATGTCGCAGAAGCGCTCTATGAAGTGTTTGACTTTCGCTACGGATTTTGATATACTATCTATCATGACCCCAGCCGAGAAGCTAGTCGCAAAGCTAGTGACCGCTCATGAGAATGGCTATCTTACGGCCGACCCGACCCGTCTATTAACCCCGAGTATTGGACCGAGTAATCATGAACTTGACCGAACGACTACGTTATCGTCGCTGGCGTAGAAATATCTTTTGGGGAATGCTATTCGACCAGCTTGGGGGCAGACGTGCTTGCGTAGGTCTACTGCGTTCTAAACACACTGTCTGCTATCTGCTCAAGGATGCTGAGCGCAAAGGGTACTATCAATGATCGACATGACCACACACTACGACCGCCTCTCTGACCGAGTGGATCACGATGGCGATCCGCGCTATCGATACGACGACGGTGGTAGGTCCGCAGCGGGCTACAAAGGCACCACGGGAGATTGCGTGGTTCGGTCTATCACCATCGCCACCGAGTTGCCCTATCAATCTATCTACGACGCATTGAACATCGAGGCCAAGGCCAATCCGATCCCTTGGGGGCGCGGGCCAAAGAAGCGCATCCTACATTCCTCGGCACGAACGGGCGTCCATCGCAAGCACTACGATCGATTCTTGAAGGATCTGGGCTGGCTCTGGACACCAACGATGACCATCGGCTCAGGTTGCCACGTCCACCTCTTGCGCGATGAGCTTCCATCTGGTAGACTCATCTGTCGAGTGAGCAAGCATATGGTAGCAGTCATTGACGGAGTGATCCACGACACCCACGATTGTTCGCGGGGTGGCACTCGATGTGTGTACGGCTACTATAGTAAACCGGAGGTATCATGAACGATCGCCCTAAGCCGACAGCTATTAGCGTGGCAGTACCCTCAGGCGTCGGATGTGGGCGCTGTGGCTGTCGGCCGCGTGCTGCTCTTGATATACTATGTTCGTCTTGCCGACGATATGTAGATGAGAAGGAGAGTCATGCAACGTAGAGTATTCAAGTACCCGATCCAGGTCGAGTCGCGCCAGATCATTCAGATGCCAAGGGGCGCTAAGATCCTGAGCGTTGGTCGTCAGGGTCCGTTGCCATTCCTTTGGGCTATGGTGGATGAGGATCAACCTCATGAGGCTCGCGTCTTTCGCAATCTTACGACTGGCGAGGATTTCAATGCTGAACGTCTATCCTTTGTTGGTCGCGTCCAGCTTGGCGGCGAAGGTAAACTGGACGGCTGGTATGAGTGCTTCGTTTTCGAGGTCGAAATAGCGCTCCCTCAGTACAATCCTGACCCTATCAGTGACCGCTTTCAGGCGGACATGGACGAAATCAACCAAGAGATTCGAGAGGCGGTGGCGGTATGAATGTTGAGTTGAAGCACACTTTGACCGTGGATGCCAAGGCATGGTACATCCGATTCTATGTATGGCTGTATGAAGACAAACTGGACCAGATCACTTTCTGCAAGCTCTTCTGGGCATATGTATTTGCCCCGGTTGTGCTAATTTTGAAGGGTGTGATCGAGGGTGTCTTTGCCATCAGAGAGTCTGCTCGGGCCTATGCCAAGCGCCCGCGTAAGACCAAACCTGTACCCACCAAGTCGTTTAAGACTCCAAAGCCCGTACGCCCAAAGCGCGAGCCCGCTCCGTGGCAGATGGCATTCCTACATGCGACTGAGACGGCAGGTAGCAAGACCGTAATGGCTCTCCAGGCTGTGGGACACGCTCTCCATCCTCTTTGGGCCTTTACAAAATCAAAACTATTTGGGCGCATCCTGCTTGTACTCGGAGCGCTCATCGGAGTAGGCATCTGCGCCGGGATAGTCGGGTTTATTATTGCTTTCTGGAGTACGACCCAGTATGTCCTCTATGGCCTTATAGCCATGACGGCGGTAGCTGCTCTCATCTATCTACTGCTCCGCAAAGGATTCACATTCATTGGTAACAACTTGAGGAAGACATTACCTTTCTGGCGATGGCTCGATTATGCCTTGGTGGATGTGAGAGACTTCCTGCGTCTTGATAAGTTCGAGCGTGGTGTCAAAAAATCTGGTATGAGCTTTGCTAAGGTTATGAAGATCGGATACGTGGCAGTCAAGTCCAACACATGCCCGCGCATTGAGGTATTGGGCGCGCCGACTGATTCGACATCGAGCAAGGAAGCGAATCAAGCATGAAGCTTGTTGCTCTCATAGCTACAACTGTTCTGGGCCTCATTGTTTTGACCGGATGTGGTAAAGAAGAACCAAGTACTGAAAAGCTCAATGCTGCCTGCGTAGGACATGGCGGCGTTTATCACGTTGAGCGCCACGAACGCGGCGAAAGCGAAAGCTACATGTATCTGTTCCTGTGCGAGGATAAAACGGTCCAGAGGATCTACCCATGAAGGGCCAAGCTGGGCATCCGCTTGAGCATACTCTTAAAGAGTTTGAGGTCAAGCTATCGCGACGCAATCTACTCTCCCTGCTTCATAAGCTGGACTGGGAGGACTCTGAGCGTACGCTTCAGAAGCATCTCTATCCGAGCGGGATCTTATTGACCGTCATAGCCGAGGGTGATGACGAGCACTACGGAGACAATGAGGCCGGAACCATGCACGATGAGACAGAGCGTTTCATCGAGGAGTATACGGATACACAACGCCAAACTCAAGAGCAAGATGAGAGCAATGAGGCAGTCAGATATGTTGCGGGTCTTCTAGAGCGATGGGAGCCTAAGATATGATCCTTAGGTATGGAGATATCATCATGGTTCGTACAAACCATTTCATGAGCAAACTCATTAGATTTGGTCAGCGCGATTATGGTCCAGAGGCTAGTCGTTGGAATCATTGTGCCGTATATATAGGTAACTTTGAAATAGTCGAGGCATTGACTAGTGGTGTTGTTAGGAGTCCACTCAACAAGTACCCAACGACCGATACTCGTGTACTGAACCCGTTGAAAAGTTCGCTGCGCCCGAATGCTTGTGATGAACTTCTACGAGCCAATGCCGTTTCATTTGCGCTCTCATGTATCGGAGAGAAATATGGCTTTCTAACCATCTTTGCCATCGCCTGCAAAGTTCTAACTAAGGGCAAGATCGACTTTAATCTTCAGGGTACATCTATTTGTTCCGGACTATCCGCCCGCGCCTGTGAGCGCTATGGATTTAACTTTAATCCATTTGACCCTGCTGAGCTTACTCCCGCATATCTTGATACTGTACTAGCTTGATACGTTGCTAGCGTTCCCCTCGTATTTCTTCGAGAGCGATTTCCATTGCAGGTAAGTTCGCCTTGACATCGCAATCAAGACATCGTTCAAGGGCATGTTCAACAGGAATTCCACACCCTGACTTGCACTTGAAAATCTTCTTCTTGCCTAAAGGGTAACCAGGCCACCACCTAGGAATGCCGAACCCCGCCGGGAACTCCTCATCCTCGCCATCATCGAAGTCGTACATACTACGTCTTCCCTGCCTCTGCAACCTGTGCCCAGACTTCCGGTGTGGAGAGATGGGTCTGTTCTGTGGCGTGCTGCATGAGGGTCTGTCCGGGCTGTCCTGTGATGCGCTCTCCGGTTTGCGGATGCGTGAACCAAGGCGTACGTAAGATCGCGCTCGTCTTGAAGACGCTCGCCATAGCCTGGAAGGGTACCTTGGTCTTTGGCGAGTTGATCGTTTCGTCCCATTCTTCGCCCACCTGCTTACGTGCGGGTTCGGTATTCTTCCACCAATCGGGAGCTTGACCATGCCAGTTCTGCTTGTGAAGAACCGCCTCTGCCGCGTTGATTGGCTGTTCCTTGGCCTGCCAGTCAATCGAGTCGTACGGTACAGGGTCCAGGACGCGCAATCCTGAGTGATCCTGGTGTGACCCTTCCCCTGTACGCTTCATGTCCCACATGCCCCACTGGAAGGTCCCTAGCGGGACGTGGCCATACCCTGCGGCGTCACGACCGGCTTGAAGTTCACGCTCGTACTTGAAGTAGTCCCGAGTGTTCATCTCCTTGTCGTAGTTGTGCCCGAGCACATCCATGATGTGAGTATCGATGGTGGCTAGCTGAGAAGTCGTAGGCTGGAGCAGGAGCCACGCGAATGAGGCCACCTTAGGACCGACGCCAGAGACACCTAGCTGGAGCACAGCAGCGCGGAAGTGATGTCCACTGCCGTCATGTTCATGTACATCTTCGAGCGCGGCCTTGAGGAGTGTATCAACGTGTGTAGAGATTTGAGCGATAGCCTTAAGATGTGTTCCCATGAATGCGCCATAGCGATCAAGTTTCTGTTGTTTGAGTTGCGGTTCGAGCGGGAAGAGGGTGTCTTCGCCAGTCGGCGTCTTAGCAGCCGCCGTGAAGAGATTGGGCTGGTCATACGCCTTGTGCTCGGCGAGGAAGGTTTCGATCTTCTTAGTCAGTGCAGCGTTGGCCTCTTTTTCGACTTCAAAGTGGTTCATGCGACTCTCCTCGGGCAGTTTCTCGTCTGCCTCCATGATCCGCTCCTGCTCTTCCTGCTCCCAGTCAAATAGCTCGTGCTGTGCTCGCTCTTTGGCAGCCTCCCAACCGCCCTGTGGATTGCGATCGTAGATCATGCGCTCGAATTGGGGTACGAGCTTGAAGTAGGGCCTGTGCGAGAAGCGGGCGTTCTCGCCGAAGTTCTTGACGTTCCAAGCCTGTCGCTTGTTCTCCAGGGAGTTCCAGTAGACCGATGGATCTGTGGCTCCAGGGGGGACGCCAGAGATGTCCTGGTAGTGGATCGTGTTCCAGCGCAGATCCTTGCGCGGGCTCAAGAGGACCGCTCGGAATGCGTTGACGATGGCAAGCTTCATACGTTCGTAGTCTGGCTCGTTCTCGCCAGTCTTGAGCTTCGCCCACTCAGTATCAATCAGAGAAGCGTTAGTAATCGTGTCCTGGGCCTGGAGAGGGTCCCCGTGGTGCAGGTAAGCGTTAGGTTCCATCGGCTGGATACCTGTTTGGTAGTTCGCGTTAGGGTCCGCGAGCGTCTGATCCACATCCTGGCCAGGAAGAACAGATCCTATTCTGCCGATGTCCATACCAGGTACATAGTTCATGTTGACCGGCATCCCTTGCATTTCCTGTTCGTGTGGAGCAATATTATCCTTAGGGAGTCCGACAGGTTTCGATGGTTTTATCGCAGGCATAGCTGTTGGAGCTACCGACTGCGAAGGATGGATGCCCTGGAAGTTTGGGTGGACTCCTTCTGCTTTCTGCGCAGGCTCATAGAACTGCGGGAATAATGCCACCTTATTAGGTCCAAAGTGACGATAGTGGGCTGCATAGGCGCTCTGTGCGATGCACTCTGAGAAGAGCGCCTTCTGCGCCTCTGTTGATAAAAGTGGGAAGTGAGCGGCACATGCTTTGTTCTCTCCTTCCCATCCGAAATCGCCTCCCGACACTCCGTGTCCAAGAACATCATGGACGATGCGGAAATTCACATTCTGCTCTGGTGTCCATATAGGGTGATCGCAGTTAGCTGTGGACACAGTATAGTGCTGGCGTTTGTGGATATCATCAGCTTGGTCTTGAGCATTGACATACGGCTCAGGGTCATTCGTTTCCTCAATGTGGAGTTGATTGCGCAGGACTTCCGCTCGACGTGTCGAGTCGTCGGCAAGGGCCTTGAACGCCGCTGCGGCCTTCGGATCGTAGACAGGAGCCTTGGCATAGGCTTCAGCGATAGGCTGTAGCTGGTCAGACCAATCAGCCTTCCACATACCAATGCGTTCCATTGCTGCGGTGCGCATGTGGTTCTTGCGCTCGATGGCGAGCAAGAGGTTGCGGACTGCCATTCCCTCGTCCGGCCCGGTCTTCTCGATCTCGTCGCCGTAGGGGTTCTTGGCGGAGGCTACATAGCAGTCCTCCTTTTTGTCGAACTTGACCCTCTTGACGCTCCAGCCGGAATCGCCAATGCGTGTGTAGAGGTCCCGAAGGTTGTGGCTATAGACCAGGGAAGAAGCGGTGACGTTTAGACGCGGCATCACTTATTATCCTACCAGAAGCGCCTAGATAGAACCTCACCGTGTACATGGCGATCTGGGCATAAGCCCGAAGATCCATCAGTGAGTGTATCCTGATCCAGGGATTAAGAGTTTGCACTCGCTGCATTCTACGCTCACGGCGTAAACATCCATGTCAGCATAGATGACCGGGCATGTGCCATCCGCATAGCTACCAGTCGGGTATGCCTCGGCAGTCATGTCCAATTGTGTGAGGAACTTGCGTGAGCCACACTGTTTACAAGCGAAGGGAGCATGCTTCACCTTCGCGTTGAGAGTAAACCCGCACGTTCCCGTCTCAGTGATGATGACGTGACTCATGGTAGTACGGATGCTACGAAGGCAGCGATGCCAACTGTGAAAGTGCTAAGACAAATGGCAGTAAGCAACGGAACGCCAATGATAACTGTGCAGATCACAACGGCCAACCAAGCCACGACAACAATTTTGATGAGCGTCTTGTCATCTACAAGAGCGTCTGGCTTCATGAGCCTACGATCCTGTGACTACATCGGTGATCGTTACGCTATCGGTAGCTTCTTTAATTTCTGCCGTTGCGGTCAGAAGCGATTCAAACATCAAGATGCCACCATTATGCGCATTGAAGACACCGATCTTTGCCAAAGTAACTGGCGTAATGTCTTTGGCATTCGCAGTGAAGGTGAGTTTGATTTCGTATTCTTTACCCCCGAGATATTTGAATGTGGCGAGGGCTCGGATCAGTCCACCTTCGGCTGTTTTGATCTCACCTTTAAGGGTTTCGTTTGATTCTTTGGGTTCTGCCGTGTCGGCCGAGACCCCTACCCAAGCTGCCGGGGTGGCGCCTGAAACGATAGAGAAGGCTGCGCTTTCGGCAGGCGGTTCTCCTTCAATACTACGATTATCAGTTGGTTTCGCAGCAGTTGGGAGCTTCTCCCAACGAGCAACCGTCAGGACGGTTTCTGTATTTTTTGAGACGGTTCCTACGACCGATCCTGAATACACATCTTGACCTACAAATTGTTCTGCTACCCATTTAGGAGCACTCGCTGCTTCAAGGGTTGTCGATGAAGATGCTTTAATGGTGCCTGTGAATCCATTGCCCAGGTCGCCAATGGCGTTTGCCCAGAGTACTTTGCCCTTGGTAGTAATCATATCGTCTGTTACCTCGCCGAAGTCCCGAATCCTACAGTGGCGGTCCGGCTTCAGTGAAGCGACCGCTTAGAAGCGGGTAGTCGTCTTTGGGTGGATTAGGTTCCGTCGCGTGAAGCGTGTAGTTGGCTTTCTTGAATGTAACAGCTTCGAACTGAGCTTTGGTAACGTAGATTTCGACCAGGCCATTTTTCGGTTCTTTAAGAAGGTAACCTCCGAAAATCACACCACCATTACTCGTAGTCAGTTCGAGCGGTTCACCCGATTGGCCCGAAAGGGGTTGTAGTATAGCGAGCCCTGTATATCCGGTCAGGTCATGAGGTTTGATTACAGGTTTGCCTTCGACTAGTGTTTCGTCTTTCCATTCGAAGGCGTAGCGGAATGTAGAACCTCTCCACCAAGGGAAATTCTTGTGTGCTGGCAGGAAGCTCGACATCTCATCTATTACATACTGAGATGGCTGCGAACTTCTTGATGGCTCACGACATCTTTTTCCACACTCCGTGATATAATATGCGATGGCAAAGACACAATCAACATCGGTCGGATTGGGTGGTTCTCTCAAGCCACGGCTCATCAAGGAGAAAAAGAAGTCAAAGGTTTACTCCTTTACGACCAAGAAATTTGGGCGATTTGCTTACACTCGCGATCCAGGCGAGGCGTCGCTCTTTATGACGCAAATGCTTTCGACACGATTGGGAGCTATTCTTCGAGGTCCCGATTATAGTATACGCGGCCAGATGCACCGTGGTCCAATTCTCGATGAATTTGATCTTGGCTCGGGCAAGGTTACCAACATGGGAGTTTCGGCTCTCGCAAATGACTTTGCTTGGGAAACGGAAGCGGCAGAACCAATCAACACTCTTAACGTTTGCAAGTACATGAGTTGGGGAACGGGCACAGGTGAAGGCGAAGTCTTCAACTGGAAACTGGAAACCGAAGCTGAAAACGAAGCGAGCAAAAAAGAAGCCGTTGTTGCTTCAACACGTAAATTGACATTCATCGCAGCAGGTAATGCTAAGCTCGTCATCACAGCTACCTTGGAAGCTAACCTCGCAGGCCCAACAGCAATCACTGAGTGGGGGCTCTTTTCTGCGGCAAAGACCGCAGGTGAAGCTCAGAAAGCTGCTACTGGAACTTCGGCGATAACTTTGACCGACACGGCAAAACTCGTAAAACCAGGTGAAACAGCTTCCGCAGCCAAAACACGCGGAGCGCAGAACTATATCGTCTGGGCTAAAGAAAAAGGTGCAGCAGAAAACGAAGACCTCATTGGCCTTATTACGAAAAACACCTCAGAAGTTGCCACCGTTCCTGCTTGGGAGAAAGGTGCCTCAGCAGGAGGCCCAACGACACCGTACGAAAAAACCAAATACACCATTTATCCTCTCATGTGGGATCGTCGTAAATTCGCTGCGATCAACGTAGAAAAAGGCAACAAAATCGAATTCCCTTATGAATTGGAAATCAAATCGGGCGGCTAATTAGGCGCTTGAGATCCATTCTGATTCGGAGCCACCTTTCGAGGTGGCTTTTTGTTGCTCTAGATCAATCCGCAGACGTAATAGACGATGGCCCTTCCTGAGCTTCTAGCCAACTCTCCTACTCCCGGTACACGAGAAGCATATACAACGCTTGAAGCCGAACTCAAAACTGGCGAAACCTCTGCGAAATTCACGTTGGCTCCGCCTGCGTCTTGTCGTGGCGCTGGGGCAGCGGGCATTGGTGGACAGTTCAGGGTTGTCATCGACAAAGAGATCATCCTCTGTGAAGCAGGAGAATCCAAAACTGTCAAAATTCTCAATCGTAAAGTCGAGGAATCAGCAGAAGCCGCTCATATCAACGGTTCTCAAGTTTGGATTGTCCCTACTGCTGAAGGTGTTAAGCTGACTTCAGGATCTCTTATTGAAGTTATTACTTCCACCAAAAAATGGGTGAAGGCTAAAGGCGCTCAACTCTGTAATATTATTGTTATAGGCGGCGGAGGAGGTGGAGGGTCTGGTTCCGAGGCAGCGGAAAAAGTAGAAGCATCTGGTGGTGGTGGTGGTGGTGGTGGTGCAGTCAATCTCTATACCTTCCCTGCTGCCGTCCTAGCTGCTGAAGTCGAATGCACCATCGGCAAAGGTGGTGTGGGTGGTAAATCCAAAGAAGCTGAAGGCGAAGGTGAAGCTGGTAAAGCTGGAGAAGCTTCCCACTTCGGGGAATTGCTATTTGCTGCTGGAGGAACCGCTGGTGCTGCTGGTAAAGCTGGTACGGGAGGTGCCGCCGGAGCAGTCAACAAAGGAATTTATCCGGGTAACGCTGGGGGCAAAGGTGGAGCTAAAACTGTAGGTGAAGGTGCTCCCGCTGCAACCGGAGGTGGCGGAGGAGGCGGCGGAGGAGGGGGTGGACCTACTACTACTGTATTCGAAAAAGGTGGATCAGGTGGCCACTCTTTACTAGGCTCAGAAGCCAATGCAGCAGGCGGAGCAGCCGCAGGAGAAGCCGGTAAAGAAGGAGCCGAAGGACTATCTGAATCTGGTTTTCCGGGCCACGGCGGAGGGGGCGGAGCGGCAGGTTTCGATGCAACCGCTGGAAATGGTGGCAAAGGCGGTAAATATGGAGGCGGGGGTGGAGGCGGAGGCGGAGCCTCTCTTGTGGGTAAAAAAACTGGAGAAGGCGGAACAGGCGGAGAAGGCGTCGTCGTTGTTATCACGGAGTTCTAAGGGATAAGCCATGCTGGGCGTAGACGATTTAGCAGAAGCGGAGCTTACAGGCGACACGGGATCTAATCGCTTATCTCTTAGCGCTATTCTTACATTTCTTGGCCAATTGCCAAGGAGCGTATCTTACGCTATCTCAACGCCTAGTTTAACTTTCCAAGGAACACTTACAAAAGCCTTTTCGATTGCTAAGTTATTGACAGCAACGTTTAATCTTTTTCTTGGTAGTGGTGAAAAGAACCCAATCCTTGATCCAAGTTTTGAGTACGATGAAGTAGGCTCACACGCTCCCCCAGGATGGAATTTTCTTAGCAACTCAATAATCATCGAAGGAGCCGTTGGTACTGTTACTAGTGGAGGAGGAGCTTTTGGAAACAAATACTTAAGCGTCACTACCACCGGAACGCACGAAACAGAAGGCGCGTCTACTGGTTTCGTGCAGCCGTGTACTTTGGGTGTACCAGTTACCACTTGGGTATGGTTGCGCGGCACTGCGGGAGAAAAAGTCACTGTAAAAGTACATGGTGATGGTGGTATGGGCGGATCAGGTCTTTTCAAGACACTCACGTCATCATGGGCGCAATATTCGGCGGTATATACCCCGACTGCAAATGGACTAATCGCAATGGCTGTGCATACTATAGGGAAAACAGCCATGACGTTTGAAATGGATGCTGCGTCTTTCACATCGAACTATTTCGATGGTGACAGCCCACACACCATATGGGAGGGAACTCCAGGAAATTCTATTTCGATCAAACAAATACTATCGCGTAATACTCTACACCAATTTGTGCCAAAATTGACATTCTTAGGTACAATCCAAAAAAACATTACACAAAAGCTCGAAGCCTCATTGACTTTTGTTGGTAACTTACAACGAGTTATCGTCAAAATTGTATCTGCGAGTTTATCCTTTGCGGGGTCATTAATTCACAATATGATTCATGCATTAGCGGCTACTTTATCCTTTTTGGGAACGCTTACCAAAGTCTTTTCACTTACAAAGACCCTAACCGCAAACCTTTCTTTTCTTGGTTCTCTAAGTCACAACGTCACTCATACAATACAGTCTACTTTGAGCTTCTTGGGGTCTCTACGTAAATCATTTGAAATCACTAAGCACCTGCAAGCTGCCTTGACATCCTCTGGGATTCTTCAACGAACAATAACGCATGCCTTCATAGCTACGTTAACGTTCCTTGGTTTATTACGATCGATAGCAATTAAGAATTTCTTAGCAACTGTTACTTTCGCAGGTACTCTCCAACGTCGAATCACGCATGGACTAACTGCTCTCTTAACATTTTCTACGAGCTTGCTTGATCATACAATCTACGGACTCAAAGCAACCCTCACATTTGCTGGTGCGTTACCCAAACGATTCGAAATCACTAAGCGTCTTACAGCCACTCTTCCCTTTGTCGGCACTCTCCAACGTTATATATCATTTACGCGTTCAGCAACGTTACAATTAGCCGGGGTCCTTGGAAATGCGACCATACATAGATTGTCTGCGACACTTACGTTTGTTGGCTCTCTTCCTCGCAACATTGCACGTCGCTTTTCTTCATCCATTAGTTCTGAAGGAGTGTTGAGCAAAAACACCTCGCGCGCTCTTACAGGTGTCGTTTCCTTCACAGGATCGATAACCTCACGAATTACACATTCGTTTTCTGCTTCGCTTAGTCTTTCTGGAACACTCTCACGTTCGATCAAGCGCATGCTAGTGGCTTCTATAGGGTTATCTGGATCACTGGGGAGATCCATCGTCTATAAGCTCGAAGCGGCTCTCAGGCCGGTAGGAAGGCTCCAGCGGGCCATTCTACACCAGCTTGCAGGTGCACTTGGGGTTTCAGGGAAAATGTCGAGAGAAATCTACTACCCATTGATCGCTAGTGTAACATTTGTCGGAACAGTAGGGCGCTCTGTCTTGCATCAATTTTATGCGGCCTTGGAAACGGTAGGTAAACTAACACTCAATGCATCAATCGTTAGGCGTTTCGTAGCAACACTAGATTTTAGCGGACAGATCGCGCATCGAACCGTTATGCGTATTCTTGAAGGCACACTTAACTTTGTGGGCTCTATCTTTGAGAACCATGCCAAAGTTATTCGTCCTCTGACTGACTCCCTTGTACTTAAACAGGAGAATATTCCCACTCTCACTGTGCGCCGAACAGAAATAGGTAATGTGTATGGTCTCGTCAACCACCTTGAGGGATATCCTGAAATGGAAATGCTATCTATTGTGAAAAGACGAAAAGTTTTTAAAGAGGAAGATTAGATGCCTGAACCAATCCTCAACACACTCAAAGCATCACTAGCACCATCTGGTGTTCTCCAACGAACTTTACAACATCGTATTCGTGCGCGGCTAGAGTTCATCAATGCCCATATCATTATCGCTGGGACCTTTATCCGGTTTGTGCGCGGTCCCGATCAACTCATACGCTTTGCTCCTAAGGCGAATATCATACAGTTGGCCCCGGATACCTTCGAAGAGGAACTTCCGGAAGATAGGTCAAGGCTTATCAAGATGCGCAACCAAACTACCTTGATCTCATATGATCTCGCACAAAACGTACGAGAAATCAGCAAATCGTACTATGACGATTAGCTAAGGATCATTCCAAGAATATTACTCTTGCCGCCTTCCTCGCGCGGAGTCATTTTTCCAATAAACGGCAATGATGCACTAAACGTTTCTAATTCTTTAGTTACAGAGAAATTTGTCCAGGCTCCATTCGTTGATTTGAAACATTCAAGCCCGACAAACCCTTTGGTATACACCGAATTAGCAACTTCATAGAGAAGAGTCCATGTTTCTGCGCCCGATTTGTGCCACGCTGAAACTTTTCCAGATTTTACCCCTAAGGCAACGCCGTCGCCTTCTTTCATCCCCGAAACAGTTATTCTTTCTAGTTCTGCTAAACCAGATTGATTCAATGCAAATTTACATTGTCCGGCGCTGAGCCCTTCGTTGGTAAGAAGAAGGGTGTAACCCTTTTCTTCGCCGGTTGGGTTTGGCATACAACAGTTCAAACGCACCGTGCCATTGAGCGCACTTTCAACGCCATAAATACTAGCAGTCACAACATTTTCGGTGAATTCCTGAGGAGTCCAATAGGCTGTGCTGATGGACGTTGGCGATATCCCAACAAACTTTTCTTCTGCTATCTTTCCTCTATCTGTAGCTTCAAAAAAGGCACTACTCTCGGCCCATTTACCTCCATTATTGAGTGGATTTTCAGGGGGGCGTTTGAAACTATCAAGAACCTGAACAGGTGGGAGCGGCATTACGCAACCTTAGCTACGTGTTCTATGAAAGCGCTAAGCGCCAATCCTTCTGGTTCAGCAGAAATAGACAAAATATTGAGCCGCAGACGATCTTTAGTATGGAGTGCTACTGAAACGGTAACCGCTTTGACTTCTTCTTTTTTTATTTTGAGTTTTTCGAGGCTCGGGATCGGTTTCCATTCTTTGGTACCTTCGGCATCGTAACGTTCAATGTTGTATTCGATTTCGTTCGCGCCTTTACCTTTAGCGAGTTCAACTTCGATACCGATAAGCGTCTGTGTCTCTTCCGTAGCCAACTTACGAAAAGGTCCCGGAATGATCCCTGACACTACTTTTTCAGCAACGGCCCACGTTGGAGACTCCATAACATGAACGTGGCCAAAGGGACTCCATTGTTCTCCAATTGATCCTGTCGTTTTGATGCAAATGTAGAATTGCTTAAGTTCTTCTACAAGGCGCACATCACCTTTGACGTTTCCTACGGTTGGTAGATTTGCTTCTTTCGCAACCGGAGGCATCCAATGATGCGGAGCAACTTCAAATACTTTCCATTGTTCTTCAACCGTACCACTAGTTTTGATGCAAATGTAAAATTGGTCGGTTTCGGTTACGAGACGAACATCACCAACCGTGTTACCGCTAACTGGGAGTTCCGATTCTTTCGCAACCGGAGCTTTCCAGAATGGAACAAAGACATTGAGTTTGACGTATTCGGCTCCGTTGTAGAGGACGAGTTCTTTTGTTTCTTCAACCAGAAAGATATCGCCTTTGGCCACGGCAACTTTGGGCAGTTCAGATTCTTTTTTGACCGGGAAACGCCAATGAACTTCATATTCTTCCGTGAATTTAGCTAGTCGTTTTTCGGCTTCTTGCGCATCTTCTTTGTCAAAAGGCGTGTTTTCACTTGGGAGGTCTTCCCAGTTGAACGGGGTGAATATAGCGGGATAGGCCATCGTCGCCTATTACCCGTACGAATCGCAGTCTTTCGCGAATCGCCAGGGGAAATCGCGAATGTCCGTTACGATCAGCACGACACCGATGAGGACCAAGATTGCGCCGTCCAGACCATGATGAAGATGTCGGTCGAAAACATAGACACGATGAGGATTGTGCTCCATGCGGAGAATATTACGTTTGCTCATTAGAGGCTTCCTGCGAAGTCATTCGCGGTTTGTACATCGTGAATCGTACCTCCGTCTTCTCCTCGGCTAACAGAGGATGGTTCTTCCTCCATAGGCTCCGTAGAACCAAAATCCCAGGTAGTTGGGGCATCTAGGCGCAGACTTGGATTGAGAGCCTTAAGCGCCATTTGAAGGCCCTCTACGTCGCCATCTGCATCTTCGAAGTCACGGTCAAGGCATCCTTGGTCCCGTACGGTGCCATTGGGGCGAATAACTAGGTGATGAGCATTTCCTGGCTGGGAATAGTTCTCGTCATCGCCCCAGACATCAGGATGTGTGCGGTCGTCGGCCCATGTTTGAAGCGCTCCTGTATCTGGGAAATATAGCCCCTTGCCGGACTTTCCAAGTTCCCAAGGTGCCGCTACAGCAAATCTTCCACAACTATCGCGCATACCACCTATTAGAGATGCGATTCGCGGCCACTCTATGGGTTGCCAGGCCCCGTTGCGCATTTCGCCCGGCTGGAGAGCCTCGGGAGGGATCACGCCTCGATATCCAACATGTTTACCTCGTGTAATTTGACGCTCTGTTTCTGAGGGAACATTACCAAATCCCATAGCCTCTGCCATTTGCCCTAGCGAATCATATCCTTTTTGTGGACTTACAAAACTATCAATTTTCTCATTAGGAAGCATATCATCCTCATCTGGATTAAGATGCTGGGGAGCAAGGTAAGCCGGATTGACTTTCAAGACAATCGGTTCTTCAGGAGGATTAGATTTCCGATTGACATCATCGAGTGCGCGATCCCAAGCATCTTTGGGATTTTGTGCCATATAGACATGTCCTGGTCGAGGCATAAGCCACTGTTGATGTGCCGTATCGTAGGTTGACCCTCCGGCAATAGGGGAATCCCACGGATGCAATCCATGCTGCATGATTGACTCCAAACGAGCAGGGGTCGTGCCGTGATAAAGGCCATGCTCTCCTTTCTCTTGCCAATCGCGCCAATAGTCCTCACCAACTGGCATAGCCACTCTCGCTTGAAAACTCCATATGCCCTGTGATGGATTGGTGCGCAAACGAGGATCTGCTGCTTCTGCCTGCGCCGCTACTTTACCATAGTTCTCCGGATGAGAAGACCAGCTATTGTCATCGAAGACGTTGAGCATCCCCTCTGGGGTGATCCCAAAAGCGGTATCGAACATGTCGTGGTGCTCATAATGACCCGGTTCTCCGTTGATGCCAAAAGCCCTTTCGGCATATTCTGGATGTGTTGGCGAACCGTCTTGGTTTGGACCGACACCCCAGGTATGCACTGCGCCATCGTGAATGAGACCCTTTCCCCATTGACCAGGCTCCCATCCTAACTGATGTTGAGTAACCGATTGGAATCGCCACTTGTTAGTCGGCACGAGGCGTGGATCGAGCTTATCGATGTCAGCAGGACCCTCATAGACTTTGCCCTCTGGGCCGATTTCGAATGCGTTATATTCGGTATAGGGATTGGTGTCATGAGCCCCAAGCGCCTGCTCTAGGTATTCCGGATGGTTCGGCGTTCCATCTTGACGATCAACATTCCAGGTGTGCGTCTCTCCCTTAGGAGTCACGATCCCCTTGCCGTGGTTGCCGGGAGTCCAATTGAGTACATGTCCCATACATATTAGGGTCTAGATCGCATCGCTTGACATGCCCTAGAGGGTTGTGCTACTCTGACCGATTCACAATCCACAACAAAGGAGTAGGAGAACAATTTCGTTTGCTACTACAGCCGCAGTACTCATAGCATTTCTGCCGTTTTCCGTAGTTCACCATCCGCATCACGTCCATCATCGCCACCATCACTACCATCACCAGCCTACACTAAGTCTGGCGACCGCATCTTGGTACGAAGATGGAATCGAAAATACCGCCTGTGGCGACCATCTGAACGATGGCTATGCACAGGGCATATATGGCGTATTGAGCACCTACTGGCCATGTGGAACCCGTGCAGAATTTTGCTACGCTGGTCGTTGTGTCATCGGTACGCGCGAGGACTCTGGTCCATACATTATAGGCCGGACGTTTGATCTCACGCCGAGTCTCAAGGCCGACCTCGGATGCACCGATCTATGCCCTTTGAAATGGCGTAAGCTATCGGCTTGACAGACGGGCGCATCATCTGCTAGACTCCGTATTGTTGCAGCCCTCTGAGTCGAGCAGAGTAGAGCGCGACACCCCACTCGTGATGAGGGTGGGGACTCGTAGGTCATCAGTATAGAGCCCAGACTTCCCCCGGAGTCTGGGCTCTTGCTGTTGTAGGGTCTTGACGCGCCGCACAGATAGCTGATATACTGCCGCTTCATGATCCTGACCCCCGAGTACCAACTGCATGCAATCGCTACAACGGGCGAAACCCTCATGTTGCTTGGGCCATATGATTCGCTAGAGGAGGCAGAAGGGAAGAAGCATGGTGGAGAACAAATGCCACATCTATCTGGCGTAAAGTGGATCATCATGGAACGCGCTGTGACCCAATGGGACCCGGTTGCCAATCCATCCAACTGGCCGGAGGAGGACTGATGATCTATCTCGTGATCCGTACCATCGCTCCGCTCTCGACGCCGTGGGGCGCTTCTACAATAATCATGACTCCGCACGAATACGTCGAAGCCATCTTCAAAGACAAATCTGACGCTGAAAGCTATATCGATAACTTCCCTGATTCTGACTTGGGAGTCTTCCGAATCGATGAAAGGATGCTTCAATGAAGTTTACGCACTCCAAGACGGTGTGGAATCCCAAAGACGAGTATCGTTGTACAGTCGTATCCGATTGGGATGACCATCCGGACCATCCGGACATCATAGGGACTGTCTGTAGCACTCCTGAGGAAGCCCTCACGAACGCACGTAAGCAAGCTGGCAACCTCCACCTCCTCAGGCAGGGTCATGGCTATCGCATGGAACACCGCACAGTCTCAAGTTGGTGTTTCTGGTGAGCGAGATCCCGAGCCTGACGGGTCGCGAGCAGCGTCTCGTGGGTAAGTGGCATGACGTGGAGGAGTCATCGTGAACATCCTGATCTTCAAGCGCACGCACGAGACGGGCAATCCCTACATCGCGGGCCATCGGTACGTCAGCACGTACGCGCTCAAACTGCACTGGTTCGCCATCAAACTGACCTTCACGGAGTACAACAAGGGCTACGGTTTCTGCACCTGGTATCCGTTCGCATTCTACTGGGCTGTGCCGTCCACCAAACTGCGCCTGTGGCGCACGCGCTGGCGCATCCTCGGCCTGCATATCCACAAACGCCCAACCCCAGGAGTGATCGGATGAAATGGTTTCGCCGTAGCGAGCGCTTACTTATCCCTATCCCTGTCCCTCAGAAGACCCCGTTTGAGCTTCGCATCGACGGCGTGGTCGTCGGTAAGTATGCCACGTACGAGGAAGCCCTCGACAATACCCCTGATTATGAGCGGGAAGGGCGGGAGGCGTACGAGAAGCGCTACAGGTGCAACTGGGACATTAGCGAGCGCCTTTACGGTCGCCTCTTCAACAAGGCATTCGGCTATAGGCCAGGGACGACTTCGACGGCTGACATGGCGTGCATGGGCGTACCCATTGCGCCGCAATGCATCAGCAATGATAAGTGATGCGTACTCTTGATACTGCTAATCCCGAGGATGCGATATGGGTGTCCTGCCCTGAGTGCGACGCGCTACCGGGTGATCGCTGCAAGCTCGATCCGTTGCTCGCCGGGCAGCCCGGCTACGACAAAGCGGTCCATCAAGTTCGCATCTCGTCTATGTGCTACCTTGATGAGCTAGAGCATGAGGCGACATGAAAGAGATCATCTTCCCCACACGCGCAGTCAATATACGGACTGAACACTACGATGAGTTCTGTGGACGTGGTAGTAAGTGGGGCAACCCTTTTACACATCTCCCTCTCGACCAGACAACCGCTCAATTTGCCGTGGCGACTCGCGAGGAGTCGATTAAAGCATATGAAGAGTGGTACGAGACTCAGGAGCATCTCAAGAGAGATATACACAAACTTAAGGGGTTGCACCTGGGTTGTACCTGTAAGCCAAAGCCATGTCATTGCGATTTCCTCGCCAGAAAGGCAGATGAATCATGAACGTGCATTATTACAACCGGAGAGAAAAATTCGCCCTATGGAGCGTACGTAAGGTCCTGGGCTTCCTCGAACGTGTGGATCATCTGTGGCCGCGATGAAGCCCCTCTTCATTGCAGAGATCAAGACTCGATCTCCCTTCGGGTTCGAGTCTGAGCATCCGTGGAAGAAGCTACTTGATGTTGCTATCCAGCATGGCGATATGGTGGCGGCGCACGTCGATCCAAGATGGGGCGGCGACAACGAGAAGTTGCAGCAAGCTTCCGACCTGGCGCACAAGAACGGCAAGCTGTGCTTCGCTAAGGGCACCCACCCCCGTGACATCGATATCCTCAACTCGCTCTACCACGGAGCGGATCTTGTACTGGTTGTTGGTCGTCAGCCGCCCCGCGAGCTAGCTCCAGTATGCATCTGGGAGCCGACCAATCTAGATGAGATCGTCGCAGCCAAAGACCCCGCTCAGAAAATCATGTGGAACGAACGCGACCTCTCTACCGGCCTACTTCGTAGAGACGCCGATTTTACGATGGCTCGCTGGGCACACAAGGGCTGGATGGCGCAGGCAAGCTTCATCGCCAAGCCTGAGGATATCCGTCCTAGCGCCGACGCTTTCATTGTCGGCGAGAATCTGATACCCTTCGTAGAGGCGCTATGAGACGACTACTAGCCATCCCTGCGGTTCCCTTCTTTGTGCTCGGCGAAGCGTGTTGCTTCGTCATTATGTTCTTTCGCTGGATAGGTGGCCTCGGTGGCGAGCGTCTCAAGATCAATTGGTAAGGAGTAATGTTATGAGGTTCCACCTACATACCTGGAAGGATCATGGGTTATCCACTTCTGCTCTGCCTGTGCGTTACTGTACGCGATGTGGTAGGGTCGAGTACTACATCAATCTCAGAGCGCGTTGGGAGCATGATCCCAAGCTAGAAAGTAACGAAATGGACACCAAGCCTCATGAATGATACAGATGTCCTCGTAAATGCTCCTGGGAGCCCGTTTGACGGGATTACTCTAGCGCAGGCGCATGTACTCAACGATGCCATCGGATGGCGTAGGGTAGAGGTTATCGGTGGCAGGGGTGAGTTAAAGCACAAGCCAGTTGAGTATGTCTTTCATCGTGTCATATTGCCCGGTGCAATAACGACCGACCCCTTCTCCGGGATTGGAGATCTCGAACTCTGGCGATGGGAGAACGGGATGGGGTGTCGTCATACTACGCGCGTGCTGTCGATGTGGCTTGTGCGCAGCTTCAAGGTAATAGAAGCTCCTGAGCTATCCCCTTGTATTCAGTGCGGAGCGCTGCTAACTCAATCGGAGTTGAAAGACGCAGGCGCTCTCTTCTGGGACGGCGATATCGACTATGACTATGAATCACGGCTCGAATGCAAGAAATGCTGGGAGAGTGAGTGGTGAGCGATCCAATCACTAATACCTGTGAATACTGTGGGTCTTCAGACGTAATGGACGATGCCTGGTGGTGCGATAGCCCGGAGTGCTGGGAAGCCTACAGTCACGAAGAAGACAAGCGTATGAAATACGAGCATCGCACACCGCTCACCATACACAAGGCCGTCCTAGACCTGAGCACAACCAGAGCCTCGGTCTGGGGACCCTCCTTTACCAAGATCGAACGCGCAGCCGAAGGACTTGCTCGACTGGCACGACTACCCGTCCACTAAGAGCGCGCAATCAGCGAACGGTGTAGCTCATGTGTGAATTCCTCGAACTTATCTTTGAGGTAATCGGGTTCGTCTGCGATGCTTTCGCGTAGATTAGGCTCAAAAAGAACGATAAGATCGACCAAGCTTTCATACGCAGCCATAGCCCTATCTAGTTCCTCTTTCAGATCAGAGTTCCTAATCCACTCCTCTGTCAATTCGTCGTAGAGGTCGTCAAAACCCTCCTCTAACGTTACATACCTCTTCTCTACCTTTACATACCGTTCATGAGCGTCATGAGCGTCATCAATCGCATCATCTGCTCGGTCCTCGGCATCATCTGCTCGGTCCTTCCAGTAGTTCTCATCAATTGTAGCCATGACTCCACTATAGCAGATGTGATACACTGAACAACATGGATAAGCTGACCAACGAAGACATGCGCGTCATCCACGAAGAATTCGTGGACAAGTACTTTCGCGGCAACGACAACATCGTTGGCGTCACGCGCATCAAACGCACGCCGTTCTCGTGGGCGATCCTCGTGACAGCCAAAAACCCCGCCTATGTCTCATGGCCCTATGAGTTCAAAGGCATGAAGGTGCTCGCGGAGCAGGGTGAGCCGGGTATCCTGTTATGAGCAGATCACGAGTCCTCCATATCACGATCCAGAAGGACTGCGACGTGCAGACCTTTCGCTGTGGTGGCAAGGGCGGTCAGAACAAAGACAAGCGCGATACAGGGGTCCGAGTCATCCATCGTGTCTCAGGCGCTCGTGGCGAATCGAGGGAGGGGCGCTCCCAACTGGTCAACAAGAAGGTTGCCTTTAGGCGTATGGCAGAATCTCCGGAGTTCAAACTTTGGCTTCGTCAAGCCCATGCAGAAGCGTCTATAGAGATTGATCGTTGGAAGGAACAAACAGAGCAATGGCTAGACGAAGAAATGCGCCCCGAGAACCTCTTGATCGAGTACAGCTAGTCTGATACACTGCGCTTATGAGCAGCTTAGAGGAGGAAGATCCCGCAGCGGCTATCCGTGCCCTTGAGGAGGGTATCGCCGATCGCAAGCGGCACATCCTATCCCATGAGATTGACATGAAACGACATCGAGAGGACCTCTACACGATGCACGAAACGCTCGGTATGGTACGAGCCCGACACCCGGAGCTAAAGCCATGAGCACAGAAGCCATACTCTGGATCGTCTACGGAGTCATCGCACTCCTGGCGTGGTATCCTCTCACGACATGGTGGTACAAAGATTACGATTCGGCTCAGGAAAACGGAGCCTGGGGACTCTTCATCTCTGTTCTATGGCCAGCGACAATGATCATATGGCTCACCTATCGCCTTTGTAAATACGTCGGGGAACGAGCAAAGCGTCCACTATGAACACTCTTGAACTGATCTCCCTCGTCATCTATGGCAGCATATTCCCAATCGTTTGGCTAGGTTGGGCAGCCTTTCTACTTGATGACGATATGGAAGTGACTCAAGTTGAGGCTGGGGGTATGGGATTCATCCTTGCGCTTCTCTGGCCGATATCGCTTTTCGGAGTTGTGTGTATATACATTTTCCGTTTCGTTGGCTGCCTGGCATCCAAAATATGACGACCCTCGGACTCATCCTATTTATCGTTTATGGCTCCGGTATCTTACCTTCGTGGATAATCATCACGCGCGAATTTTTGAAAGACGAATCTGAGTCGGAGGGTGAGGCGGCAGGTTATGGCTTCATATTTGCTTTGGTATGGCCAATATTCACTGCATGTTGGCTAATAGGACGTTTCTTTGGCTTCGCCGGAAAGCAAATGAAGCGTGGCTTATAACAACCCTCCGATAGCAGGCCCCGGTTCAGAGATGCTGACCTTCCTCCCGGCCGCATACGGTCACTGCGGCATCTGCGGGTACACGGGGCGTGTCAAGGCAGCACGTCAGGCGCGCTGCGGGGAGAAAAATGGCTGGCGCGTCTGGTTGGAGCGTTGCGCAGATGAAGAGTCTTGGAGCCTCTGGCGCGCTTCACCGGAGCGAGCGGAGACTGTGGGGTGGCTCCATGCATTATGAAACAAAGGCTGCCATGAAATTCGTCGGGCTAGCTGGACTCCTCTACACGATGATTATGGTGCCCGCTCTGCATTTTGGGGTCCATCATTGGCATTGGCTAACGGCGCTTGGAGTCTGTGCTCTTCCGTTCTTTATAGCATTAGTCTTGATTTGGTTATGCGGAGAGTAGCTCGAATGAATCAACCGATCAATATGCGAACATTTGTAATCGTTGAGTGTATTCACAATATGATGATCGTAGACTCGGAGAGTCGGGTCGGCCTCGATGGAGCTACGCTGTGGGTTGGCTGCGAACGAACATACGAATGTCCCAAATGCCAGTTCCCGACCGGGAATGATCAGAAGCAAGGTGTCGGGTTGCACCTATTCAACGTTCTGGAGGTCGCATGATGCATCACTCTGGGTCCACCATTCTCTTCCGGCCTGACCATGCTCCGACGTTCTGTCAGCGACTTGGCAGTGGCTATAATCCAATGCATCTGCGACTCTTCGAGAAGTTTGGTACGGATGGTCCGGCGAACAAAGTCTGGAATCGTCTCTTCACGGATGTAATCCCAATTTGCTCAGAGCTTAGGGTAGTCACCTTCATTCATTCGACGTACGCATCGAAAGCTGCTCTCTACATAGAGGAATACTGTAACTGCAAAATCCTCTCTGAGAATCCGCCTGATCCCAAGTATGAAGGTACGATGGATATCATCTCAGAAGTGACTATTTCATGTGCCGAGATTATACGCCAAAAACTTCCCAATAACACTTCAGGACCCAAGCCCATTATAACAGATTAATATCGCACGTCTCATGACCAAATCACAAGCTATCAAAACTATCGAAGAGTGTCGGGATATTCACCAAGGGTGGGTAGATCACGATGCGCTTAAGAATCAAATGGAACATGATATAGGTGGCGACAAAGATTGGCATGAAAAATGGGTCAAGAAATACAACGGCGTTCTGGAGATCCTGCGCGCGGGAGTATGATCCGACCATTCATGTAACGTTTGAGGCGAAACTCTTGCGCAGACTGTAACCCGCTACGAGATATCGTCAAAGATTTCGGTCCCAACGTTACATGTCCTGCGTAAAAGGACCCTCCTGCGGGCTCGCGCAGGAAATGCTATAATGACAGCATGGACCAGATCAAGCGCATCAAGGCTTCGCTGTTGCAACCAGGAGATCGTCTGCATGTCGAAACCGAGAAGCCACTTGTTAGCGTCATACATCGCGATCAGAAAGATGTATTGGTCTGGCGGAAGCAAGATGAGGAAGCTCCGTGGGACGTATTCCCCGAGGACAAGTGGATTACGATCTATCGACCCTCCGCTAAGCAACCCGTCTGCCCCGACGGCGGCACCTGCCATCACGAGTGCCAGGGGCGGGATTGCTTCCGTGTGGACTGCTGTGAACCGCTCTCAGGCGTATACGTGGATGATGAGTGGCCGAAGGGTCTGCGCACGTAAAGACTCGTAAAGCGGACCGCAGCAGTCCGCTTCTCGTATAAGAGACATCAAAACTGATGCTTTAGCCCCCTTTTTGGTCGATAAGGCATCACAACTGATGGCCCTCAACACGATCTAGCAGGATGTATCGATCTCTGCTACACTGTGCAGCTATGGATAATCGCCCATCTATGATGCCGGGCAAACGAGTTCGAATCACGAACTCGGCATTGATGCTCTGGGGCAATAAAGGCTATCTGGTCATGATCGAGCCAAATCGAGATCACGGTCGTGTCAGACTGGATACAGGGCCAACGATTCGTGTGCCGATAGAATGTCTCGTTGTAGAGGTCCTGGATGGTCCTCTTTACGATGCGGCCAACGACCGCCAATGGACCCTTAAGGCCGCAAAGGGAGTCTGGCAGGTAGAGACGGGAGCAGGTTACCCCTATACACTAGGAGAGAAGGTCGTGGTCGTCCCGAAGGCCGCTCTAGAGGCAGAGCATCAGAAAGTCATCGACCTTGAGCGGCGTCTCCTTCTTTACGTAGATTAATGGTCTTTCAACCCTATCTAGACATCTTCAAGCCGAGCGGGGAGGGGGTAGCCATGTATAGCAGTAAGGAGACTCCTCCCATTCATTACAGCATGGCTGAATCTAGCTTTATCCATATGCGTGCAGCAGTCCAGCGCGCGATCGATGAAGGCAAAATAACGGAGGCTAACACGTATATAGTCACGATCACAGGTAGGTTCCCTGTAAAAGCTCGTCAGTTCATAGTCATTAAGCAGAAGGGTACCCTTCAGATCTTTGCACCTACGCCACCAAGTCACGGAGCCTAAGCGCGTCTTTTCCTTTTGAACACTCGTTTTTCAACTTTGATAAGAGTAACCGATCCTCTTTCGGTACATAGAAGTACTCCTACAAGCATTAGCGCTGCATCTCCAATCCACACATTATGGAAAACATCGGTAGCGTTGACGAAGACCATTGACAGGACGGCCCAGAATCCCGCCTGCTTGCCGTTAGGGAGTTCGCTCGTAGCAGTGAGAGATGCGACTTTTGATTTGCGTCGTGATAGTCTCATGATCTATAGTGTAACACAGATCCCATTGTGTACTCGTCCGCCACACTGAGCGTGGCTTCTGAGTCCTCTATGGGACCCGAGGGAGGACCCGCTATAATGAGCGCATGGAAACTCAGACCCCTGAACGAGCATACGCAGAGGCTCGCAGTATAGGTTGGCGTCATGAAGTAGCTATGTGGGCTGCCCATGAGATGGTCTGGTATTCGAGGAAGGGATCAGAACGCCCTGCCCGTCCTGTACTGTTTGGACGCATGAACGTTTTGTCAACTCAGCGCGGCTTGATAAACACGTACTGGCAGGATCATCGATGAGCGCACACACGTCCGGGGGCTGCTATAATGGCAGGCATGGTTAAACGATGTGGCAAGTGCGGGTCCCACATGACGCGGATCACGATTCAGAACGCGATCAAAGGGCCGCGCAAAGAGTGGTGGTGCAACCTGTGCAGCAAGCGGAACACAGAGATAGCTAAGCGTTTGACTCAAGCGCTGCTCAAAGCTGGTAAGTCGTGGCCTCCCAGTGCAGAGGACTGGGCCTGGGCTTATCGGAAGACGGGCATTCGTCCACCGCGTTAGAGGCGGACCTTACAGCATCTCTGTAAGGACCCCGTACGCCGAGGGGTGGTCGATATGGAGAGTCCTCACCATGAGGCTCCAGGAAAGGACCCGCCCCGTTGACTCCCCGAATAGGGGACCCGCTCTTCTGATACACGGTTCTCCCCATTTGACTTTCCGCGATTTCGATCCCCTATAAAAGCCTCACAATGGCAGGGAGTTCCCTTAATGACGGACGGTATATCAGATCATGCACTGCTTGACATGTAGCGCCGTGTATGCTAGCTTATATGTATGCGACCAGGTGATGATCATGATTGGATACTGCTGTTTCTCGTGTGTGTTGTGATACCTGTTGGTTTCATTGCGCTCATGGCTCTTCCAGGTATCATCTTTGGTGAATAACAATCTGTGTTCAGTTTGCATGATTCATGGTGAATGTGTCACCAATACAGTGTCACTCACTCCATGTATGTGTATTACCTCATTCACTACTGGCTCTGTACTTAGCTCTGCACTTACGCTATTACATTTCACTACAACTACGCCTGAGTGGTGAACGATCGGGAGGGGGTTGGAGAGGCGGATGGAAGCAGTGGACAGGCATGAGCGATGATGCTGATAGTACATCGTCTGTGTACTTCCAGGTCATCGACTCATGCAACGGAGACGCACTCGTCGCAGGCGCTCCACAATCAAAGGACAACAATTGTTGTGAGTCCTATCTCCACCTGAGCCACTCGTACCTGCGATGCGCAACGAACAGTAGGGACAATCACCATGCTCATCAAGCAACGCATTGCTGCTGATCTCATAGTTCGATAAGCCCGTGAGATCAACCCTACGTATAGCTGGAAGAAAGTACATGGACTCAAGAATAGCATCTACTGAGTTGAAGCGTGTTGCCGCTGCTTGCGTGCTATACTCGTGGCATGGATATGCTCCTCTACTTCGCTTTCTTCGTTATCCTCTTCCTGCTATTCCTTGCTGCGTTCTAACCCATGCTCGTAAACCATATCATCGCGCTTGTCTTTGCCTTTACTCTCACTGCCTTGCTCGCCATCTATCTCATCAAGTCCATGAAACCCTAGACTTATCCCTCATTGAGTTGGGGCGTATTGCCGCCCCTCTACTCGCACTGGGATCATGAGCGCTGGAGTACCGAGTCTGCGCCAACGCCAAGCGCCGATCAGGTATAGTAATGACTCCCATCTGCGCCAGTCGCCCTTGTGACCATCTGCGTATACGATACGATAGAGCATGCCTCCCAGTATAGCATCTGCTATACTAAGCTTATGCCACCGATCATCCCAGACGCCAACGGTAAAACCATACGCACGATCATCCAGAACACAGATGGCGAAGGCGCAATCACGATCTCATTCACTGATGGCGAGTACTTGGTCATTGGTGCCGACCTACGTCTTTTGCGTGAGCCCAAGAGGCCGCTTGGCACTGTCTCTAGCACACCGATGTTTAGCGTGGTACTGGACGCTGTGCTCTCTTCGCAGCTTCGTTATGATCGACAGGTGAAGTCTACTCTACCTGCGACCACGCTAGTAAGTACTGCTCCTGCAACCTAGCCTGAAGATCCTCGCGCTCGTCTGGTCTGAGCGTGCTCGCCTCGTGTGCTGCTGGCTTTACCTCATACCATCGCTTGCACTCACACCCGGCCACTAGGCAGCCTTCGGCTGATTTGTACATAGGCCACTGACCTGAGTGCTGACCAATGGGGTGCTCACAGTCCCAGCACTTGTCATCCTTAACGCTCATGCATCTCATGATACCAGGTTGGCGCGCGACTTGCCGCCCTCTGCGCTATACTGTGCATTATGCCTGGCCACGACATGATCTTTGTTTCTCGCTTCTACGATTGGGACAATCGGCAATGGGGGTTCAAGTATTGGTGTCCAGCCTGCGGCTACCATCGATACATATGGGATTGCTGGTGGCACTTCTGGCGTCCATTATGACTACTGGCGTCTGTATCTTCATTGGACTCGTCTATGGGTGCTTGGTCGCGTTCCTGTTATGGCTGGCCTATGACCTCGGCGAGGTCTAGTGCTGCTATACTGCAATCTATGAAATCCACCATCTATAATGTTATAAGCCTCGCGGCTTTGATCTATGCTGTGATCATCTTTTTGAACATCGCATCGATTAGTCTTCAGACTACGGCTGTTGTTGCGCTTTGTGCCTACAGCATAGCGTGCGCAGAGATAGCTCGCCGGTGATCACTGACATCGACAACACCTGGCTGATCTCCGATACTCACTTCGGTCATGCCAACATCGAGCGCTTGTGCAAGCGTCCGCCAGACACCGATACGCTCATGGTTGAGGAATGGACTCGTCTTGTGCCTGCTGACGCTCTGCTCTTGCATTTAGGCGACGTTGCCTACCGTGCAGACTTCCCGGCATGGGAGACCATCATTGCTGCGCTCCCTGGTAACAAGCATCTCATCTTGGGCAACCACGATAAGCAGCCCACTGAGTACTACGAGCGTTGTGGCTTCAAGGTCGTGCCGTCCTTCACGCATATGTACGACAGATCGACGCTCGGTATGGTGGTCCTTACCTTCGATCACTATCCACGAGAGAACGCAGCTATGTCACACCAACTGTATATCCACGGCCACATTCACAACAGCGGCTACGGTTGGGGACCGGACACTACTGGCTCACCCGCTCGTGTTGGCCATGTCAACCTAAGCGTAGAGGTGACGAAGTATCGCCCTGTGAATCTAGGTACATTGCTGCGCGCTTACTTCTCATAGCCACTGTTCACGGGGGATCTCGCATACGGCCACAATATCGGCCTCAAGGATCTCGATCTTGTGCTCACCCACACCATACTTCATGATATAGCCACCGGCTGTGTTGTACCTGTCAAGGAATCGATCCACCATCAGAGTGCGCAGTGTTCCGTCATCCATGTAGGTGATCAATTTCATTAGGGGCACGCACTCTTTGGTGCGTTGTTCCTCATTGGTCATAGACACCACGGTGCTCTTCCCATGGATCACTCTCTAACAGTTCAGCGTCGATGAGATCCTTCATGCGCTTGATTTTCTCGCGTACATGTTCATCGCTATCTTCGTAACTATCCACACAGAAGTAGCCATCGCTATCCCTGATGATGGTGTAGTAGATCATAGGCCAACCTCCCAGGCATTCTTCCCTGCGGCATTCGATCGTGTGGCCCTTGTGTTTGGCGTTCATGCGTCTAGATCCCACGGGTTAGGGATGCACTGAACAAGGATAGGCGTTGTGCCCGCTGTGCATCTCTCACGATCACAGCACCAGCCCTGCTCGGTCTTGTGGAGCGTACGGAACGTGTTGGCGTTGCGCCCACAGCAATGGCATGTGTGTTGGCGCTCGTGTGTTGCCCATCTGAAGCCGTTCATGATCCGACGTTGATCTCCTCACGCGGCGTGCCACCAATGGTGTGCGTCTCGGGATAGGCGGCTGGGGCGTCCCTCCACTCCTTGTCTTCTCTCGCCCATAGCTGTTGCAGTGTGTCGCCTGGCCTCATTGCTTCTAGCATCTCATCGCCATCGCTGCTTTCGCCCCATAGCTCACCGTCTGGGTCTATGACTCGCCACCAGCGCGTTTGATACCATTGGCCGCTGGCCTGCTGTTCGATCATCTCGGCTGTTGTAGTCTTTGATCTCATTGCGTGCCTCCTACGCCCATTGCATCAGCACACTCTAGCCACGCATCCATTTCCTTGAGCGTGTACGGCCCATAGGGCAATGGCGCAAAGACCAAGAAGATGCCGCGCTCGGGCTCGACCCATTTGTCAACGAAGCCATGCTCTTGGATCTCATCGAGGCGTTTGCGCATCTGTTTGAGTGTACGCCTCATCGACATCGCCGCCATATCATGCCTCAGTCTCTCTATACATCTTAGCAATTCTCAAAGCTTGATCATCAAGCTCACACTCTGCGTCTCTCCATTCTCTGTCCTGTCTCCCCCAAAGCAATTGTAGCGTGTCGCCAGGGCGCATAGCTTCTTCCATCTCTTGCCGGTCACTGCTCTCGCCCCACAACGAGCCATCGGACGCTATGACACGCCACCAACGTGTTGGATACCAACCATCACCCATCATAGTTGATTTGCTCAGTTAAGTTAGCGATCATTTGATCTCCCATGATGTGAACTGATGCAAAGGATGTGCTCGCCTGCAAGATGCGCATGACCCGTACACATAAATGATGTCTCAACGGTCTCGGGCTTATCGCCGCGAGCAGTGCGTGTAAGATTGCGCAGAAAGTTCAAGCGATCAAGATAGGTGAGGTCGAGATGCAAAGGCACAGAGCGCTCTTCCTCTATACGCTTGTGCGAAACGAATCCCTCATCATCGCACATGCGCATCTCCAATGTGTACTTATCGTTCATTTTCCTCACCAGGGAACATACCGTTATGATAGCGCTTGCTTGGCGGTAGCACTGCACTGCGATACTCACGCCAACTGATCTGTGTGTCGTGGCAGGGTAGCGGCACGAGCGTCCAATGACCCGGCAGATACTCAGGCTGATAGAAGCTCATGCCATAGTTGAGCGCGCACCATTGTCTCCATGTCATACCTCTGTAAAGTGTAATCATAGCCCTGCCTTGATTCGTATTAATCCCTCCGACTCGCCATGATAGCCCTGCCACCTATAACGCTCTCTGGTCACATACAAATCTTGTCCGCAGGCATCGGCTGCTGCTACGATTGCCGCCTGACTGACAGTGAAGTCGATGTCGCCCCACCAAACCTGACGAAAGTATGATCTTCGTCGTAGAAAGAGCGCGCGCTCTTTTACGAAGATGCAGGCATTGAAGAACACCAGGTGATCAGGATGCTGTTCACTGTAGAACGACTTGCTACCGCTGATCATCCTGCCTTGATGCAAGCCTTGATCCTCAAGTGCTTGACCTATGGCTCCTGCCTGTGCCTCGATGCGAGCACCGGCATAGAAGTGATGAGTGAAAAAATTGCTCATCTCTTGAACGCCTTCCATACACTTTGTCGCTTAGGACGCGTATGTGACGCATTGCACTTTACACAGTATGTCACTTCCCACTCGCCCTTGGGATTACCTGGCGATGGCACTCGCTTTGATAAGAGCTTCCATGGCCCGTAGACATGCTTATCTGGATGACAGAACTTGAACATGGACTCAGTATAGCAACCAACAGGTTATCGGTATACAAGCATCTACCAACCTATGGGTTACCACGGAGGCCATAAGATCTTCACGCCCCTGGACGTTTCGAGCTTGATCCCGTTGCGCCCAAACGACATGCTCACATAATGATTGCGTGTCCCTACGTTGATCCACATCTTATTTAGTATAGCAGGTGACGGTGTTCATTTCGTCACATTCCGTCAACTTACAGCGCCTCGCGTGTGTAACTATGTCATTCGTAGGAGTGTGTAGCATAAACGTCAAGATGAGAGCCCAACTTGACGGTGCTGTAAGCTAATGACCCCAAGGTGTATCAAGTAGCTGTGCGCGCCAGTGTCGCCATATCTTACCATCAGGCCACTGAGCACGACACCAGCCATCATCGTACTCCTCAATGAGAATGACAGGTTTGCCTAGATAGTACTTAGTCATTGGCGATCATCGTAGCACAGATGTCGTCTACGTGCTACACTGGTTGTATGCACGCTCAAGAAATAGTCGGTGGTGTTATCGGATGGTGCGTTGGCTGTCTTCTGACTGTCGCGTCTATCGAAGCCACATCGACCTTCCGTGGGATCATCTTGCCATTGCTCATTGGTGTGCCCTTCACCCTATGCTTTATGTGGCTTGGCTCACATGTTGAATGATGCCCTGCGTCAAGAAAGTCTATCCCTCTAAGACACAGGCGCTTAAACGTGCAGCCAATCTTGAACTAACTGAGCACAAGCTCTTATACGCATACGAATGTAAGCGCTGCGAACATTGGCATCTCACATCCAAACGTCCACCCAAGCGATCGTATAAGCAAAAGCGTGATGGTAAGCGGCTGCGCTAGCTCTCGAAGTGCTCAAGCGCCATCTCTAAGAAGTGTTCGGGGCAAAGCCAACGTGACCCCACCCATCGCATCTTAGTTTGCGGCAACTTTATCTCACAATCAGAGCGTGCGCATTCCCTCGACCACGCATAAAGCGGATGCACAGCGTTAGCATGCTGGTAAGCGTACTCGCGCTGATGCTGGGAGCGTGCCTCCGTCTCAAGCTGGGTAGCCGTAAGCGTATCAGAAGCGCGCTTGATATGTCCTTTAAGCGTTCCGTACTTCTCATGCCATGCCCAGCGACTCATGCAGGCACCACAAACTCATAAACTTCATTGGCGTATCTCTCTCTTGCTAGCCTCGCCTCCTTGAGGACGTAGATAAAACCTCGTGCTGCCTGCTCGGCTAGTTCTACCGTATCCTCTTTGCCATCTCCTACGGTAATCAAATGTTCGCCACGTAGATGACGTACAAACCATGTCCCATCAGGATGGATCTGTACTCGATACTCGTCAGGAAGTTTAACAGCCATAGTAGGAACTCATTGTAGAATCATTGAAGCATCTCTAGATGTTCACACTCAGGCACCGGACACGGTGCTATCACTAGCTCTTCATTGGCCTCCTCTTGCCACAGAGCATGACACGACTCACACGACCACGTTGTCCAACAAGCCGGACCCCGTTGTAGCTCTTTTCTACATGCTGGACATATCTTCATAATGTACTCTCCTTGCTCAAGCGACGATAAGCGTCACACTGAATGCACTCTCCCGGCCCGTGCTCTTCACCCTCAGGAATCAACCCAAGCAAATCATATGGTGAATCAAAGACCACACGAAGCTCCTTCATACGCTTCAATACGTCATCCTCGTAGTCCACGTCATCATAGCTGCAACCCATTATACCATCTCCGGTATGTTCTGCTCCTCGCGCCATTTAGCCCATGAGGGATCTATAGCCTTGTGGCGGAGCCACTCCTCTACATCGGGCTTGGGCTCGAAAGGCTTAAACTCCCCCTCGGCTGTGTCGCGCTCATTCCAGTCGCGGCAGCGCTCGCACACAAAAGCTCCGCGCTCATCGTTGCTGTCGTAGTACTCGACTTCCTCAGCATGTGATGGCGGACGTTCGGACCATTCGGGCTCTGACTCGCTGTGGAACAGGTGCTCGCTACAGAAGAACAACCCGCAGCCCTGCTCGCCGCCGTAGGGCTCGCCACCACAGACATAGCCTAGGCCACGATCGATCTTGACCTTACAGTCTGGGTGATCACACACAGCGGGCACACCGTAGCCGATGTCGCGCGCCCACGTGTCGTCGTATCCGATTTCCCAACCCACTCCTGCTATAATAGCAGATCATGGACATCTTTGAGCACCAGAAGCGACCAATGCCATCCAGGACCACACTATGATCACCATCAAAGATATCGTCAAGCCTCTCCCTCAGCCTTACAAGGCTTATGCCGCACGGCTCGTGCTTGTATGCTCAGTGCCGATCCTCGTGCCCCTCTCCGTTATTGTGGAAGGTAGCGCGTGGTGCAAGGAGATGTACCGCGAGTATATCGATGCGTGGCAAAGCGTGAGGGAATGGTGATGTACGAGAATCCCTGGATAGTCTATGTGGCTTGCGCCTTCTTTCTGGCGATCATTGTGATCACCCTAATCGAAAAGAGCGTGCTATGAGGAGCGATCCTGGTCTAGCTTATGCCTTTGGGGCAAGCATAGCCATTATGGTCTTGCTTGCTGTCATATTTCTCGTTCTTGAATCCTTGGGGATCAATTCATGAAAAGCAAGCGTCTCCTCACCGAAGTTCTGATGTATGGCACGCTCATCATCCGTGGCGTGCAGCTAGGGGATGAGATCAAACGCCTCTACGTGATCCACAAGCCCAAAGGACACATTGGCTTCGTGCGCCCCGAGCGCAAGCGCTGGTTCAGTCGTCGTGGTCGCTAGCGTGCTTCTCAGCCGAGCGCTTCTGACATAACGGACACAGAGTCCTAATCCAAAAGGCGTTGGCTTTACAAGGCTCTCCAGCCATGCCGCAGTTTTCGCATGTCTTGAAGCTCAGTTCCTCGGCAGCCTCAATCAACTTGCGAGCGCGATCATAATCTTGCTCTGGGAAAGCATCCAGGTAAAAGCGCAGTCCACCGAACTTCTCCTTGACCTGCCCAATCACATAGTCAGGTGCTATGTCGCGTAGATTGGCATCTAGCTCTCGTACGAGCGGTCGCCAACCCTCACCCACATGCTCAATCCATCGCTCGATAGATTTAGGATCGGGGTGTTCTTCAAACACCCTCTGAATCCTCTTGCTCGTTTCCTCAGGAGTCTCTGGTATGCCATCTACAATCATCCGAGATCCTTCTCTGGATCGTACCACTCGGCGTACTGAGTCACTTCGAAGGGAGCAAGCGTAACGTTGTAGCCCGCAGCGTTGAGCGCCCGAGCCATCTTATGCGCTCCTACGGGGTTCCATGAATGAATGATGACCGCATCAGGTACGAGATCCTGTTCAATCATCCATTCCACGAGCTTCATGCCCGTCTCCTCAGATGATCCCTTGGCATAAATACCGTCGCTAGGAGCAGCGCCGAGATCATGGTCGAGCGAGATAGTCGTGATCTTAGCAGCCGATGACAATAGCAGCTTTGCCTGTGCGTTATCACATGCGCGCTCCCAACCCTTGGGTGCTGGGCGTACATCATCGTGCCAAATCTTCATGATTGCCTCATATTAGCACGTAGCCAGAGAAAAAACAAGCGGGGAAGTGCCTTAGCGCGATTCAATGCGTGCTCTAGCTGAGCCGTATAAGCACAGACCTCACAGCGTGGAGAGCCACCACCATGGGTGATTGCCAACATGTCACCCCAAACAATTACGCCCTTGCGCTTACCGCAGTTGTGGCAGAGCTTCAAGTCATAAGAATCGATGTAAAGGTTGCTCATCTGTCTCGCTCCCACCGCTCCAGCATCTTGATGGCCTCCTTGACTTCATCCACGTCGAGCATCGCAATCGTGTCATCGTCGTCATTCAATCGCACATCGATCGTTGTCTCTTGGAGGGTCACAACAAGCTCCTTAACGTATTGGTGCTCGCCTTCGCGGTCGATCATATCGACGCGAATCAGCACTCCTTTAGGCAAGCTCATGTCGCATCTCCCAGTCCGTGAAGTATGCGGAGCGCCAGCGACCGTCGATATACTTGTCATCCATGGTCCATTGCACAACAGCCTCGTCGCTCATGTTACCGGGCGTTGTATTGCGCGCTCGCCGAACAGCCTCTTCGACCAGTTCGCGTACTTTATCTTCATCCAAATACATCATAACACTAGTATAGCAAGCTAGCCTTTGGCTAGTTCCTCGTCTGTCTTGCGGACGAAGCCGATGAGCCGACAGTTGGTCGGTGTAGGTAGTTCACGAAAGCGATGCCACGCCTTATCAAACGAACGAATCGTCTCTTTCCCCAATGACGATGTGACCTCTAACTCGGCCACAACCGTCATCACATCCTTCTCGTCCTTCTTCTTAGCTGCCATTTTTGAGTACTTTGAGGATTAGGTCATAGCGATCTATTGCGTCATCATGGTGAAGCATCGCCTCTTTGATTGTGTCTGTATCCAGGCAATTTTCCACAGCCCCTAGCGGTGATTTGAACGCCGCAGGCTGCTCATCACTTTGCAGCCAATCGTAGAAATATGCATGCCATTCCACATGACTCTCACGATGCTCTTCAGCATACGCGATTGCCTGAGTACGCTCCCTTTCCTTGACCAGGCTCCTCCAAGGATCTGGATTTTTCATGATTACTTGCTCTTGGGAAATGCGCTCAGCCACAGTACGATGTCAGCCGCACGATGCTGATGCTTGATGCGCTCAGGCAATACGCGCAGAGCCGCTCCAGTGAAAAACACGCTCCAGAATCGAGCATTCTTTATAGCACTCATGATATCTCCTCCTTCTGCTGCTCCTGACGGAGCGCCTTGATTAGCTCCGCAGGGCTCTTCCCAGCGAAGGTTCGACTATATGCAAGATAGTCCTCTCCACGATAGCAGCCTGCGATATAGCTAGCAAGTGCTGCGGCCTGATCTTCATCTAAGGCCGTAAACTCTTCATCAACATCCACGCGACCTGCGCGAATGAGCGCATCATCTAAAGCATCACGATTGTTGGTGGTCATGACCGTAATAAGACCATGAGGAGTCCATACACCATCGAGCGCATTAAGCATAGCTGCGATAGTCGTACCGTCCTCGTCATTGCGCTCAGTCATGGCATGGAATACATCGACATCCTCAAGCAAGAGCATGGACTTCGGCTCAATAGCCGTCACCAAGCTCATAAGATCAGCATCCTTGTCAAGATCACCAAGGGGAAGATAGTAAATGGGTATGCCAAAGTGATTAGCAAGGGCTCTAGCCACACTAGTCTTACCCGTGCCGGGTTCGCCATGGAATAGATAACCCCGGTGCCATGGTTGACTAGTGCGACCATAAATATCCTCGCTAGCCAAAAAGACCTCTAAATCCTTAACCAGATGTTGAATCTGATTCTCCTTGAGCACCACACTGTCAAGCGTCCTAGGAGGTAAATCACTTCGCTTGTTCCATGAGCCACCCCAACGGCTTGGTATAAGAAGCGGTGGCGGACCAGATTTCTTATACTTGGCCTTTTGTAGACCCTCGATCATCCTCACAACGGCGTCACGACCTTTAGTATTTGTGGCCGAGAATGTGATTTTCTCCAAAATCCTACGATATTCCTCAGGTATTTTCTCGCGCCCTCCTGAGAACTCCTCACGAGTCACACTGACCATAACTTTACAGCCATCAATCACAACCACTTGCGTACGACTCCCGTCGTAACGTAACTTTACAGGAGGAGTTGAATCCTTGTCATTATCTCCCTCGTAACACATATCGCGATGCCTGTTCTCGCCCGTGCTGGCGATCAGAGCCTTACGATCGTGCTCAGGGATACGAGCTAAGAGCCACTCGTGCAAATGCGGATAGATATCATCCGTACCCGCTATTGTGATTGTGTAATCCTCGTGCCTACGAGTCCATGCGATCCCTGATTTGATCATAGGCGCTGCAACCTGTGCTGCTGCAATAGCGGCGAGAGCCTTGCCCGCATGTTTGCCGCCATATTTCTCGATGATGTCTAGATGTTTCGCTTTGATCGTCGGGAGGCCGTCTACCATGCGTTGGAGTGTAGCAGACCCTCTTTCTCGCGGAGCGTCTGCCCTGCATTGGTTCCCTTCGGGGGCTCCTTACCTAGCGACCGTGTACATCGCCAAGTAACCGGGCAGACGGCGCAATATAGAATCGGCGTACCAGAAGAACGCTGTTCATTTTCGCTCATGCGGCAGTTCGAGCAACCCAGGAATGCTGCCCCTAAGGGGACTACGAACTCTCCCTTAGCTTTCTTGTCGGCTTGATACTTACGTATTTCTAATTCACGGAGATTAGCACTCATGACTGAACCAATTCTAGGTCTTCTCGTTCCTTGCGCTTCTTACGAATCTCTTGTGGTGGCTTAGGCATAGCTATATCGCCACCCTCTAGATCGTCTTCGTGTTCGTCTTCGTCGGTAGCCCCTTCTGCTCGTGGCAACCCACCCCAACTCTCGCTACTTGCGCCAGGGCTCTGCATATGCCAAACATGTTCTCGTTGCTGAAGACAACCAGGACAATCGCATGCTACACTGTAAGCATGATCAACCCCAATGCCCTTCTGCTGGTCGCCTTCACCACGGTCGTAGGCGCTCTCCTTGGTTCCGTTCTTATCGGCGCTGCGGTAGGCCTCGCTATCGTGCTGATTGCCACCATCGTTAACTGAGCCCTCAGCTTTCATATAGTTGCGAGGTTGATCCTGCGGATAGCCGACCGGGTGACCTTCAGGGATTGACCATGAGTGATCACTGTTCTCCTCAGTGGGGTTGAGTCCATGTACAGGGCAGTCAAGCTTGTGCCCCTGATCACATGTACATCCCTCTTTCTCTGGATGAGGATTGCCTTGTGCTGGCTCTTGCATCGTGGTAGGGGGCATCATACGCGCGTCTGGATACTCGCGTGTATCCGATTGGTCTGCTCCGAAGTGCCAATCGGTATGTTCACCTGATCGAAGACTCGGTACGGTCTGAAAGATGTGGTTAATGATGTCAGCCGGGACAGGGTGAGCCTTAGTATCGAGTCCACCGCGTGGTCGGATATTGAAGAAGTGCGCGCTTCCTTCGCCTAGCTGATATGGAGCATGGCTATCCATGTACTCCGCATGGTGCGGGGAACCTTGTACATTGACTGCCCATGTATGCACGTCACCACTAGGCGTCACAAGGCCCTTGCCTGGGATACCCGAGCCTGGTAACCAAGCAAGTTGATGGCTGGCTTCCCTGAACGAGCGATACCCATCGTCTGCCATTTTCCCGTCAGGGCCGTCGCCCCATGTATGCTCGTCCCATTTGCCATAGCCATTAGGGGTAGCTTCCAAGTTATCCTCGAAGTCCTGCCAAGGCATGGCGAACTCAGGAACAGAAGATGTAGGTATCACGCGCGGCTCTCCATCGATTCCCTCACCAACCGGCTTGCCTCGAAAGCCAACCACCCACCGATCTTGTGGGTCCCAACTCATATGACTCATGTATTCAGAGAGGTGATGGGGATTCCAGAACGATGAATACCCCGGCTTGCGATACTTCTCGCGCATAGTGTCAGATATTCCATTGTCCTCGATCGGCACCGTCTCTGCGTGCTCGGTTCCCCACCAAGGCGCATCTGGATGATGCGCACGATAGTAGAGGCCGTTCTCCATCGGCAACGCCGTTAGCTGTTCGCCAGCTACTCTAGCGTACGCTGTCTGCCAGCTTTTGCTGCTCTCAGTAGGATCGGGTGAGTAACCATGAGCTTTGGCAAATTCGCGTAACTTGATAGAGCTTGGTTCCGTAATAGAAGCGTTGCCGTGACCAAGCGCGTTATTGATCGCCTGGTCGCCGGGATGTCCACTCAAAAAGAATGAGGCATGAGGATAGCCCGTAGGATCGCGCAAGCTCATCCATTGGTGATAGGGATACTGGCCTCCAAAGTTATCAATGGAGAAATCATCTAGAGTCTTATAAGGCTCGTTGGTGTACTCTGTTTCTCCATCGATTTCTCGTCCGGTCCCGCGAAGTCCTTTAGCCCAACAATTATGCATAAGCTGACCCTCCCGCTGACGATCCTCTGGGGTCACGAGCTTATGAATTCGCCATTGATCAGGAAATTCATGAACCACTTGCGAAGTATCGGGACCCACTTGCTCAAGAGCCCGAGCCCGTTGAGGTTGAGTTAGCCCCCCTATGTGCTCGGGGAGATTCACAACTTCCTTCTCGATCTCCGACGGCTCATGCACCTTGAACTCACGAGCCCAGTCTTCCTCTAGATCGTCAGGCGCTCGATCGGTAGTCACATCCGTGTGCTTCTCAAGAAGCTCCTTCATGATGCCTATGCCTTTGGCATTATGGGAGTGGATGTTCACACTCTTGGGCATATGCTTGCGGTGCTCATGCAACCAAATTACAAAGTCGCCGCCGCTCAGCGCATCTGGATTAATGACGACTTTACCCTCGTATTTGACTATACCCAAGTCATGATCAAGCGACATATGAGCGTAGTCATTATCCTTGGCGAGCTTTTTTGCTTCGCTTGCATCTTTGGCCCAATCCCAAGACTCATCAGGGGGATGTCGCGTATCGTCTAGCCAGAGTTTGTGCCTCGTAAAGGCTAGCCTAGACTGAAAATCCCAGTATTGCTCCTTGCCCTTGAATCCCACGTCCTTGATACGAGGATCAGCCTGTTCTACGATATGGCGATAATCACGCGGGTCGTTTTCGCCATACTGATCTGGGCGTGGCTTATAGAATTTGACGCGACCTGCCTGAGAGATGTTGAAACATGTGTCCCAGAACGTCGTTGGCTGTCCTTCCCACTCGCCACCGTGGGGATCGTAGTCGCCGCCCTCATTAACCATACCTTTGGGATGATTGAGCCCAAAGACCTTTTCAGCGTACTGAACATGGCTTGGTCTTCCGTCCTGACCGCTCGTAGGCCACGTATGTACATTGCCCTGAGGATCAAGCATACCCTTGCCAGGGGTACCCGGCTCCCAGTTGAGTTGATTACCTTGATTATCAGAGACCTTTGTCTCTGCCCGCATCCAGGTGCGTGGAGCATCTGTGTGATAGTCATAGCCCACGGGGCTAGATGGATCTGGGAAATCCAGAGAGTCATCATAAGTTGGTAGCGTCGGATGCAGACCGTGACATGGGCAATCCAACTTATGGCCATCTTTGCATGTGCAATCCACATCAACGGGCTCACCATTTCGCTCTCGTAAAGCATTTGGCCATTGATCCTTTGGGTTCCAGCTATCAGCCACCTTAGCCGTAGGTTGCCCTATTTTCCACTCAGGGAGAATTTCTTTCTCTTGCCTCTCCCGCCAATATGATCCTGGCTCCTTTAACTCATTCTCAGCATTTTGAGTATGCTCATATGGTTCATGCAAAGTCAAAGCCTCGGGTAGAATAGAGTGAAGAGCCACTGTCATTCCTGTATCAGGGAAAATAGGATCGTCAATCGCTTCGTCAATATATGAAGGATCAACCTTCCAAAGATCTCCACGTATATCGACTCCTCCCCCTGCATCCTCAGGATGAGGGGCTAAGTAGACACCTTCAGGTTGATGTGCCACACTTCCAGCCTCCTCATTGTCGGCCTCTCCCCATGCCGGATTTAAACGGGGATGTGAAACTTGTAATCCGTGCTGCATAATGCGAGCACGATCCTCTGTGGGAGCCATATGATAATATGACTCATCTTCGTCATTCCAGTCAGCAATGAAGTGAAGCAACTGAGACTCATATGATGGACGCACTCGTGCTATCCTCCATGTATGAGCTCTTTTTTGATGGTCTTTCTTGTCACCCTTTACATGTTCTTGCTCTGTACCATCATCTATATCCTCTCGCGGTGGTGACACTGAGCTTATCTCTGTCTCGAAGGTAAGCTTAGGTGGCTTGAGCCCTTTTGGTAGCGAGCCATATGCAATCGTCATGTGCGGCTTGAAATCATCATGAGAATAGGGGCTGATCTCAATACCGTGATCTTCAGCGCGGTCAGCTAATTGATCGTGATGCTCCCGAATCGTATCACTATCACAAGTCAAAACTATAGCATCTTGACCCTCTCCCTTCTCTTTAGATGGGAATGCCTTAATATCCTTGATCGTGACCGCATGTTGGTCTTCTGGCCAACCCTGCTCTTTCTCCGAGAAAACATCACTTGTCTCAGGAGCATAAAGCATCGTGATGTGATATTCCTCAATTGGCTCAAGCTCTGTGCCCTCCGGCCAATCCTGTTCTTCAGCCCAATTATGGATCTCAATGCCGATAGGCTTAGGGATACCAAGCCCTATGTGTAACTCATCCCTCTTAGCGGTCTTGATCGAATCATTGTTAGGCGTAAGTTTTTTGATACGCCATTCTTCGAGGCGCTCATCTTGAATGGCTTTAACGCGCTGCTCTTGTGGATTGAGAGTGTACGCACGCTCAGATGGTGTCATCTCGATTTCACTCTTATCCCATGCACTTGCCTTGGAGGCTTGAGTCAACATGGACGCCTCCTATGTCTTTATAATCCCAGTGCCCACCAAAAATGGAGGCATGTTTGGATGGGCTTCGCCGCCACCTGTAGCATTTGTCGTTCCGCTATTAGTCAAGATCGCGCCAGCCATCACACCACCTAGTGTACCGCTCACACTACAAGCGGGTACTCCATTGACACTTCCGGTCGCATTATTGACTCCAGCATTCCCCCAAAGAACCTCCACTTCTCCTGATGGGTCTCTTGTGAGATAGCGTGGGGCAGATTCGGCCGAAAGAGCGTGCGTCATGTAAGACCAACCACCACGATTTTCTGGTGGTTGATGAGTGTGATCTGCGATGACACCTTTAAGTTCGCCGCTGACGGTACCTGAGACGCTCGCTGAGCCCCCTACAGGCGTCTGCGTGTGCGTATGAGCTTCGGTCTGTCCTGTAGTAAGTTTGATCGTCTCAGCGCCTTCTTTTGCACCAACAGAGCGCACGGTCAAACCAGGACCGGCACCTGCTCCTACAGTCACACGACCGCGTGTGTCAGGCACATTGAAATTCGCCCCTTCACCGCCATATTTGTAGCCAATGACTTTGAACAGACGATTATATTCCGCAGTCGGATAGCTTTTGCCATCTCGCAGGAGATATCCAGCCGGAGCTACATCACCTCCGAAATCAAGAAAAGCCCCGGTGGGCACCAGAGATTCAAGAACTGATTGGGTGTCATTGAAATTTTCGTCTTTGCGCAGGTCCTTTCGATAAATGACCCCTTCCCCGACACGAGGGTTTTCAATGCCTCTTCCTGATAGTGTATCCCAGTTGTAAACGGTGGCTGCAATGAAGGGTTTGCCGCCCGTGACTGTGATCGTATATGCGCCTTCTTCTACCCAACCATTGATCTTGCCATTAGAGTCGGTAGTCGGGACAATAGCTCCCGCTTCTTTCTCAGTACCATAGACAGTAACCGCAGATTCACTCGTGCGGCTTTTGATTGTGACTGTCGCGCCTACAACAGGGCGTGAAGCGAATTTACCCGAACTTTCAGGGTTTTCTTCGAGTGTATCGACAACAAAAGGGATTTGCACTCGGTTAGCTGGCATCATCTATTACTTCAACGGACGACACTGATTTTCTTATTTACGGCAGATGCACCACAATCTTTTCAATTAGCTTACCCGCCGGACCTTCTGGACCGAGCGGTCCTTGAGGTCCGATACCACCACGTAATCCCGGTGGTCCAGGAATCCCCGCTGGACCCCGTGGTCCAGGAATACCTACCCCTACGCCGCTCGGCCCACGAGGACCTGGTGCTCCTGTAGCTCCAGGAGGCCCAGAAACGCCCCGTGCGCCCCTGATTGATTGTCCTGCGGGTCCTCGCGCACCTTGAAATCCTTGAGGTCCCTGAGGCCCTCGTGGACCGCGTATCCCGACAATCGTTACATGATTGGTCTTGTTATGAATGATCGGCTGGACGACCTTTGTGATCTTTTCAACATGCTCAATGCGAGTCTGAAGATTGTGACGTGCAGATATATCGCCTTCTAGCTTAGCAAAGGTGAGGCCAGCAATCAATGTTAGAATGGCGATGCTTGCCACGATGAATTGACGAAAACGTTTCTCGGTCATAATTCCACAAGGTTCTGATCTCCGTTAGCTAGAGCATATCGAAGAGCATCATGAATCCGGCGATCTTGCTCACTAGCTGTAAGTGCTGCTACTTCAAGCAAACGATACCAATCCTCCATATGCAAAGATACAGTCCTAATACTATGCCCGTTGCTGTACTGGATAATTGTCATTGCTTACCCACATGAGTCGCGTTGTACTTTTTCGAGTTGCCGAAGATTAAATTTTTCATGCAAAGTGCCCTCATGAATGAGCTTTATTAGCTCCTTGTGTGACAAACCAGGGAAGCTGATTTTGGCGATTATCTTTTGCGCCTCGGGGCTAGCAGCACGCGCTACGCTTTCTCGATTGATCGCAGCGATCACCTTGATGTTGGAACAGGTGTTAGATTGCCCCGATTTGATTTCAGCAAATCCCCATCCTACGATGAGGGAGAAAACTACCACACCGATTACGAAGAAATAGCGAAATCCCCTATTGGTCATGAGTCTCCCTAATGAATAGCGAGGACGAGATAGGTGAAAACAGTGCCAAATGTACAACCCATTGCAAGCCCTATTGTATGGGTCCAGTTTTGGACGAATCGGTCGTATTTGTTCTTGAATCGTCGGAGGAATCTTGGTCCGGAAGGGGGACGCCAAGCATTCCCAGGATCAACCTTACGAACGGATTCGTGCCATCCTTCTTGTCCCCCCGCATGAACGGGACGCTGAAGATTAGGAAAAGCCCCAGGAAGATCAAAATGGGCTGGGCCGACACTACTAGAAACGCTTGCCACACCAAGATCCCTACGCCGAGTGCTAGCAAGAGCCCGTCCCTGAAGATCGCTGTTATTCTTTGTTTCATTCATTGTTCAAAGAAGACAGGAGGGACACCATTTCATGTATTATCCCAACGTACCACCTTTTTTTGAAGTTCTCTAGTGGATGATCACGGGTGTTCCAGCTTCCAAATGCCACGCGAGCCATGTAATCGCAGCATTTTCAAAGCGAATACAGCCATGAGAAGAAGCTGTTCCAATAGGTTCCGGTAGTCCTTCGCGACCATGTAAAGCAACCTGACCAGGACCTCCATCAAATTCAGTCAACACATTCGAGTAAGCCGAGGTAGCGAGCGCATAAGGTCCGGTCACTTCGCCGCGCTCAGACATGATCTCGGTTACGAAGAAATTTCCAGTGGGAGTAGGCAAACGCGGTCTTCCTACCACCACACGGTATGAGCGCAAAAGCTTGCCGCGCAAAAAAATGTGCGCCTTTCTTTGCGTTCGATTGATATAGACGGCCCATGGAGTAGTGCTAAGAGTAGTGCTAATGGCGCTAATCCATCCGGTCGCTCCATCGGGCCTGTAAGGCAGTCTAACGCGATACCAGCCATCTCGAATCGAGATGATAGGCAGCACGGTCGGCTCGCCTGTAGCTGGCTCTGTAGACCGCACAGCACTCACGAGACGCCCACCGGGACTTGCATGAACCGGAGTGGTTCGATGCAAGCCCACAGTGGGAGTACTCGCAATAACGCTCGAAATGATGAGCGCTTTGATCACTTGACTAGCCGGTTACGGCTGCTTTGTGATGGACTACATGATGGTGCTTCTTGTGCTTCACAGGTGCCTTGCCTTTGTACGGCGCAGCAGTCTGCACGATTGGTCCCTGCGGACCTACCGCTCCTGCTACTCCAGCCACTCCAGCTACGCCTGCGACTCCGGTTGTTCCGGGGTTACCTACGGGACCTTGAGGTCCTACGGGTCCTACGGAACCTTCAGGACCAGCGGGACCAGTGGGACCCGTCGCTCCAGTTGCGCCAGTGGGACCAACGCAAGTCGGGACGACGAACTGCTCATCGAACTGCGGAACTGGCAGCCCGAGACAGTCATAGCCGACACCGTTTGTGCCGTTGGTTCCATTGGTGCCATCGGTACCATTCGTACCGGAAGCCCCTTCGGCTCCAGTCGCACCTGTGTCGCCCTTAGCGCCTTCTTTTCCTTCAGCGCCAGGTTCGCCATTCAGGCCATTGACGCCTTCTTTGCCTTCTTTGCCTTCGGCACCAGTCGCGCCGGTCGCTCCAGTTTCACCTGTGCATTTCGGCTGTTCCTCGAAGAAGAACGAGGGGAGGCCGGTGCAGTTAAACCCAATACCTTCGGGTCCAGATTCACCTTTGGTTCCTGCGGGACCTTCAGGTCCAGTCGGACCTGCGGGACCTTCGGGACCCGTCGCCCCTGTGTCTCCTGCGGGGCCTTCCTTACCTGCGGGGCCTTCTGATCCTGTAGCTCCAGTTTCGCCTGAGTCACCCTTGGGTCCCTGCGGACCTTCGGTACCAGGGTCGCCCTTGGGACCTTGAGGTCCTTCTGGTGCAGGAGCACAAGCGGGCTCAACCCACTTGACAGCACCATGGCTGTTGTCGCCATGGCCCTCTCGGTACAGCACGATCCCGACCGCTGCTTCGCCCTTGCCACAGAGATTTTCGAACTTCTGATCTCCAGGGTTCAGGTGGTCAGGTTTTTCATTGATTTCTTGTTCCGTGACTTCGGCACCAGGGGTGTCGGTTACGGTGGCCATCGCAGGACTAGCGCTGAACGCCAATGCTCCGATAGCCATGAATCCTACGATGTACTTCTTCATGCCAACCTTTCGGTTTGGGATTAGAATGTACTACTTTCCAGCCAATATAGCTGACATTGGCAAGCTTGTCAAGGATGCTGTAGGCGATGCCACCAGCAAAGCACGAGAGCATCAATCAGAAGCCAAATAGCTATGCCATCCAGGATCATGATTCCTCCTCCGGCTCGTAGAATTCGAGAAGGATTGCCTCGCCATCGTCTACGATCTCAGTGTGGACCTTGAGGCCATAGCTTTTGGCCGTGCGGTGCGCACCGACCCTGAAAGACTTAGGTTGGCCATTAAAGTCCTCGCCTTTGAAAAGCTTATGGATCTCGCCGTCCATCCACGTCTCCCATGGATAGATGGGAGGTCGGCCTTGACGACCTGCAAAGCTGTCTACGACTTCGCTCATCGTTTCCCTTTCCCCACGAGCAAATGAATACGATCAGCTTGACTCAGACCCTCGGGAGCAGGAACATGGTGCTGGTCAAGGGCAGCCTGAACATCCTGCATTGCATACGCGCTATCGTTTCTTAACGTATGAAGAAGACGGATCAAGTTTGTGCCACTAATCTGAAACTCTGCGGGCCATCCGATGTTCAGTTCGTTCGATCCATACCAGATCGCTCCCTCATAAAACTTCTCCTTCATGAGATCCATCGATAGTTCCTCGCCCTCATGTACAATCGTTGTGTTTCTCTCGCTCATGAGGTGTATGGCTCCTTTAACTTTTGCTTGATGTCATTCCAAACATGCCCCGCGTAGGTCTTGATCGCGCTCTCCAGTATCAATGCCCGGTTTTGCCATGAGTCAAGAAGCTGAGCCGCTATCTGAAGGTTCTCTTCGAAAATCCCACGCTCTTTTCCATGCTCTTGTTCAGTTTCAAGCAAAACGCCCATCATATCTTCGAAGAGAGACTCCCACTTGTCCGATCTGGCCTCTGCTCGTTCAAGCTTGACTTCGAGCATCTCGCGCGTGGCTAGTGCATCGATGGATACATAGTTGAGATTGGCCTCAACCTCCATGCGTGCTTGCTCATCGGGCCGTACGGGACGTGGCGACGCGCACCAGCACTGTGGATCGTTACATGGCATCCGGGTGATTGGGTCAGATTCAGGCACGGGGACCTACACAGAAGGGGCAGCTAGGGTCGTCACACTCGGGAATGCCTTTCCGGTCAAAGTAAGAACGCAGACCAGGCATATCATCCAAGCTCGGTGGTTCGTGCCAAGACTCGCTGATCCAAGCTGCGCCCGTAGTAGCCTCATCGAAGTAAGGATCATCATCGATATTGACGCTCGGTTGCTGCACCGGACGAATAGGGAAGAGATCAAGCACGCGCGGATCATCATCGAGCACGAGATCCACGATCTCCTCCCACCAAGGATGATTGGAGTCCGCCTCGTAAGGTACACCGTCGAAGAGAACGAGGATGCTCTTGGTGCCGATGTCGGGATGAGTGAGTGTGAATTCCATAGCTGCACAGTGTAGCAGATTATCGCTCGGTATCTCGCACACTCCGGAGAAACTGTGCGCGCACGCTCTCCTGGCGGCCTGTTCCATCCCACTTCACGATGTATAGCGCGGGCTGAACCTCAACGATCTCTCCAATGTTGCCGCCGCCGTACCATTCGACACGATCGTTGACACCCATTTTCGGTGGGTCGTCCGGTCGCTTGCGCTCATAAGGACCCTCTCCCCATACCATCTCCTCCTCTGGTCGCTCGGTGTCCTCACCGATACTCTTCACGGCCTCAACCAGCTTCTCCATCTGCGGATCGCGCCGCTCCGGCAACGCTTCGTGACCATGTAGCGGGCACTCACGATTGACCATGCTGCGATCCCAGCCGATCATCCCCTCGGGCGGGTGCTGGCAAGTACATGTCTCGTCTGTCTGTCGCTCGGTGTCCTCACGGGCGACGAGGCGGCGGTTGATCGTGACAGTTCCACAGATTGCACACTTAGCGCGGCCCAAATCTGAATCCGGTGCAACCGCGAACTCGTGTCCCTGTGCGCAAATAAAGAACGCCCAATCTCCCTGTGGCTTCTCACTGGCAGTGAGAGCGGCCATATAGCCAGCTTCGAAGGGGGATCTGCTCGTCCCGAGAACAGGTAAATCTTTTCTGGCAATAATGAACGCAGCCTCCATAGCCTCGCGCTCTTGACCGTCGAGATCAGTCATGGTCGCTGCTTCCTAATACGCAGGCCAGAATGCACATGGCAAATAGAAAGCATGTAAAACCAATTGATATAGCAGCTATATCACTCATCGCTCGGTGTCCTCACAGGCAGCGGCTAACTTGTCAAAAGCGTCTGCTATCGCCGCCTCAAAACGATAAGTGCTGCTAACAGGATTCCAGCCCGTTAGCTCTCCGATCAGCTTCTCATGCGGTCGCATACGCTCCCAGAACCACTTCATCCGGGCATGGGGTGTCCCGTCGCCAATCGCACCTACCTCCTCGCGATCGGCCGTCCCCGGCCAATAGCCCGGCTTCGGTTGCGGCTCTTCACGGGCAGCACGTAGAGCATCCCCCAATTGGGCCATTTTGATCAGAAGGTTATCTGCGCGCTCCTGTTCGCGTTCAACACGTGCTTCCGATGCCAGGAGTTTGTCCCGCAAATCTACAATGGCGTCGTGCTGGGCTTGCCGCGTCTCGCTCGGCTCGCCCTTGTCCGGCTCCTGCTCGGTGTCCTGTGCGAACGGCGTTTGACCAACGGCAATAAGCAGAAACTCCTCAGACCACGATGCTTCGGAGATGGGATCGCCCTCCCATGACAACTTATAACCACCACTCTTACCTGAGCTATAGATAGCTGCGATACGCCGAAACCGGTTCGTATCGAAGTCGAGTGCCTTGTCACCAGGCTTGGCGTCCTCTTGTCGAACCCACTGGACAATCAAGCCGTCTGGTCGCTCGGTACCCCGCACGACCTTCCTACAGGGCTCCCCGGCCCCCGCACCACACGCGTCGCAGTCGCCACCAAGGCCACAGCGTGGGCGCTCCGGGCGCTCGGTGTCCTCACGGGCAGCGAGACGGCCTTCTAGCTTCTCGACCTCCTCCTCCAATTGGCCGATTTGTGCGTTGGCTATTCCCTGGCTCTCAATGAGCGACTGCATACGACCGCGTTGCTCCTCACGAGCAGCGAGAGTGGCCTTAGCTATTTGCTTCGGCTGATCGCCGGGTGTTGGACGTGCTCGATCGTATAACGCAACGATATTTTCTAATGCCTCCCACGGCCCCAGTGCCTCGCGCTCTTGATTGTTGAAATCAGACATCAGCAATCAACCGTAATGTCCAGGTGGATACGATCGCCCTCTTCAGTCAGCGGCGTCACAGTGTAGTGATCCGGGTTGCCGCCTTTTGGGGTTTGGTACTCGCCCCAACCCATCCAGTTGAAAGCTTTGCGCTTCGCCGCCTCTCGATCGCTCGCATAGGTCAAGACGTGGCTATTATCTTGCTCTACCATGAAGAGGATCATAGCGGCCTCCCTGTCGGCGAGACATCTCTTACGCGCACAACAGCCACAACCTCAGTCCCAACATAGGCGTTGTATGCCTGAGGAAGTTCGCGCATGAGTTCGAGGCGTTTCTCCATCGACATACCATGAAAGAGTCTAGCAAGTAACTGCTCCTTGTGAAACTCGGTGGGTTTAAGGCGATCCATCGATCTCGGCCTCCTATTCGGTAGGGTCAATCCAGACCCGGTTGTAGTCGCACCAGTCGTACAGGCCATTCTTCACGAGGTCGTAGTACTCATCGTTATCGACCTCGGCGAACTCATCAAGGATTTCGACCAGATCCTCATCAAGCTTAGGCTCGCGCAGGTAGGGCGCGAGTTTGCGCCGCAGGATCTTGACCACATGATCGCGCATGTGCTCAAAGGTGATCTCCGCGTCGTTGTAGCGATCCTGCAACGTCGCGATGCCCTTGATTACGATCTTCCACTCCGGCATTAGTGTCGTCCCTCCCCTAACATTGCGTCATAGGTTAGCATTTGCACAGGCTGAGCGATGATGTCGTTTAGCGTTTCCATCCAGTCAGCTTGATCATCCTTGCCGACGACCATGCCGATGAGATTGAATGTCTCCATCTGCTCCACGTAGTCTATGCGCATCTCCTGCTGGAGGCGAGCAACGGGCGCGTTGTCCCAATTGATGGGCTGTCCGCTGACCTCGCGAGCCAGTTTGTAGAGTGGGTGTGTGCGATAGGTCATCGATCCGCCTGCATTTCTGCGATCTCCACATCGAAGGCGGCGATAGCATCGATCCTTGGCGTTGCTTCGCTCATCATGAGCGAGGCCAGGGCACGTCGGTTACGGAAGGCGTCAAGCTGCTGATCTGCGTTCGCTATAGCCTCACATAGATCATTGTAACTTACAGCACTCATCGCGGTATTCCAATCTGGTCGAGGTCGCGGCTGGTCATAGATGTAGTCTATCAGAAGTCGTTAGCGTATGTCAAGCGCCACAGCATCTCTTGTGCTTTTTGCCACTACCGCATGCGCACGGATCATTACGCCCTTGCTTGGCTACAGCCTGACGGCGAGGAATGATAAGACTGCGTAGATAGATGGGATAGCGAAGCTCGCGCTCACGAAAGTCGATCTCATCACCAAATCCTTCGCACTTCGGGCACCATGTCTGAGCCTCGCCGCCAGAGAAGACCGGAGAGCCTTCCCAACCGCAGTCTATGGCGCAGCAACGAGCGATGCCATCATTGTGCCGATCCCACTCATCAAGATCAAGCATTCCGCGCTCTTGCTCAAGCTCCTCAGCGATCATAAACAAATCCCCCGTCGAGTTTCCCAGCCCTTCTTGGCTCGTCTACTGCGCTCCTCTGCTGAGGCTGAGAAGTTGTCTTGCACGCGCTTTCGTTGCTCCTCGGGAGTGAGATTGGCCATGCGCGCTCTGACTGCCTTTGTCTTACGTCGGCGACCAAGCTCTTGGTTCGCCTCAAGCTGCTCCTTGTGCTGAAGGCGAAAATCGCTAGCAGCAACCCCCGCATCATGGACATCATCGAAGTACCCAAGGAAGACATGTTTCCTTTCAATGTTGACTTGGGCGCGCCATTGACCATAACGCGGATACCAGCTAACGCCGCGATAGCCAGATCGATTTAGACGCGACAAGCGCGTTGAGAGAGCTACGGCTGCCATGACTAGGCACCGGCCTTAGTTGCTTTCTGGATCGCAGACTCACCCTGCCGTTTGGTCCAATGCGTCGCCTTCGTTGCATAGGATTGGGCTGACTCCTTGAGGAGATGTTTGCCTGCGGCCTCACGAGTGGGAAACATCTCCTTTGAAGATTGCCGCCATCCTCCGGCATCACCGTGAGCCTTCCAGAAGCGTTTAGTCACACGCTTGCCCGTAGCCATATCAATGGAGACATACTCGTGCTTCTCGACTATGCCACAGAAGTTATCATCGCTCTTGTTCTTGAGCACTTGATATCGGTTCCGGCCTATCTCACGAAAGTGCATGTTCAACATCTCCCAGGGTCATGTCTATGTACACCTGGCTCAGCCTCGTCAGCTACGCCAAACGTCGATTGCGGCCAATTGCCTCGGGATTGCTTACCCCAAGGGACGCGCGCCCATTTGCCGCTCTTTACATCAAGAGCAAGAAGAGGATGCTCCTCATCAATCCGCAATTTTTCAAAGATACGTAAGCAAACATGAGCCTCCTCTAGGCGGCCCTCTATGTAGCCCGCTTTCCAGCGCTGCTGCCAAGGCATATCGGAGTCGCCGTGAGCCTTGAATTCCTCAGTCAATAGGTTGATGCGATCTTGAAGCGCCTCTTTGATAGCGATAATCATCGTTCTCTCCCTGTGAGGATATCGCTCGCTCGCCGCCTGAGGGATGGACCTTTTGGTCCCTCGGTCAATTCGGTACGCTCTTCCTCCGTGAGGCGCTCAATGTCCTTGCGAATGGCTTTGAGCGAGATTGCTGTTTTGGTCTGAAGCTCTTCCAACATATCGCGCCGCTTGTAGCAGAACTCAATGTGTTCATTACGCCCCTGGCGCGGTAGAGGTATACCCCCACCCTCTGTATCCGGTAGGTTCTCGATCTCGCGCAGAGCTACTGCGAACTCGTGCATATCCATTATGGACTCACCTGCGTCAGCATCGCCAGTACATGATCAATCTCATCCGCGCGTGCAGCGGGGCAAGTATTCCCCAACTCGTCCGGGATGGCCTTCTCATAGCGATAATTGAGATAGTATTTTCGCTGACTCAAAAACGAAATCGCTTGTTCAAGCGTAGTCGCCTCAGCCATCTTATCTGACCATACCCCAATGAAGGTCATGCAATCGCCTCCATATGTATCCATGAAGGCATCTCTCCGAAATCGCGCTCATACTGCTGGCGATGCTCAAGAGTCGCCCGAAGCCAGTCCGCAGCATCGTACAAGCCGAAGCGCGTAGCAAGGACATGCAGGTCTCTCAACTGATTGTCCAAGCTCTCTTGCGACTGGTTCGCCGCTACACCGCGACTTACGCGATCGGCATCTATTTGCAAGCAGATTCCGCCACCGCTCTCTTTTGAACGATATCGCATGTCATACACCTTGGGCGCTTGCAGTTAGGGAATAACGCTTATCCTCACTCTTTTCGGCCACGCCACGCGCAACGAGGGTTTTGAGATCAATGTGGACAGCCGATGAAGCGCGCCCTAAAGCGAAAGCAATGTCAGTCGCTCTCTGTCCTGGATGGGCAGCCACGTACTCCAAAACTGCTTGTCGCATAGTGGGTGCCCTCAATGTCATTGGCGTATCGCTAGCGCTCGACAAATGGTTCCTGGCACCAATCAACTTAGAACGCTCGGCTCGCAACGGCGAAAGCTTAGCTTCTAAAGGCTCCATTTCCCTGGACAACGTATCGAGCTTCGAGTTGATCTGCTTAATGAGATACGCATGCGACTTCATTCTTGTCCTCCAATGCTCGGTAGGGTACTCATGGATCGATAGTGTAGCCTATCGAGCAACAGAAGTCAAGAGCGTTAGAAGATCACTTCAAAGAGCCCGATGAACGCTAAGCAGACGAGCGTCTCAATGGCGAAGAGACGCACGCCTTCCTGCCATGTAGGCTGGGGGTTCCAGGAGTTCCAAAGCGCAATCAATCGCTTCATCGTCGTCTCACCGCCGGTCCCGCTGGTGGGACATCAGGGCGTAGTATAAGATCATTTGGCCAAAACCATCCGGTGACTCCATGTGGTTCCATTCTACCAGCTTCGGCTTGCGGACCGGCGAAGTAGACATTCACGAGCCCCATAGGATCGGTGCCAAGAACCTCGCCGAGGCTATTTGCAGGGATTTCCTTGGTGTCGCCTGCGTTGAGACCAACTGTCTGTCCGTGGTCTGCTCGCTTCAACTGGACCATATCGCCGTTACGGAACTGTTCCGTAGCAACACGCGAGAATGTACCGCCGGGGTTCTGCATGGGATTGAGAGGCGTCTGTGGCTTCTGTCCCGGCACCGAAACAGGATTGATGGCTGGCTGGAGAGAAGGGTCGTGTGGATATTGAGGAATCAAGCTCTGTGGTTCGGGCGCTTGACCAGGGACCGTTCCGGCAGGTTCAGGCGGGGGTGCGGTTTGATTAGGTAGTCCAGGCTTCTGTGGTCCCGGTGTACCGGCTGGTGACACCATTCCTGTACCGCCTCCCGGTACCTGCTCCATGCCCGGAGTAGGTCCCGCAGGCTGTGGAACTCCTTCTGGTGGCGCTGGAGCGCCTTCTCCGCCACCTGGTTGTGGTTCCTGCGGACCTTCAGCACCAGGTCCTATTTCTTCATCAAGCGGCGTACCCAAAGACTGCCAGTACGTAGCAAGGACGTGTGAGCATACGCGACCCTCAAGCCGCTTCCATTGGCGCGTTCGTTGCCACGCGAACTGATCCCACTTGCATTCGCATGACCACGTTGCAATAGCCTGCGAATTCGGATCGTTACGCTGGACTTCCGTGTTGTAGGTACCATGATCTCCTTCGACTACACCTGTGACGATTTCACGCGAGTTACGAGTGATCTTAACCTTCCCCGTTTTGATCAGACGTGTAGCCTTGGCCTGAATGTCCGGCCAGCCCGCTTCCTTGATCAAAGCCTCATCGGCATAATCCCAGTCAAGTGAATAAGAAGCTGGCTTAATACCGTGACCCTCTAACTGATTAGCAATGATCACATAGGCATAACGACGATCAAGTGGAGTGCCACCAGAAGCGAAGATGTGCGCGGTACCTGGGACAGTGGGAAACCAACCAGCCTGCACAGCACCAAGACGCATCGTGCGCTCAGGGAGCTTTGGGGGTTCACAGGCTAATGCAACTCGACAGTAATCCTCGAACCATGCCTCAGAGCTTTGTGTTGCAATAACGTTAGACCAATCCATTCTACCCATTATGACATAGATGGATGTCTGATCTACGTTTCTAGGCGTGATGCTTATGGAGGCGATGGTGATGGTGCTTCTTAATCTTACGATGATGCTTAGGAGGATTAGAAGGCGTAATGGGAGTTGCAATTAGCACCGTAGGACCTTTTGTTTCGTCCGTTTCGTCAATTACTTCACTTTCTGGCGGTATCACGGTCACTTCGTTAGTCGTCCATTCTTCCATCACCGCGCACCCTTCGAGGCCACAGACTTCCTTAACGACAATTGGAGACGTTTCTTCTGCGTGCGCCGATGTAGCACCGAGAAGCAAGATGATAAGAGCAATACAAAAATAGAAGTACAAACGGGTCATAGCTACCTTTCGTCGTCTTCTTCGAGGAGACGTAGAATCAAATCCTGACGCTCTTGCTCAGTGATCTGCTCCAACTCATCAGCGCGACGCGATGTCGTGCTGCGCCGATTGGGTCCTTCATACGGCAGTTGGACTTGACGATGCTCGCCGAGACGCTTGTCGTCACGGGTTGTTGCGTAGGTCATACTCTGTATTCTACACTATGGGCTGTTCGTAGTCAAGGCCACGAACAGGGACTTCATCGTTGATCTGGCTATCCCACATAGCTTGTTGATGACCATCCCAAGCTCGTTGGTGAGCAGTGTCGTAGTCATCATGGCCTTCGGTCACGTCAAGGATCACCTGGTCGCCTTGAATCCACGAGCCCACGAACTTCTCAGGGTCCCGTAGACGATCAGCGAAGCGCTGGATAAAGGCTTCTACATCGGCTCTTTTAAAGTTATTCAACGAGAACGCCGTCTGGGTTGCAAGATCAGGAGCGAAGCCATAACGCGCATGCGGAGGTTCGCCATGAAGATTGATCGTACCCCCTGTTCCCTCGATAGCCGCCTCATAGATCCGCTGGGCCACTTGACCTACATCGATCTTGGCTTGGAAGTTCCAACGTGTATCTGGGGCATCAGCGGGTTGGATCGTAGGTGGCTCACCTATGTAACTTACCTTTGGGTCCTCGATAGCCCACTCTGGATGCAGCATGTCTCTCGGGTTTGTGAATTTGGTTCCAGGTATCGCGCGCCGTAATGCCTCCTCCGTTTTATACCCTTCATGATAACTGTGACCACCATAAGCCTCTGCGTAGCCATTCGCTCCTATAGTACCCCAAGTTGTATTTGGAGGTAGGCCTTCGCCCCATATCGGATGATATCTAAGTTGATCATGCGTAGCCTTCTCACCCTCTTCGCGCCCCATCTCGCCAAGCAAAAGATGATTGGCTGCCGGATCATATACGAACTTAGCTATCTGTCGATCATAAGGAGCGGCGGTCCTGCTCAGGGTGCCACGCGTCTCCTTCTGGTAACTATCACAGAGTTGGTCAGCCCTTACTCCATATTCGCCATACCCCCAACACTTGCCGCGACCACCTTTGTTCTTATGATACATCTTACAAGACAAACAGTTCTTGGTGGGTGAACCTTGACGCAGACGAGGAGGCTTAACCGGCGCGCCCGCTATCTTAGCTATATACTCACCGCTAGCCTGACTGATCTCTGGGAAGAGTCCTCGATTGGCAAGCATCTTGTAAATAATATTGGACTCAGAGAAGTCCCCCTTTCCCTTCACCATGTCGCGCTGGCGCTTCTTGTGAATCGAATGCCAGAAGGCGATAGCCTGCTCAGGCTCGTACTTTAGTAACCTTTCCATCTTGTCAGCCATCTGTAATCCCCACGCATAGAAGCCACCCTGCTCCTTCTGCACATCATGAACGCGACCTCGCTCAGGTGGCACGATCCATTTGTTGTTGTCGAGATTATACCCGGAGCGTAGTCCTGGCTTGTAGAGATCACTTGGCTTGATCCCCTCACCGACTACAAAATCCTGAAGAGGGTGCGGGGTACCAGGGAGTAATACGCCATCGAGCTTCTCTACCATGAGAGCAATCATCTCCGCGCGTGACCACTCCGGGAAGATCCTGGTATCCACAAAGAGGCTGATATCTACGTCACTGTCGTCGCTGTACTGATAAGTCGTGAGAGAGCCCGTAAGGACGAGCGTCAACCACTTCTCAACGTCCGTGTAGCCACCGTCTTCGAGAGTCTTGTAGACATGACTCTTGATCCAATGTGCATGAATAGGCTTGAGGATGGGCTTGTCTGCCGCAGGGTTGTCCCACACACGCGCATCAAGTTCAGCGTGTATAGGGTCTAAGATATTACCGAGTCGCATTCTATCTCATTTCCTCAGGTGCCATCCATGGACTGATAAAACGATTTCTACCATCCGCATTATGCTCAACATAGAACCCCCACGCTTCTAAGGCAGCGGCAAGGGCACTCTCCGTCTCATAAGAATCTAAACAGCAAGGCCCCATCAGAGCATTATACCGAGCTTTATTTGCAGCATCGACAACATTGGAGGGTACAACGATATGAGAGGCAAAATGTGGCATTAATCCCTATTCACTATATAGAACTCCTCTATTACCTTCCAGGAGCCAAGAGGTTCTGATTCATGGGCGTGCTGAAAGCAAAGCAATTGCTCACGATCATCGGGATAGCAAACACAACCCTTGTCCATCACAACTCGAACAGCAGCCTCACCATCCCCAAATCTACACTGGGGAATCACTTCTTTGCACCTTCTTTATGGAGAACGATTGTTTCAGTCGGAGTCTTGATCCCAACGCAAAGTACGCGCTTCGGGAGTTTGGTGCTGGGGATCAATAATATGGATTTGGAAGAGGTCTTCAAGGGTTCCATCCTCTCGCTTGATGAAGACGCGCTTAGGGCGCTTGACTCGATTGATATACTTGACACTAGAAGGTAAGCCTAGCATTTCTCTATCGTCACCTTGAGTTCTGCACGGCGCTCCTCAGAGGGGGGAGCCAAAAGACCAAAGTAACCATCCCGAGCCTGTAGTTCGGCATGAGTCGGTGATACAGCGCTTACCTTGAAGACGTGGATCTCGCCCGTCTTGGGGTCCTTGCAAAGAGCAATATACTCGTCAAACTTGAGGGTCGTCATGTGTTCTCAGGGTTGATTATTGCCTCAACATCACGTATCTTCTGTTCCTGGAGGCGCGTGACGCGCTCCTCAAAATCTTTCTTGACAGCCCGTAGAAGAAAGGTGGCGTGAGCATCGCTGAGACGCTCCACATCAGCCGCCGGAATCTCATCCTCGGGGCCGAAATAGATTTGTCCGTTCTGTTCCATCACGTCTCCGAAAGTGTGCAAAGTGTGCAGTCAGGTAGGATGCCATTCTCAACGTAATCATTCCAGATCGTAAGGATTATCGTCACGTCAATGATGATTCCCTGCGTCGATAGTGTGTCTGCTCGCTGGATGGCTAGTTCCAACATACGTAATCTATGCTTCATCATACCTCCGGTTGTGCGTTGATATACTCTTGCGCTCGCTGGAGTAACGCGCTCTTCTCATTGAGAGTCGGGTCCGCCACCACATCGTTAGTTAGCTGTCGTAGGATTGTACCAACTTGTGGTCCCGGTTTCAAGCCGAGAGCCAAGAGGTCGTTCCCGTTGACGCTAATCGCCGACTGGGTGGTAGGCGCTCCGGACTGCCGAGACTGCTCCACGAGTTCGCGCATCGTATCAACAGGCGTCTTATAGGACGTATCGATTCCTTTGCCCTCGTTATCAGCCGCACGGAGCGTTAAGAGGTCATCTGCCGCCTCTCCCGTCTTGTTCAGGAACTTACGAGCCCCCTTAGCACTAGAGAATTGCGGGAACATGTGCTGCGAGATCAAGTTGTGAATGTTGCGAATTTTGGTGACCGGATAGTTAAAGGTCTGGCGTAGGCGAGCCTCAGTCATATCCGCTCCGACTTTGGCGTGGTCGGCTCCCACTGGGACCCCTTCCAGCATGCCCGCGTAGTAGTGTGTCACGCCCGTCGCTGGGTCTATCCATGCAGAAGCGGGCTTGCCCGTATCATGCAAGAGAGCAGCTAGGCGCAGGTCTGGATCTTTGGAAGCGCGCGAGACATTATCGAACACATTTAGGCTATGCTCACCTAGTGAATAATTATGGTGAGGGTTTTTCTGATCATAGTCGAAGTTATTCGCTAGCTCAGGGAAGAGATGTTTGAGTACGCCTGTTTCCTGAGCCAAGCGGAATGCGCCCGCTGGATTAGCGCTCGTCAGAAGCTTCTCAAGCTGTTGCTTTAGCGCATCAGGTGACTCCTGATCCAGACGGTGAGCGTACTCTTCCATCTCCTTACGCGTCTGCTCGTCCGGAACCAGTCCGTGGCGGGAGTGCATCGTGAGGGCTCGGACCAAACGTGTTGGGTCCTCATCGAATGATCCTGGGTGAGTAGTCCGTAAAGTATGGGACTCAATGTCTCTAGCTCCTCCGTAGGGATCAAGCAATCGCCCCGACGAGTCAAGATCAACGGCCATAGAATTGGCCGTAAAGTCTCGTCGCTGTAAGTCTTTCTCGATTGGGAGATGATGATCGACTGTGATTTTTCCTTGTCCACGGGTTCCTCCTGATTCGTATGTGTCGGTGCGAGGAAGTGCGATCTCGACCTCTTGGCCTTTGGTATGATAGCGGTAGACGCCAAAGCGCTTACCCGTAAGATCCACGCGGCCCGGTAGATGCTCCAAGATGTTATTCACGTCCTCGGGCGGAATACCCGATACCATAAGATCAATGTCCTTAGGCTCCTTCTGAAGGAGAGCATCTCGCACGGCTCCACCAACGACATAGACCTTACCGCCAGCTTCTTTAAGAGCTTGTGAGGCCGTCCAAGCAGCACCATCAGCAGCCGTAATCGAACGGATGTATGTGCCTACGTCCGCCGAAGCAACCTTGTGCTTTTCTCCTGTCTGGCTTTCCATTTCGAGGCTCGTGATCTCTAGTCCTGGGTGACTATAGTACCACAACTGCATCATGTGATATGTGGAGAACGGGATAGTAGTCGTCGTATTGATGACCATCTTACCCTTTGGTTCGTAGTATCCCTCCACGATGCCACCTGGTGTAAACTGCCCCATGATGTCTGGAGTACGCATACCGGGGTGGCCTACCGTGATATAGTCCTTTTCGATGTCGTAGATGAAGGGGATTGGAGCCTGAAGCAAGTCCTTTCCTTCTTTGCCGCCTGCGGCCTCGAAGTGCCACCCCGCTTCGTTCCTCCATCCAGGACCAATCGGTTGTAGGTGTTCTGGAAGTTGAGAAGTTCCGTCTCTCTGTGCCTGCACGAACTCCTTAACCCGGTTCAAGTGAGATACGTCCTCAGGAAGATCATCCTCTGTGATGTATTGGCCCCCGTGTGCGCCTATTTCTGTAGCGTGCTTGCCACGAGGGTCATAGGAGAACGAAGCATGTGGCCAATTGTTGGGATCTCTCAAAGAGAGATTCATGTCCGCCCCCATTACATGCTGACTAGAAGGATCGTAAACCATATCGTTTTGATCCTCTGATGTGCCCATACCTCCCCAGCAATGGTGCATCATGTCCCCCTCTCTACCAACCTCATTCCAGCTAGGCAAATGTCGAATAGTCCACCCATCAGGAAATTGATGAAGAATCTCCGTCTGCTCTGGTCCATGTACCTCTTCGAGTTTTGTCTTAAACCGTTGTTGTTGAGGAACGGTCATTCGTCCGAAGTGCCATTTGTCTGATGAAACAAAAGCCCCCATCACAGGAATAGCCGTAGGTGTGACGTTGCGCGGTCGCAGTGGCAATGGCTCGTCTTTGTCTTCGATGGTCGGGAAGTGTCCGTCATCGATCGGCGCAGCTTTGGGGTCCTGGTGATCCTGCGTATGCATAACGTAGGCTTTGAAATCTGGTAGCGTCTCGTTGCAATATGGGCAGGTGAGTTGACCTTGGGGCTCGCCATCAAAAGCTTTGCCCGGTTCTGCTTCTGGATCGCCCTTGTCGTATGTGGTCGGCCACTCCTTGTTCTTGATACGATCGTTCATGTCCGTGCCACCTGGGTACTCTGCAATGCGATACCCAAAGTCATCTGCCCATTCGATTAGTCCCGGCAGAGCAAACGGATTTGGAGGACGGTTGAAACTAGCTGTACGACCTACTATCTCGATCTCATCGTGATTACCCCAGAACGGGCGACTGCTGAGCTTAAGCTTACCCTCGCGCCATCCATACCAGTATGACTTCTTGGCTCCAAAATCATCATGAATTGGTTGACCACTGCTATCTACCAAGCCACCCCACTTCCATCCAACTTGCTTGCTGTAATCCTTCATCATTTTTACTAGCCCGCGCAAGCCGATGTTGCTCTCGACACTCCAGAGAGCATCACGTCCGCGCACATTGACATACCCAACGGCCATCGGGCCGTTATGATCGGGAGCGATCTGAGCCTCTTCTGCCATCTGTTCGTGGTCGTCTACGGGTGAGACTTTGAACTCGCCGTTGCCGAAGATGAACTTATACTCATGCTCAACAGGTTCCTCCATCGAGAGATTGAGGTCGTCTATCACCGGGTCGTGGAAATCGCGTTGATTGAATTCCTCTTCTGCCTGCGGGCCTTCGCCAGGATACGCGTCGGAACCCGATCCACCGGAGTCGGCTTGCTTCAGAATCTTACCCTCTAGAGCGGCATTAGCACGTTCGGCAAATAACTGTGATCGCTGAGTGATGTTTGGCGACTGTTCTAGGTCTTCCCAGTCACGTTTGTCCTGTCCTGGTTGAGGATCACTCTGAATGCGGAAGTCGCGATAGAGAGGATTGGTTGCATGCGTGTAGACAATTGGGCCTGGCCTATGGCGCATCTGTTCAGGCTCATACTCATAGGGCTCATCCTCCGCGTCTTGTGGGCGCGGCGTACCTTTGACAGGAGTGAAAGCATACTGGTCGCCTGTGAGATCCACGACGTAATTCCTATCTGGGCTCACCCAGAAGAAGTGACCTTCCTTCTGGCCAATATGTCCGCCGCCGAGCTTGCTCTGAAGCCACTTAGATGTAACGTAACAATGTCCAGCGCTCGGCTGTGGATGACCGCGAGAGTCCTCGGGGCGTGTCTCATCTGACCATGCGTGTTCTGCTGCGCGGCGTAGCTCGTGCAGTTTCTCTTGTGTGATCGTGTCTGGATCAAATCCCATCGCTTATTACTACTTAGAAGGGTAGATCATCTTCGGGATGTGGGGTTGGGAAATGAGGAGCACCATTGTGTGGGTTCATAAAGGGGTTCTCGAACGGCAATTCCTCCAAGAGCTTTTGCCCTGCGTTACTACGAAATGCCGCTACCCCATTATGAGGTCGGCCTTGTGCATTATGCCATGTTTCTAGAGGCATCTCTTTAACATAGACTGAAGCCATACTTGTGCGATAATTGAGCAACACCAATACCCCTAAGACACCTCGAAGGCCAAGTTCTGCTGCGGCATTATTCTTTGATTCTCTCTCGTGTACTCGACCAGGAATAAAGCGATGATTCTGCGCATCGAACCCTAGAGTCTTTACCTCGATTCCCCATTCCTTGGTAGTGCCATCAAGTGGAGAATTAGCCGCCGCGCCACCCGGATGCCACCACATAATCGGTCCGTAACCCGGAAGTCCATGTCTGGCTATAAGGTCCTCACCGATCTGTCCTTGCTCTCCCATTGAGAGGCCGATACGAGTTCCACCACCCGCAGAGAAGGACTCTAGATGATCTTCAGGTGATCCGTGCCACGGTAAATGTGACATGGTGTCATAGGTCGATCTACATTTTGGACAAGTATAATAGCCCGCGTCCTGATGCTCCTGAACTTCTTGCTGCGCTTCAGGAGAGATGAAGAAGTTACAGCCCGGCTTATAGCACTTCTCATAGCCATCCTTCGCTAGCTCTTCGGCTTCCTCAGGAGAATACGCGCGGGCTCCATGTTCATTATCAAGCAGCATCGATTTCGCGTCTCTTAGCGGTTGCTACAGAAATGGCTAGAATTGGGCCATCGCAATAACTACAAATCGCAACCGGCGCATGATATCGCATGGTATAGCTAGGAAGCGCAACAAGAGTGATAGATGGCTTTCTCGCCTTTGCCCATCGCTCCTCACAATTCTCACAGACCTCTCCGGCCTTCTGAAACTCGAAATTGTCTTTCCTCATTTGTTCTCATTCTTTACCTGTTGCTCGATAACGCCAGCTATCGTTGCATCCTGTAAAGAAGCAAGAAGATGAGCTAGTTGTGACTGCACAATTAAAGCATATTCAGGCTCTCGCGCAGCGTGAAAAACGCGAGGGGTAATCATAGGGAGAGCACCAGGAACCTCCATATAATCTAAAGCAATAACCAAATATGCAGGAGCTTTAGTCAAAGCTTCACCGGCTTGCACAGCCAAATCCTCATATTTATCGGCATCCCCCGGCTCCTTTACATCATCTTCCACAACAGACGCGTCAGATGAAGGAGCCTCAATTTGCTGGGTCGATCCTAAAGCACTAAAGATAGACTTGACGAAATTTTCAGTAATCCCTCTTACCTTATCCTCAATCTCCTCTTGGTTATTCTGTTGCGTTGGATCATCCATCTTGTTCTCCTCTACTGCTTCGAATTGACCCTCCCAGGTCCAACCATCCTCTTGCCCATTATAGGCCCAATGGTCTTTGTCCCATTCGATTAAGACTTGGGGATATCCATATTTATCTCGTTTGCGCTTTCTGATCCAGCCCTCATTCCCGACACGGCTGAATCCATTATAAAGACCTGGGTCCACCCCTTCGCGTAGCTTGACGCGCGTGTTGATCATAAATCGCTGCTCGGGCTTATTCATGTGACTATCTATCCATTATGCTCCCGCTGGTGGATCTTGTAAAGGTTGAGGGTTTGATATACCCGCAGGCTGTGGGATTGTTTGAGAATCGAACACCCGCGCAAGCTGTGAGCCTGCTTGAGCAACTAACCGGCCCTGCTGAACGATCGCGCCATTGAGCGCATTGATCGCCTTGATTGCTGTATGTGTCAAGAAGAAAACAGCAAGCCCCGCCCACGCAGTCGTAGCATAGCCGAGGAAGAAACTACCCAACGCCATGCTTGTCAAAGTAATATCCGAAATAATCGCCAGGACCAAACCAAATACATAGTTAAAAGCATAGGCTGGAAATTCCTTGAAGATGGAAAGGATAGTTTGCTGTTCTTTCATGTCGTCGCCCCAATGATCGTAGTAGAAGTGTAATGCTCATCCAGGATAGCAGAACGCGATTCACGGAACTTAGTCAACATTATATTCTGAGCCTGCAATGGAACAAGCGCTGCACCAGTCCGTTGGGCATTACGATGCAAGGCTTGAGTGGGGTTATCGAAGAAGATCAAGTGCTTCTCTGCACCGTGGTAATCGGCGAGATCCGAGAGCTTCCAACGCGCCTGATAAGCCAACGACGTGGCATCAGCAACAGCATCTTCGCCTTCTTCTAGTATCTCACCCAGATGGCGATGGAACTCAGCGAAAACTTCCCCGTTGCGTTTTGCATCATATGGCTCTCCCGGCCATTTATACTCACGAATCCGATCGCTACTAACGATTGACCACGGCGAAAAGAATGTTCGCGCCCAGGTAGACTTGCCGCTTCCTGGAATGCCTGCCAAGATGAACAAGCGAGGATTATGTCGTTCAATAGAGAAATCCATAAATTTCATCCTTTAAGTCTTCGAGTTCCATAAGGTGATCGTCATTCTCACAAATGTCTCGCAAAGCTTGATACCACCGCTCTAGGTCAGAGCGTTCCGGACTAGTGGCCTTAGCCTCTATGAGTTTTGTCGGTTTGTCAGGAAGGCGCTCTTGCCATTCTTTGCGCGCGTACGCCTCCTCATCAAAGCTACTCGTCCTCTGAAATAGGCCCCTGTGTATCGGGTTCATCCTCAGTCTCCTCATCTAATAGGCCAAGATAACCTGCCAGGGTCATGTGCGATCGATCAAGCTGTTTGGCCAACTGGCTTTCCTGTGGCATTGTCAAACCACGCCGATAGCTGTCGGCTAGATCGGTCGCCTGAATATAACTCAACGCCATATTGACGGACCAAAGCGCCTCATGTAGATGGTGCCGCATAACCGGCAAATATTCAGTCGGATCATTCTCAGGAAGCTTAGGCTCCTCCTCGACCTCTATCTCAGACCCATCGCTCATAACTCTTCCGCTTCTATAACAGAGGCTCCTGTGTGACCAATAATATTCTGTATAGCTTGCTCAAGGTTACCTTCAGCCTCGCTCTCAAATATATCGGCGAGACGAAGAATCTTGATAGTTGCTGTGAACTCAACCTCTACCAATTCGTCCTTCTCTATTCTATCGATGATCGATTCACTCATGAGGGATCTTCCTTTCCGTAGGCTGGATGACTTGTCCGAGGAGTTGAATCCGCGCCTCAGCGTGCTCATCAAACTCATCATCAATAGCTTCGGCCTTATCTACGTCTAGGCCATAGCCCTTGTCGAAGATGATCCCCTCCGGGTCCTCGCGAAGATCCCAGACGCCACTCAGATGCTCTGAGCCGTCTTCCTCGCTCGTAATCTCAAGGGATAGGCCGAGAGGGTGGAAGAAGCGACGGTTAGCCTCTTGGAGGTATCCGCGCTCGCGGAACTCCTTGATGTCGATGTATTTGATGTCAGCCATGGTGGGATTGTAGCACTACAAGCGACCTTCGCGCTCTTCAACCTCGATAGCAGGAGCGTGCATGCGCAATCCTTGATCGTCATCCCCCATGAGGCCAGTCAAGGTCAATGGCCATACATCACCATTTTCACCGCGCTTCTTATCCTCGTATGGCTTGACAACGCGCTGGATGAAATCCAGCTTTGCGCCTTCCAAGGAACCGAGTATCTCGGCGATCTGCTGATAGCATAGACCCTCGCTCTCAAGATACCCCTTGATGAGTTGCTGAATGGCATAGGTTAGCTCTCCCGGACTGGCCGGAGAGTGACCTCGATCCAGTTCTGCCTTTACGTCTGGTGTAATATACGGCATCAGATACCGTGCGCTCTTTGTAGATCACGACGCGACACTTTCTTGAGGCTCGGGTAATGAACGATCTCTAGGCCCAAGAGACGACCGAAGTACGTCTCCAGTTTTGCCCCTTTGGAATACTGCCATCCGGGCAGAACCGCAATGCCTTCAATACCTGTGTCTCCAATAAGCTTGAGGTCTTCCGACAGAAGCTCAGCCCAAGAACGTACGGACGCGCCTAGACCATCTTTGGACTTGAGGAGTTGGCGGCGCTCAGCCGGGATATCAAGATCCACCGGCAGAACAGCATCGAAGTCGCGCTCGATCAAGTCCTTTTGGGCGCTTAGGAACGCTGGAACGTTGAACTGCGGATGACCGCTCATAGGTCCTGCGATGTATATACGATGTGTCTTCATGATACCTCCTAGAGTAGCAGATACGATTCTTCGTTATAGCAAAAGCAACGCGTTAGCAACGGCCAACATGATCGTCGCTACGCCTACCTTGTAGTTGTGTTCCGCAAATGCCACAACGCCAATAAGCGCGAATGATGCAACGGCGATATAAGTAAAGATCAGTTTCACTGACTTACACCATCTGATCCGTCTCTCGTTAGATGCTGGGTGCCACTAATCGATCCCAACATAGTACCATTCCACCCTTGGCCAACTGGTTTTGTATATGGTGATCGATCATCTTTCTCCGGATACTGCTCCTCAAAGCGCATAAGTGCAAGAAGATGAAAGATGGCTGAAGCTAAATGATGACATTGTGTCTCCTCATCAAGTGTCTCATGCTCTTGCCAAAACTTCTTCATGTGTCGCTGTGCCGATGCGTATGAAGAAGACCAGACATACCCCTTCTCCCAATTGCGCGCCGCATACTTGAGTGCACCCTTACCATAAAGCTCAGCTACCTTGTCAAGCTGATCCCAAGGTAGTAAGTCATAGCGCTGGATCTTTTGACCCTTTTCTCCTCCAGTAGCCTCGTCTCTGACACGAATCTCGTCCTTACGGAGGTTATCAAACATTCCTCCATGATCCGATCCATCTGCTGGCATTATACTGTCTCCTCTTTCATAGTTGTGTAATACCCGACCGAGCGATTCGGGATTAGTTCGCCTCGATTGTTTTCTTTCGTAGGCGGCTGCGTCAAATCTTCTAGCTGCCGTAACTCCTCGCAGACCCCTCGCTTACTATGCTTCCTGCCGCATAGTTTACACCAGGCAACCGCACGGGTCTCCTTATGCGACACGGGGTGTAGAGCACGCGCAGCCTTGATCCACCAAGGGATCAAAGGATTCGTGTAGAACTCCTTCTCTTCATCCGCCGCTTGGACCTTTGCGAAATCCCCTAGAGGAATAATCGGGCTCTTACGTTTCCTCATGTCGTTGCAATACTTATCAGGAGGTTGTGATTCATTGCTACCTCCAGCATAGCACCTTCAGCTTCGCACTGAGCAGCGGGGGAAAGTGTCTCGCCCGTCTGATCGTAGAGAACAATACAAACGGCGTTCTTCTTCTGCTGGTAGGTCTGGCGTAGTTCCTTCTTTTTAGCAGCCATGCTGGCTCCTTGTACTTGACTTTTCGCTCGCTGGACGAGCCTTATCGATACTGCTGGTCACGCCATAATAGCGTGCCGTTTACGTAAGTTGCGTTCTCGATACGGAAGAACCCATCCGGGTGAACCGTAACTGTCGTGAAGCCCTGCTGCCAATCAGGCAGCGGAGTGAAGTTCGGCCACTTACGTCCCTTAAGTGGCGTCTGATCCACACGACACATGCATCCTGCCTCTGCTGCCGTCAGGGTTGTGATCGCACCATCGATGTCGTGGGTCGTCTTGTAGATAATCGACTGACGATGCGTATGACCGACGATCACGCTATAGCCCAAGTGTTCGAGAGTAGCGAGCGCGGAAGCACCAGAACCTTGACGAGCAATCCATCCATGGCGGACAGCAAGCTTATTGCTAAGATTGATCTGTGCTAGATCATATGCGCCCTTTGGGTCGATATACTCAATACCTAGCTCGTCCAGGCGAAGCAAGAATGGTAGCCCTAGAGCGACTACTCCCTCCGCCTCCGGTGAATCAGCTTGCTTCGCGCCGTAGAGGGGCTGCATCGATGGCTTGTCAAGCAGAATGTTGCGCAAGCGCTCATCGTGATTGCCCGCAAGCTTCCTCATGCGAGCATTTGGTGCTGCTGTACGAATACCACGCAGTAAGTTGTATCCACTCTGCGTACACTCATTAACGGTGGCGGTGTTCTCTGGGTCCAGTCGATGTCGGCTGATCTCAGGATAATCCACTGTGTCGCCAAGCAATGCAATCTCATCCGGGTCGTTCTCTTCGAGCCAAGCACAAGAGAGATAGTAAAGATTCTCGTCATAGAAGGGGGCCTGTTGGTCGCCCATAACAACAATGAGTTTGGTACCTTTGGTTGAAGCCCTATGGCGTGGAGGGGCTATCCAACCATCAGACCGCGCGGGGATAAGCTGTAGCTCGGGGTGCTTGCGTCTAAGGTTGAGCTTCGCCTGATGGTAAGTAACCATACCTTCCTCAGCGCTCGGTCCATCCCACTCGTTGATCGTGGCGCTGTCAATGACCCATTCCTCCGGGTCAAGCCCGCGCTCGCGGAGCATCGCATCGGGATCATCCATCGGGTTAGTCCTGTGAGCGGAAGAGGTAACCTCGCCCTCGTCCCCCGTGATCTTATAGCCAGCGTTAGCGGCTTTGTTGTTGACCTCCAGACCGTGCCGTTTGCGAAACCGGCGAATCGACCCCTCGGTTGATTCAACTCGATACTCTGATGCCCAGAGCGCCTTAACTACAGAAGCATTCGTCTCTCCTCGACCAATCAGATCTTTGACGAAACCAACGATCGGCTCCTGATCAAGCGGACTTTGTTTCTGTGTCGTCTGTTGGGTCACTCTTATCCTTTGAATCGAGGTCTATATCGTAATCGATATCTGCGTGCAAATCGTCAATGATCGAATACTTCTTCGATTGTTCAATGAGAATACGGCTCTTGGTTGGAGTTTCCATAATGATCTCATCGTTACTTGCTGTCTTCTGAAGCTCTTGGTTTCTCTTTAGTATGAATTCCTCGTCTGGCTTTGCCAGTGTAGCATCCGTCTTTGTTTCAGTGACGGAGGTCGTCAGTGTAGCAGCTATCTCATCCGCCACTTGCCTCTGGTACGTAGCCGCATACTTTGGCCACTCAACGTAAAGATCACCAATGGCCTTACGTGAGATTTTCTCTAGATCCCCTCCGTGGTAGCTGTCCTCCAGATAATCTACGAATGGCAGACCGAGATCCGGGTACTCATCAAGGAACTTGTCTAGCTCTGAACCCTCTGCCACACTTAGGCGCGTAGTACCATCGTTGGACGTGTTGTAGGTCAGTCCAGGACGACGCTCGTTACTCACTTGTGGTACGGAACCCGCTGGACCCGGCTGCATCGGGGACGTTGCTGGTGGTCCGCCCCCTGGAGGCGCTGTACCCGGTCCTGATCCCAAACCTGGGGGTGCAGGCGGCATAACGATAGCTTCGCCTCCTGGGCCTGCTCCTGGACCTCCTGGAGGACCTCCTGCACCAGGACCGCCCGGTGGTGGCCCACCCATGCCCTGTGTGGCCCCTTGCGGTGCTCCGCCACCTGCACCAGGACCGTGGATAAGCACAGACTCACACTCGGCCTTAAGATCGAGCGGTACCGGCAAACCTTTGATCGTGAGCGCGTAGTAGGTCTCCATCTTCGCTTCCTGCTGCGCGATCGTCTGCTCCTTCAACTCGGTGTTATACTCATTGATCTTGTCCTTGTACTTCCAGTCCACACCAATGAGCAAATCTGCATTTGGCAGCGGTACACCCATCTGACGTAGCTCCATGAGGAACTGACGCTCAGTTGCCTCATCGCGTAGGTCAAAGGTTGCGAAGGTAAGATCCGGTACGAGAAGCTTCGGAACCTCCTTAATTTCCTTGTTGCCTTCGTCGTCATATACCACAACGCGCTCGAAAATCGGTACGCGAGTCTGACCCTTTTTCTCATAGTCCTGATGACCTTGTGCCTCAGCGACAACAAGAGCACGCTCACGGTAGTGAGCCTTGAGCATGTTCTGGAACGTCTTAAGAATCTGGTTCATGAACTCAGCTTGGAGCGCGCTCGATGCATATGGCTGCGAATTCGAACCAGCAGATAGGAGAGACGGGTTGACGCCAAAGACCTGCATGATGCGACGCTCGATGCGATCGAAATCATCACCAAGACGGGGCATCTGCTCCCGCCCGAAGACTGACGTGATGTCGAGACCGAAGTGATGCACCATGAGACGGAAGTCAGATGCAAGCGCAATATCAAGATCATCACGCACAGACTCAAGCTCGGCAGGCGTCGGAATCCATGGAGGTAGACCCTCGCCCATGTCCATGATACCGAGCTTGGCTAGAATGAGCGGTGAATACAAACGCTCAGCAATAGCTTCCTGAGATGCGAGAAGCTTTTCCTCATAGAGGAGCGTACGCAGGCCGCGCAGAAGGATCGGCGTGCCGTGATCATCCCAGTTGTTCATCTTGTTAGCAACCTGACGGATCATCACTGGAGAGATAGGGATATGCTCGCCCTTGAGTAAATATGGAATGAGATCCGCGTAATTCTCCTGGAGCATGTACCACTCGCGTGCAGGGCTCTTGGTCTGAGCGATGCGACGCAGGTAATCGGGCGGAACGATCTTCAACTGCTGTGTGTTGAGGAATGGGAAGTTGTCAATCACCACGTCCTCCGGGTTAATCAACTCCTCATGCTCCCAGACGCCGAGATCCTCATCAAACGAACCGAGAGGAAATGCCTCGCCAACACACCAATACTCGCGACCCAGCGAGACGAAGAACTCGTCATAGCTGAGGTTACGCATGAAAATCTCCTCATAGATATCTGTCAGCGCGTGATCCTTGCATTCAAACTCCATGCCGATAAGTGGAAAGCGTGTGAAAATGTCGATCAGCGTCGGAACTAGATAATGGGTGGCGTAGTACAGGCGCAGCCACTTGTGAAGCTTGTGTCGATGTCCCTCGTCTGCGACGTTCCACGGGAGGCCCGAAAGGTCCCAATACTCAAGGGGATCATAGAAGCGCGGGATCGCGTTCTGCGCATCAGTGCCGCTCGGAGAGACGCTAGCTGCTGTGCGCTGCATTCGTCTTGAAAGAGTGCGTTTCTCACCCATAGCCTGAATCTTGGACTGGTTCTCCTTGAGCATACGCTGAACCTCCGGAGAATTCAAGTTATCTGCCGTGATCGATTTACCGACGCTATATGACAAATTATCTAGACTTACTCCAGCGGCCTTCTGAATCGCGCGTGTTTGTGTTACCGCCTCTCCGTATGACTGCGCAGCCCGACCAGAGTGACGTGGCATAACAAGTCCATTACGACGCAGCCGCGCCAACTCTGCATCCAATTTTTGCTGATCAAGATCGGCCATTACTCTTTATCTCTTTGATCGACTCCTGAATGGAGCCCATCCGAGATTTACACTATAACAGATGAGAAACGCGCTTGATGGTGGCGACTGAGATAAACCCGTCTCTGTCAGCGCTTCCTGCAACTTCTTTGTGTTTGCGTTTAGTGCATTCACCGCAAACACCATGTGTGTTAGATACCATAGCTTCAACCGGATTCATTGGTTTACCACAATCCTGGCACTTCTCTTCATCGGCAGCAACCTTGCTGTTTACAACAGGAATTTGTACACCCTCGGTGTTTTGACCTTCCTGTGTTCGTTTCATCATTTCACCCTGTTTTTCCTGTGCTGCCGCCATTGCCGCTTGCGGGGCTGCTCCCTGTGCCACAGCACGTTGATAGGTGTACTGGGCAGCAGGGTGCATACTCTCAACTTCACCCTCATATGCACCCGGATTGTAAGGAAGAGCCGTTTCTTTCTGCTCATAAGGAACACCCTGAGGTGGCATAGATATCTCAGCCACCTTCGCCTGAGCCATGATTGCTTCCTCGTGCCCACAGTTAGGGCACATAGCTCCGCGTTGTCCATTGAATGCCTGCATACCATGACCACACTGACGACAAGGCTGCACAGCGCCCCATCCTTGCTCCGCCTCATTCGGGTGCGTATGTTGTTCGACTAGAGGAGCAAATTGCTGCTCCGGGAAAATCGGGGAGGCCGTATGTACAGAACCCATAACGCCCTCCCAGCGAATCGGTTGCTGTTTGTTACCGCAATGCGGGCAATTTAACCGATGCTCAACGACAAACGGAGCAAGAGAAGCACCACAATGTGTACAAGGGGCCGTCTTTGGGTCTGCGGATGGAGGTACGATCAAATCTGGATTTTGCTGCGCCGGAATTGACAATACGTCTGCGGTCTTGCTTTCAAGTGCGTCGAGTACGCTCGCGCCCTTGCTCCCGTGACAATCAGAGCAGTCACAGGTGCCCTTGCAATCCTCGCAGTTACCTTCGCAACATGCTGCACAAGTATGAGACTTACCCGATGCAAGCCATTCATCGCGTGTGGCTTTTTCGAAACGGAGAGGCATCTACGCCTCCAAGGACTCAGACTTGACAGGATCAGTCTGTCCACCGTCACCAAAGGTTTTTGTGTGCGGGGCCATATCTTGGTTGTTACCCGCAAAACCAGCATCGTCTAGACCCGTGCCTGTAGGAAGCGTCTCAACAGTCGTAAGCGCATTAATCTCATCCATATCATGCGCGGGTCCTGTAAGATTCTCTTTAGGCATGATCTCCATCACGTCCTTTTGTACCGTGGGGTGGCGCTCACTTGGTACGTCAATCGGCTTTACGCTTTTCGGCGTCCAGCGCTTCTTATCCATCTTGGGAGAAGGTCCGGAGAGCCCAGTGTTACCTTTATCGGCTATATGCAGAGACGACTTCTTACCCGGAGGTGTGTGCATATCAGGGTTGATCAACTGAAAAATGCCATTTGGTCCTATCTTGGCCCTTCCTGCCTGAATCAGTTGACGCTCATGCTCGGTAAGATTATCCTCACCGCTACCACTTGCTGGCTCAATATATGCTGCTTGAACTAAAGGGACAGCATCAGCGGTCTTTGCCGCAAACTCAAGTGAATCATCATCATCATCGTCAGAATCATCAGAGTCCTTATCCTTCTTATCCTTCTTCTTATCCTTCTTGGACTTTGGCTTCTCTGAATCATCACCGTCGTTATCACTATCGTCATCGTCCTCTAGCCACGGGGGCTTGCCTGCTGTGCGGTAATGATCGTGGAGTGTAACGATTAAGCTATCTGGGTCATCATGACCAATTTCGTCAGCCGCTACTCGAACGATGCCCGCGAAATCCTCTGCGACTAGATCGTAGCGCGCGTCAAATTCCTCAGCGCTCTTAGAAGCAGCAAGGAACTTACCGAGGCGAGCGTCGATGCGATCACGCGAGAGCACGAGGGCCTTACGTGATGCCAAACGAGCGTCACTCTGGTCTGATGCGAGTACTTCAAAGATTCCTGCGAACTCAGTCATAAAATCTCCTAAAGGAAGAGGCTATCGTCAGGGAGCTTCTTCGCCTTCTTCTCTTTCTTTGCCGTCTTCTCAGCCTTCTTCTTTGCAGACTTGTTGCGATCCTTCAACTCGTCACGACGTGCCTGCTCAACTTTAGCCAAGAACTGCTCACGGTATGTGTCTACCGCCTCTCCCTGGTAACCAGCGGTCTTAGAGACAATATGTGAGAGTGCCATCTCGCGTGTGATACCTTGATCAGCTAGCGCGCCTGTATCGAGTCCGGCAACGAATTGAGCAGGCTCCTCAATCAATATACGGTCGAAATCTTGGCTTGCGCTTTCCGCGATCATGTCGCTGACGGTCTCATCGAGCCATGAGCCAGATCCAGGACCAAGATCAGCCTGCTCAACCGCACCCGTCTTGAACGGTGCTGGTGGAGCGAAGGCTTCTGCGTCCGATAGCTCTAGGTGAGCCAGTGCGTCACGAACCTCGCGCTTCTCGTGCTCAGCGTTTATCACGATCTCGCTAGCCTTACGCTGCTCCTCGTAAGATGCATGACGTTGGAACTCTGTCGCTGCAACAACTAGATTGTCTAGACTGTCGATGCGTGCTGCCAACGACTCCTTAGTGCCCTCAGGGGTCTCATTGAGCGTTCCTTCGAGATACTCAAGTGCGCTCTCTGGCGCTGCGGCCTCAATTGTCTGATACTCGATATCCTTGTCATTCCCAGCGTGTGCCTCAAGGCGAATAATTCGATTGTTCTCTAGACGTACGGTAACAAGCTTCTCACCCCACTGCCCATCATGATGCCCCAGGATTTCTCCTTTGAGTCCACTAGGCGTAACAATATGCGTAGCACTTGACTTCTTGTGCTCTATCGCCTTGGCACTACGATCTGAAGATAGGCCCTCAAGATACTCTAGAGCCGACTCCTCGACCTTTGCGAAGACGGTACCCTGAGCGATAAGCTGATCCTCAAAAAAGGCAAGGACCTGGTTGCCTTCGCGTACAAAAGTGGGTGCGAGTGTAGCCATCACCCGTTATGAAGCAGAAGCTAGACTTTTGTAAGCCCATTACCAACGGGCTCTATTACTTCCACGCCTACCCCGTCCACGTCCTAGTGCTCCACGAGTTGGGCTATTGTACTCCTGTTGTGCCTTGCGCTCTTTGCTGAAGGTGTAGGTCTCCAAGTTAGGAGGTGCTCCACCAGGTCTTAGACCAGTTCCACTGAAGCCAATTCCATATCCTCCCTCGGCACCCCCAAGGACGGCGCTACTGGATAAACGTTCGCGAGTTCTATTGGCGATTCGATTACCGATAAGGGTATTAACACACTCAGCTACACAATCAGCCATATCCTTTGTCTGCACAGGCCCAATTTCCTGTCTATCTACGCGCGGGAACTTACTTGTGCCGCCCTGAATCTGAAGGAACTTCAACTCCTGTGAGCACCAGCGCGTGTCCTCTGTGTCATTTGGAGCGTGCACCAATTTAGCATAGATCGAGGTCTTGCAAACCTCCCAGCGATGCCAGTTGAGTTCTGCCGTCGCGGGCTTGATATACACGCGCGTAGGAATATTTCGTTCGTTGAGTTTCTCCGCGAGTTCCTGGACGGGTTGTGTGGACTCATGCTGATCAAAGGTAATCTCGAACGGAAAGAAGAATTCGGCATATTTCATGACCTCATCGAGAATCGTTGGCCAAACAATAACCCGTCCAGGGAATTTTTTTGGCTCCCATCGCTTAATGAGATCAAAAATTACATGTTCCTCCTGTGCGCCCTTCCAGTCCTCGATCATCTCTGTATGAGCAATGGCAAATCCGAATCCCGCCGTTGTGCTCGATGGATCTAGATGAAACTTATAACGGAACATATTCGTGGCGTCCTTACCCGTGTTAGATGAGAATGGCATCAACACTAGTCTTGGAATCTCAGGGTGGTCGCTCTCCTCCTCATAAAGCCATTCGGATGGTAAACCTGCAAACATCTCATCGATACGACGCGGTTCCATATACGCATCTGTTACCTCGGCGAATTTGCCACGGTACTCAACCTTGAATCCCTCGGGATTACCCTGCTCTTCCGCGCGTGCCGTGCGTGAGAGTTGCTTGTCTTTGTCAGTCCATAAGTTCTCACCGTTCTCATCTTTCTCATCTAGGTCCCAATCAGGCGACGCCATGAGCACAGATTTAAGCTTAGCGCGATTTTTGGCTTTCTGGTAGCCTTCATATAGTGCCCATGAGGGAAATTGAAAGATGAGTAGGCGAGGTTCACCATTGCGAGCACTCAAGTCAATACCATCCTCCAGAAGTGGTGCGGGCTCATCGACAGGACTAGTGGAATCAAACGGAAGGAGACCCTCAACGTACTTTTCATAGAAGAGCCCGATCTTGGTATATGGAGAACTGTTAAGGAACGCCAATCCATCAACACCAAACTGTCCGAGAGATGGGTTCGCGGCTTCGTAAATCTTGTTTGGTGAGGACTTAGACTCACCGGGGAGCATGTGCGCGATCTCGTCAATACAATAGGCCATCATGGCGAGTCCACGAATCGTTCCCGAGTTAGCCGCCATGGCGTTACCGCGCAAGCGTGCAATATCTTTCTGAATACGGTTGCCGCGACTTTTCTCCTGCGAGATGCGCTGAAGATCAATATTAGTCGCTACGCGGATTTCTGTCTCCAGAGACTTTACGATATACGGATCGAACGCCTTGCACGTCTCAATAGTAGAAGAGAAATCAGCATATTGTCGCCCCTGAGACTGTTCCTGAGAACCAGCAATGCAGGAGAAATAGATTTCCTTCTCAGGCGCGATCCCATAATGCGCGCCCGGATCTTGAAGCTGAAGCGTAGACCACATGACCTTGCCCATTGCTAGTCCGGTGCAGAATCCCTTGGAGCTACGACGACCACCAACCAGGGCGATCTCACGGAAGTGTGGATAGCCAGCATCGCGGAGCCATTGTACGCGCTCGCGTACATTAGGGGAGATAGTGATCTCCGTGCCGTTACGACCACCCGCAATCCAGTATGAGAGGATGTCCTCCTCTGGGCCGGTAAGCTCCTCCAAGAACATCGTCTTGAGCAATACCGCCTGCGCCGGATAGAGATTTTTACCGCAGTAATCCGATGATTCCGCAAACTCTTGAATGCCCGTATCTTTCGGAGCAAGCTGATTAAGCGCTTGCGCTAGCAGATCCATCTACTTCTTCTTCCTATGTTTCCCCTTTTGCCCGTAGTAGTCCTCGTCGCGTTCGGTTGCGTGCTGGACCTCCCACGTCTTCTTCTCATGATCAAAACCATGCTTGGCAACGGAGTGCGATGGTAGAGCACCTGCGAACTCCACGATCGGAGGTTCACCCTCAAAAACAGGCGTGGCATCCACGGTGGCGAAAACATGTAGCGTGGTGGCAAGTTCGTACTTCAACTCCTCTTCGAATTCATCGAGGGCCTCTAGCGCCTCCTCAGGAGTGAAAATGCTATGGGGTCCAAATCGACTAAGGAATTTTCTGTGCCACTTATTACTGATGCGCACGGTCATCTCGAAGGCGCGCTTAATTTCATCATCAGTAAGCTCCTGTGTGAGTACGTCAGAGAACTCCTTGGCGGAAGAGACAATGCCGTCATCGACGGGTAGTTGCGGTGAAGTTGCAGACATTTCACCAATTATAGCAAACGGAGTGTCCTGTTACAGACACTCCGTTTGACAATTGCGATTTAGATTAGGCGAATTGGCGCTCGTCTACAATGACCGGAGGGGCCGTGTTTTTGTTTTTGCTCGTCACTTGATAGAGCAAGTACGTACCCGCCGCCAATGCCGGAGCTACTGATTTGCCCACAACAGCTTCTACACCTTCGACCGCAGTAATGACGCCGGTAGTCTCTGAGACGACAACGTTATCGGTGCGCTCTTTTGTGGTCGCTGGTTCTTTCAATGTTACGGTTGTCGCTGCCGACTGGATATGTTTACCAGTGCTGCGCTGTATCAATTCACCAAGAGCAACTATGACTTCAGTTTCTTCTTCTTTACCGCCTTTAGCTTTTGTCTCAGTGTATCCATTTTTTACAACCCAATCGGAGTTACTACCTGTAATCGGGCCAACAACAATAACTGCGCCAATGGCCAAATGGTTCTGAAGCTCCTTAAAAGGGGAATATGGGAGCGTGCTGCCTGCTTTGATGCCGCCTGATTCAACCTGCGAAGCTAGATCGACATATGTGGTCGTTCCAGTCTTGACAGTCTGTTTGCCGATTCGTACGGACTGTGAGCGAGAAATCGCTCGGATGGGAAGGAATGGTGCCATGATATTTGAGGCTCTTTCGTGTAGTGATTCGTTGTGGTCCTAATAACGCCGCCTACTTCCTTATCAAGGGTTCGGAGACTTCGGTATCCATCTATTCACCAACGGCGACCATCCGTTTTCTAGCGCACGCGCATAATAAAACAAAGACCCACGAAAGGCGGAGTCACGGAAACACCAGAGAGTTGAGTGTCCGTCGCTATAGAACCAGAGAGAGAGCTTCCCCCTGTCGAATAGGCTGCGCTCAAACCTGTGCTACCACCATGATTGTGTTCCCCGCCTTGATCCATGGAAGCGCTGGCAGATTCGCCACCTTCATTGAATTCCTGCAAATAAGCAGATTGCAAAGTAGCCGTATGTCCTTCGAGCGTTAAATGGTTGACAAACGCATTGCGTCGAGACCCAAGTTGAAAACCACCTTCAAATGTGTGATGGTGTTTACCATCCATAGCTATACCGTGATTATGAGCGCCAATGGTATGCGAATGTTCAAGCGAGACGGCCGTGACAGCATGGTGGTGCGTCAGGTCAACCGAGGAAGACCCTCCCACTTCACCCGTGTGAGTCAAATCGGTACCGCGCACAAAGCGTTCACGTAAATCCGGAATGAATCCTGAGCTAAGTCCTAGAGCATTAGGAATAGCGGACCAGGCGGTACCATCACAAACATGCCAGAGATTACCTGGTTCAGCACCAGATGAGTATTTGAACCAGAGAATAACACTTCCAAGAGTGAGAATGTTCGGGTCCAACTTGTCGATCGTGATTGTTTCCTGCTTAATCGTTCTGTCATCAACGGCTTCCTCATCAATATGCTTGTTCAGAACGCTCTCTTCAGCGATATTTTCCGATATAACACCTTCAATATCTATCTGTTTAGATCCGACTGCGCGTTGCTTGAGTAAGTAGCGCTTGATTGCACTCGGTTCGATGGCCGAAGTCTGGATCGCGAGTCCGAGCCCCAGATTAGTCCAATGACCAGCACCAGGAAGTTCGTCGTGTGCATTGAGCGCTTCAGAAAGTCCACCTAAGTGGCTATGAGCATCGATGCGAACGAAATTATTCGCCAATTGCGAGTGTTCAAAGTCATCTTCCTCACTGTCCCAAACAGTGAGCCCAAGGTTAGCTGTCGTTATCATGCGACTCTCCAGATTGAGATGCGCCCATTAGTGAATGTGCACGAATGGCCTGAGCCATGACATCCCACTGTAAGAGTATCTTTTTCTTTCAGTTCTGCGCGCGCAAAATTCGTCGTGGTGACCGCTGCTTCTTTGGTAGATGACGCCCAATTGAAGAGCGTCAAGGTAGGAGTACCATTAACACGCACGAGACCTGTTAGGGCCGTATGTTCGTTAACATTTACCGCGCCTGTCAGTAAAAGACCAATTTCATATTTCCCCGTTGCAGACACTTCGAGTGATGGGCCGCCTGCTAGAGTTTTTTCTTCGGCGGCTGCAATCGTAAGTTCGCCACCTGTAGCGCTAACTTCAGGGAAAATTGAAGAGGCAATCAATGGGAAATTGATGGCTTCGGAAGCAATTCCCTCCGTGGGAATTAGAACGCCGCGCCCTGGCGAATGGTCGTGGGCATCCACCTTAGCCCAGTTATCCGCTAACTGTTCGTGATCGTAGGGGTCAAGGAGTAGGTTCCAGATCCTAAGCCCCATCTTTGCTGAAGTACGCATCACTCATTATACGACCGAACGAAGCTATGAAAAAGACCCACCAAAAGGCGGGTCTTGATCAAACTTACTTGGATTCCGTTGACTATGCTCCAGTGATCTTCTCAACCACTGCCGCAACGGTACCGACCGCAGCAACGATAGCTACTAGCGTAGGGCTAGTAATTCCGGTGCCCGGAACCAACGTAATGATGAAAGCTGCAACCGCAGCAGCCGTAACAGGGTTCTCCAGTTTTATGAGGTCCGCAAAGACTTCATGTAGAGAGATCCCTACCTTAGCAACGGTGCTCTTTCCTGCTAGATCTGTCCTCATGTGTTCCTTTCCTATCGATAGAAATACTACTACTCTACAAAGTATAGCACGAGGTTGCTATTTTGATCGTTTCTGAAGCTGTTCATAGCGGTAAAGACGATTCTCGATCTTCCAGCCGCTTTTCTTTGCCAAGTTTGTGATCAATTTGCGACGGCGAAGCATCTGCGCTCGCAAGAATAGGCGACGTAGATGCGCGGCAAGTGTCTTGCGCGCAACAATACGATCCCACTCGATGCACCAATTGTGCTCATCTGATGGCTGCCATGTATTTGGCTTAGGAGGCGTTGTAGTGAAGAAGTCGTCATCGAGAAGGCTGACATCGAGATTTTTACTCAATGCTTTGTCATAGTACTGAGTGCCGTCAGCAACCGTAGAAATACCCTCAGATGGACCACAAAGATGGGGGCGTCCTGTGTAATGGGCTGACCACAACCGATACTGGTGACGCTGAATGTTATGGCGCTCAAGTTCTGCAACAAGGGCATCGACATTACTCAGACTCGTATAGAAGCCGGGGAGCTTGACCCCACGCTTGATCTGACGCACAAACCATGCTGGAGCGTCTGCAACAGTCGCGTCGCCGTTCTCGATATCGAGGATATCTGCATCCTCGCCAGAGTTAACAGCAATCGAGAGATGATGAGCCTTAGGCCATTTCTTAACATCCTCGTTATAGTTAGGCCAAGCTCCACCAACATACCCTGCGACCGCCTGTGCATTAGAAGGGATCTGACTGAGGTCGGTGCTGTCATACATGGTTATAGCCATAACTATTTATCCTTCCCTAATGAGCGTACCTTATGGCAGCGCGAACAGATAAGGAACCAGTCGCCATGATATGCCTCAAAGGCTTCCCATGAGTGACGTTTGAGGATCTTGCATACGAGTGCAAACATTTGGCGGGTTCAGTCTCCATAATTGTTCACTCATTAGGGACCCGATCTCGCAAATAACCCATACTTTAATCCTCAATTGGCTCAAGACGAATACCGCCGACTAACGCATCGAACTCTTTACATCGACGGACAACGTAATGCAGAAGGTCATTGCAATTAGCGCTTCCTACTTCTATCTCCACGAGTTCCCCACGATAGTGGCCACATGCCTTATATTTGCTTCCCCGTATGTAAATCGTCAGATCAGGGATCGATAATCCCAGACAATATAAAAGCTGTTCAAAATCCAAAGCCTTAACCGATTGCTCGGCTGCCGCCGGAACTCGTAAATCGACTGCTATTGGCTTACGCCCAACAACGTATGCATCATCAGTGCTCACGAGGAAACCGTTTTGAATCGGAGCGACTTCGTATTGGCCTCCGGATGGAATCGGGAAATGCTCCGAATGGTGGCGCTTGTGCTTATGGTGGCTCATCATCCTCATCCTTTCAGGGTAGAGATCGATTATCACCTATTCTCTACCAGGATGATCCTGGATTATCGCGCCCGTAAGTAAAGTCGCTCGTGCAGGAATCGAACCTGCGCCTGAAGATTATGATTCTCCTTGGCACCCATAGCCTACGAGCGTGGATTTCACCTACCGCTTGCACGGATCATCGGCTACTCAATGTAACACGCCGTCTACGTACTCCCTAATCCGGGGTGCGGTACGTAGCAAGGACAACGTGAGTTAGGTTCGATCCTCCGCTGTCGCAAAGCGGTACGTAACCATAAGCGTATAGCCGGGCTCGAACCGGCGACCCAAGCTTGGAAGGCTTGTGTGTTACCAACTACACTATACACGCATAAACTACTTACGCAAGAAAAACTTGTGCCTTTTAGACCCTCTGTAACCCGTATCTGGGAGACCACCAGGGGTCATTTTCATCTCAGGATTTTTCTCTCGGTAGAGTTTGAACTCCTGAAACGTCGCTGCCGTGTGAGGATCGTCGCGATCTACAACCTCGACGCCAAGCGCTGTGACTGAGTGAGGGCGGATCTCCGTGTGACCCTCATCGATGATGAGCTTCGTCTTGAAGCCTCGCTCCTCGATATAGTGCTTGATTACCATCAGGTGCATGTCATCCTCTGCCAGCATCACGAGCTTGCAGTAGTGACCGCCCTTGTACCAATCTGCAAGCAGATTGGGGTCGCTGATCCGGTACGCCTCGACGGCTGCATGCTGCCCCTGAGCAGTCATCTTGCCCGAGGTCATTCCGAGACTTCTATTGATGAAGCTATACATGGCTGTTCGCATGCACATAGTCTATCACAGAGGCTTGCGCGGTGGGAACACTTCGGACTTTGGTCCTACTGACCGCAGTCTCACTCGCGTTCACCGCGCAAGCTGTCTCCGAGCAGGGTCTCCGCTGAACGAACGTAGTGTATCACAAGTGCGCCCGCCCAGTTTGACCCAGACGCGCGCATGAGGACCCGAGGTCACCCAGCCGAACTGAATATGCCCGAAGCTAAGGTCCAAGCCTACACTCAGAATCGAACTGAGTTCTCTAGTTTACAAGACTAGCGCGTCACCACTTACGCTTTGCAGGCACATCATGTAGTCGATAAGCCGGATTCTGTCGTTGGACGATCATCCTTCTCAGTGGCGTGCCGACTAGGCCCAACGACCCTTTGGCGCTTGAGCTAACCCGAGGTCTCACACGATTCCACTGGTCCCCATGTTACCGGGGACTGCTCCCACCAGCTAATGCCATAGGCAGAGCCCTTAGGCTTCGACACTTGGGATTGCATCTCTCGGCTTCGTATGCGGTCATAGCGGCCTAAGCCTCCCGCCATCCACGTCACCTATCCAGCACCCCTTGTGAGGGATCTGAGTTTCCCCAGACGAGATGTCCGGACTTTCCTCGGAGGGATCGGACCTCCGCGATCGTCTGACTACAGGATCATGATGGGATTCGAACCCACACCTGGGCACTCGCCTCTGCCAATTGATCCACTTACAGAGTTCCGTACGCTTCTGCAAGCAGGCCCTACATGATCACCAAGCTTTCTCAGTCGCACCCTGACACAACTCGACCCGCCAGAGGCGGGCCGGAAGTGAGGGAACGACCCTCGAACGACTTTCAAGCACTTGTTATATAGCAGGAATCGAACCCGCTAAGGGATATCCTTAGATAATCTTTAGAAACGGTACCGTGGGGATTCGAACCCAACCGCCTCGTTAGAGCGATTTCCCGCTTGAAAGGCGTTCTGCACTCCAAAGTGCTTTCATGGTACCCTGTGGTCGAACAGGTGTCAAGAGCCGTGTGTACGCTCCCGGTGGCAGTTCGAGCAAACGACCTCGCACTTGTCGATCTCCTCCTGGATAACTTCCAGGCGATATCGTTGTGCTACGAGCCAATTGACACTGCCAAACTTCTCCCCACGTACATGATCGAAGTCCATGACGTAGGGCGGATACTGGACCCCGCAGTCGGCACAAGGAACTTCCTTTTGCGCGTTGATGTGCGCCATGATCTCAGCACGTTTGTTTGCCGCCCAGGTGTTGCGCTTGATCTTCCACTCGGATAGCTGGTGCTCCGCGAGGTAGCGATCCTTGTTGCGCTGGTAACTCCGTTGTTGAGCGGCGCGCTGCTTGCCTTTGTCCTTGTACGGCATGCACATTACACACCAGGATGGGTTCACTTCCAAGCAGCAGATGGGACTCGAACCCACAACCTCCACCTTGGCAAGGTGGCGCTCTAGCCATTGAGCTACTACTGCGCGTGCGACTCGTTTCTTCGCGAGGAGAGTCACCATCCCCGTCCATTTTTATCCGCCCTACGCTTCGCTTGTCCCCGGAGGGGCGGGTTTCAAACCGCGCTTATCGTGTATATGGGCCTTCTACGAAGTGAGTAGCTCATCACGAACGGGACGCGCGAAGGTCGTCGTGAACTTCCTCCAGCAATGACCGCATTATGAGCTAAGTCCCCCGTGCTGGAGTCGAACCAGCCTACTATGAGCTTCCACGATGCCATCTCATTGTAAGTCCAGGCACCGAAGAAATGCAAGCTCGCCAGTAACCACCCACAAAGGCCGTTCGTTTCCGATGGCAGTTCGAACAGAGCACATCGCACTTGGCAATCTCAGTTTCTATCGTTGGCACATCGTAACCTGATGCAGTCATGTCAGACACCGCAGCAACCTTCTGACTGGGGTCGCGATGATCAAAGTCAAGCACAACCGGATCAGACTCGCCACAATTGATACAGGGATGCTTTTGAAGGTAGTCCCAAATCCATGCTTGCGCGCGCTCCTGAACAATCCTTTTGCGAGCTTTCGTCCTTGCTTTGATACGATCCTTGTTCCGTAAATAGTGCGCGTCTGAAACGATCTTCTGACATGCTTTACAGTGAGCTTGATGTTTGTCGCCTTTGGTAGCAAACTCTTTGAGTGGCTTCTCAAGTTCGCATTTACCGCAGATCTTAGTCCCCCCGGCTGGAATCGAACCAGCGACGGTCGTGGATTCGAAGTCCACCGCTCTGTCCTCTGAGCTACGAAGGGTTGTCATACCTATTATCATCGCGTATTGACTTCGAATCAGGCATGAGGTTCGAAGTCCCACCAACGTCGCATAGTTTCAAGAGCGACCTCGGCAATATCTCGATATTCGTCACGGACCTCTTCGTGCGCTTCGAGCCAAGGTATAGCTCGCGCAGAAAAGTCTTTCTCCTCAGCCTCATAAATGGCTTGAGCTACTCGCTCTATCAATTTCGTCTCCATTTAGATTCGAAGTCTCAGGTCCTCATCCGTAGGACAGGGGAAGGACTCCTGGCTGTTTGCGACAGCATCTCCCACTTAAAAGGCGGGGCTCTATTGCAGGCACTTTGAGCTACAGGAGGAGTGGGTCGTCCCGGACTCGAACCGGGAATTGTCTCCTTAAGAGGGAGGTGCTCTTACCATTTAGCTAACGACCCAAAAACCCCGGCTCTCACGGTCACGCACACGAGCCGCTTATCAGGCGACGCTCGCATACCATCCCGGTTCCACCGGGTCTGGGAACCGCATTTCGGTTCCGAGGCTTAGTCCCCTTGACTGGATTTGAACCAGTGACTTCCTCCTTCGCAGGGAGGCACTCTATCCACTGAGCTACAAGGAGAGGTAAAGCGAGTATTTAGCGCCCTCGCTCACGGCTGTCTCTAGCATGGCCAATGGCCAAAGCCAGATCATCTTGAAAACTTGTTTTCCTGCCAATCATGCAAGAGCGTATACTCATACGAGCTTGGATCACCACCGATAATCAAATCAAAGAGGACTGGTCTTACGTCCTTCAAGCTTTCGATCAGATGGTCAGCAATATCGCACTCCGCCTTTGTGAGATATGGAGCAATAGATTTGTTGCTCTGCCCGTCTCGGAGATGTAAGGCTCGGTGCCAGCCGATACAGGCCGGGATCGTGCAATAGGACCGAGGTGCATAGTTGATGTAGTCCGGAAGCTCCAGCATCAACCAACGTGGCACAAAATGGTGCCGTGTGATGGCACCTTCGCAATCCTTCGGCTCGTCGTGGTAGCGACAAACTAAAGGGCGCTGCGTAGCTAGGGCGCGAGCCTTCTTCTGTTCGATGATCTTGTGCGGTATCAGTCCGCTATTGTGATTGAGTCGCCAGAGTACAGCACGGGTAGAGAGACGTTCATCAAGAAGATCATCGATCTCCGCGTCCTCCATTTCCGCAAGCACTTCTAGCTGCTCAACAGTAGCTTCTGAGTCATAGGAATCGAACCAAAAGACCTCTCCCGTGACAGGATGTGTCCAGTCTCGTGCTCGTGACATACCTATAGTATACAGGGTATGTCAAGGTTCGAAAAAGTAGCCCGTGCGGGATTCGAACCCGCGTTCACGCGGCCTGAGAAGCCGGTATCCTAAACCACTAGACCAACGGGCCATAAAGCTATCTGGGCGAGGTACGGATCTATTGAGAATCCGCTGTCATTCCAGATAGCAAGTACTCCTCCCAGGACTCGAACCTGGAACCATTCGCATATAAGACGAAAGCTCTAACCATTGAGCTAGAGGAGCATGCGGCCCCTCACAAGGAGGGACCGTTAATTGCTTCACAGGTGCTAGACAGCAAACGGGGCGTTTGTTCCTTGAACTTTTCGCCTCCGTAAGATGTTTCATTGTGAGACTGACTCGACCAGGTTATTTCACCACCCCGATACGGTTTTCTCTGATACCATTCTTCCCAGTACCACGGATACCGGCGGGCCGGGATGGGTACAGAATAGGGCTGAGGTACTGGCCTTGAAGCCAACTCCGCCTTGAGTAAACGAATACAGTCATCGGTTGTCGGGTCCTTGCCGTGACTATGCCACGAGAGCCCACAAATAGAGCAAATCGTTGAAACGGCGATTGGCTCAGGTTTTGTTAATTTCTTTCGTGCTGCCATGATTTTCTACAGAGAGGCCCGAAGACATTTCACCGCGATTGACTCGTTTTTCGGTCATTCCACCCCAAACATGACCTCGTGCAGAATCGAGTGCTTTACCCGCTGACGAAGTGGTCATATTCAATGCTTGACCAATCTGGGGAACCGTATTACCATCAAAGTACATCTTGAAGGCTTCGTATTCCGTCGCGTTGAGACAGTACACAGCTTCTATGTCTTGCCTCCCCATTTTCATCCTCCTTTAGGACGTTTTGGTTTGAGTACTACAGGGTGGCCAGAGGGAATCGAACCCTCATCGCCGGGATCACAACCCGGAGTTCTAACCGTTGAACTATGGTCACCATGATGCGCCAGAGAAGACGCGACCCTCCTGTCCTTCGGCTCGGGGGCCTGTGCTAGCACAACCCACTGTCCGCTGCTCCGCTCTGAGCTACTGGCGCATATCCCCTCTCGGATTCGAACCGAGACTGTACTGGGCTTAAACCAGTTCCCTCTGCCAGTTGGAGTAAGGGGACAAGATAGATGGAGAACAGGGATTCGAACCCCGATTGAGAGCTTCAAAGGCTCCGGTCTTGCCATTAGACGATTCTCCAAAGTAATCGGCGCGGATATCCACGGGTTAGGGGGCGAGAACCTAATCTCTTGCGCTAAACCGCCTTGTACCGATTAGCTGGAGAACAGGGACTCGAACCCCAATGACAACGCTCAGAACGTTGCATCTTGCCATTAGATGATTCTCCAAAGTACATAGCAGACCCGAGAATCGAACTCGGCTCTCAAGCTTATGGGGCTCGAATGGTCGTCCAGACCACCTGTCTGCAAATGCCCACCGGGAGATTCGAACTCCCACACCTTTTCAGATAGCGCCTTTTGAGGACGCCGCGTCTACCATTCCAGCCAGGTGGGCGTATTTATGATAATTGCCTTGTGCACGCGAGGCAAATTTTTCCGAGGCGGGACTTCCTTCCTCAGAATTGGAATACTAGGACTCGAACCTAGAATACCACCGTATCAGAGTGGCGTGATAACCATTTCACTATATTCCAGCGGATCTGAGAGGAATCGAACCTCTGACGCGCGGTTCTTCAAACCGCCGCTCTACCCCTGAGCTACAGATCCAGGGTTACTTCTTGACACGAGTAATCTCCTCAAGGTCGTCATAAAGCTTAGGTAGGTTCTCCTCGAACGCACACTCTAAGCATTTGCCAATCTTGGGCAAAGCTCTCTTTGTACAACCCGATTCACTACAAACGCCGGGCCTCATGAATTGTGGGATGTTAATATCTTCTTCATTCATTTTGCGTATCCTGAAAAGGTAAAAAAGTAAGATAGCCCCTCCTAGAAGGAGCCCTTGTTTCATATACCCAGTCATCACTCGTTATACAACGGGTGATGCAAGAAAATGAGCGGAAGGTGAAGGAGTCAAGGATTAGGAGAACGACTACTATTGCAACGCAAGTGAGAGAAAGCAATGTTCTCCATATCCCAAAACAAATCCGCATCGACACCCAACCAAGATTGCTTATGCTCAATACTTAAATCAGATTCATTCTCAATGATCCCTCCGCAATGAAAGCAAACATTCCGATCGGTATCACAAACGAGCATAAAAAGAACCTTCTTGCGCAATCTATGCGCTGCGGTGCCCCATGGCATACCCAACTGTTCCGCCTTCTTCAGGTGGCTTTTCGACGGAATCACCGTCCCGTCAGCCTTACGTTCCTTGTAACGACGTGCATTATATTTACGCACGGCCTCTTTATCCCTGGATACGGGCATACGGAATAGTATATCATAACGGAAGCGTAGAGAGTCGAACTCTAGAGGGCTCATCACCCCAGGCGGGTTCAAACCGCTGTCCTCAGCCAACCGGATCACTTCCAAGGGGGTCCGTCCGAGAGCCTTGTTCAGGCCGGGGACGGCTGCCCCGTTGAGTTGAGACGCGACGGCGAGAATTGAACTCGCGTAGGCGGGTTTGCAATCCGCTGGATGGCCTCTATCCTACGTCGCGATGAAGCTGGAAGGCTCGGACTCGAACCGAGAATACCTGGTTAACGGCCAGGTGTGATGCCATTTCACTACCAACCAATGTTGTACTGGTACGCCTCGGCTACTTATTGTCGGTTTCGTGTAGGTACGAGATCCGAGTTGACCGACCTCTCGGTCGAGCTATCGACTTACCACCCGTCACCCGTGTACACATCCAGCTTGGGCCGGGAATGACCTACGACCAGTACGGTACTACAGCGGAAGGGGTGGGATTCGAACCCACGGTGGCTCTCGCCACACTGCCTTAGCGGGGCAGCACAATAATCCATCTCTGCCACCCTTCCAGGTGCGCCAGTGTCAGTTGATCCATAGCCTGGCGCATCCACAGTTATGGCCGCTTGCTTTCCCTGCATGCTGGTACTTGCAAAGCCCCTAGCGGGATTCGAACCCACGCAGTGCATCGCTTAGGAAGCGACCGCTCTATCCTCTGAGCTATAAGGGCATACTATCGGCGAGGGAAACGAGGAGCACCCGTATCTTTAGTAATTGACTTAAAGATTTTCGCCACAAATGTTAAAACTATAAATAGCCAAAGAAAATAGAACACTAGGCATGTGATACCTACTATTAGTAGTATCAAAAAAGCGACATGTTTTCCTTTGGTTGGGGTGCAAAAAGTGGACCATCCCGGAATCGAACCGGGGTCTTGTTGTGATTATCGATCTAGCTATCTAGCATCTTGGGACAGGCTTGGCCCGTCTCCACCACTCGGTTTATGTCCGAGAACATACTGCTTTCGCGGGGTGCTACCATGAGCACTTTCTGTTCCTAGGTATGTGCTCCTACCCGGCGCTGGCGATTAAGCCAGAGCGAGATGTGTCTCGCGTGCCGTGAAGCTTCCATCAAGGAAGCTTGCCGGAATAGCGAGAGTATCATCATTGCCAGTTATGGCTTGTGCGATTTAGGTGTCGCAACCGATGCACTAGAGGGACTCTCGGGCAACAATCGAATACCCATATGGCCCATGTACCTGCCACGAATCGGGCAACAATCCCTATCCGCAGGTCCTACAGGGGAGGGAATCCCATCCTGTAGCTGATGCTTGCGGGCGAGGCTAGATAGCACCTCGCCCGCCGACATTACTCGACTGACTCAGTACTGCTGGATCACCCCCTAAGTTGAAAGGACAAGACACCTAAGGCAGGTACGCCTCCTCGGTTCTAGAAACCGAGCACCCTTACATCTTGTGGTGACGTTTAAGGTGTCAGTGGACGATCAGGGTATCGATCCCCGTACCTCCCGCCTGTCAAACGGGTGCTCTCCCATTGAGCTAATCGTCCTAGCCCCCATCGCGTCTGTTCGCTCCCATGGAGCTACTAAGACCATAGGTACTAGGGCAAACCCCAGGACTACTAATGATATACTAATGATGGACCGACATGATGGGCCTTACCCCACCCGGCCTAGACATCCACCAAGTGCTCGATGAAGGAATCGAACCTTCGACACGTTGGGTGTAAACCAACTGCTCTAAACCACTGAGCTAATCGAGCATACAAAAACCGCCCTCTCCTTGCTTCAAAAAGCTCAGAGAGTATTGTCATCTCCGCTGCTCACGGAGTTTGCAGGGCTGAGCAGTTCCCCTGGCGATAGTGAGTTGGCAGTCAGTCCACAACCCTAACAAGGGTGTGCTGTACCTAGCTGTTCACCACAGCTAGCGATTCCACGGGGGATCGAACCCCGACTTGCTCCTGGACAGGGAGCCGTGATGGCCATTTCACTATGGAACCAAGGGTCTGGCATTGCGGGAGTCTATCCACCGGAAGCCAGACAGTAACGTCTACAGGTCATGACTCCCGTAGTTTGCGAGACTAATTCGCAGCGGGGCGAGAAGGAATTGAACCCTCGCCTGCGGGTTTGGAATCCGCTTGGTCACCATGACCTTCACCCCATGTGTACTAAAGCTTTTCTCCTTTGCAGATCCCGATACAGTGCTGTCCGGAACTTTGTAAACCAGTTCGGATCATCAGGATCGTAAGCTTCGAGCGCCGCTTGGTTCGCGGCAGCGAAAACGTGCGGTTGTAGCTCCTCCTGCTTGAGAGGACGGTTCAAATATCTCAACGGTAGTAGTTCCGATACCATGCGAATCACTATACCAAAGCCAACACTCGGAGTCGAACCGAGTTTCCACGCTTACGAAGCGCGTGCATCGCCGTCAATGCTTTGCTGGCACAAGAAGCAACCCGTCCTGAGGACGCCGAAGGGACTCAGCCGCGTCCACGACAGGACTCACGTCCCTTTATTCGTGTGTTACTTCTAAGCCTACACTCAGAATCGAACTGAGGATGCTCGCATACCAAGCGAGTGTGATACCACTTACACTATGTAGGCACGAAGGTCCGGTAGCATACCCACTGTCGTCACAGTATAGGGCAGAGGCTTGACCGGACCGTACAACAGCCTCTCTATGAGAGGGCGCTCCGTCCGCGATCCCTCTACCGGGGGCCGACCGAGCAATCTTTGAGTCAGGATAGGAGGATTTGAACCTCCGACCTCTCCCATCCGAGGGGAGCGCTCTACCAAGCTGAGCCATACCCTGATGCGACCGGCTGCGATCTACTGGTTGTTACACCAGGTCTGCACGGTCACGCGACCAAGACAGGGCATTGCCGAAGTCCAAATCGCTAGTGCGCCTGATGGGATTTGAACCCACATCCGTCGGTGTGAAAAACCGATGCTGGGGACAGGTTATGAAGCTGCCTCTACCATTCAGCTACAGACGCTAGTTGTGCTCCCTACCGTTTGAGCCGGAAAACCGATCGCAGAACGGCTCGCCTGGGTTTACCCTAATCTCCGGAAGCACAGAGAGATGGCGAAACTACATCGGGATGGCCGGATTCGAACCGACGATCGCCCGCTTCCAAGGCGGCCATGTTAACCAGACTACACCACATCCCGTGGTTCCCTAGTCCGTGCTGAGCGGACGAAGGGAGTGGAGGACAGGGGAGTCGAACCCCTAACTCTGCCGTGCAAAAGCAGTGTGTTCCCATTAGCACCAGTCCCCCTGGTGAAATCCGCAGGCTCGGCTCGCGGACTGAGTACAATCTGGGCGCTCTCATCCCATCTCATATGTTTACGGGCTGCCGATTCAGACCGTCCTACAGTGCCTCCGTGGGGAATCGAACCCCAGCTTACCGATTAAAAGTCGGTGGGTCTACCACTAACCATACGGAGACAAGACCCAGAACAGAGCGCAGACGCTTCAAAGCGGTAAGGCTCCACATCTGCGATTACTCTGGGGTACTACCCTTCATTCATATGTGGTTTATCAAGTGCCGGAGTCATGTCCGGAGTGCTGTCCGGGGGAGTCGAACCCCCATGCTCTTACGAGCGGCCGGTTCTAAGCCGACTGCGTATACCATTCCACCAGGACAGCAAATTGTCGGTCGCGATTCCTGCATCCACCGACGGTATCTCTTGAACGTGATCAAATCGCTCTCACTACCGTACTTCTTACAGGAGTGCGCCAGGAGGGACTTGAACCCTCACGCCCTTGCGGGCACACGGATCTGAACCGTGCTCGTCTACCGATTCCGACACTAACGCAAATGGTTGTCCACGAGGGTTGATTATTCCCCCACTTCGCATCCACTACTAACACCAAGATCAGGTGTACTCGGGCTCTACTTGGTTACCCGTACCCAATTGCTTTCGCTTCAACTCCTCTTTCTTCCCTATCGGAAGAAGATGGACAGTGCGCTGAGTGGGATTCGAACCCACACGGGCCGAAGCCCACTGCCTCCTCAAGGCAGCACGTCTACCTTTCCATCACCAGCGCGGGATGTTTATGATAAAGTCCCGCATACGCGAGACCAATTTTTCTGAAAGACAAAGCCCTTTGGTAGGCCGGTTATGTTTGCTCCGCTGCTCAGCCAGACGCAAATTTAATCCCTGGACAATCTGAGAACTGATGCTCCCCGCGCCCCTTACCTGGAGGTCACGACCAAAAGACTTAGTGCGTGCCGAGAGATTCGAACTCCCATTCCAGAGACTGGAGGGTGGGTTACAGCCACCTGCGACAAACCGTATTCGCGTGACACGCATGATACATCAGGTCCTTGATTCCGGGCGCGATCCGACGAGCAACTTGATCCCACGACCTTACTCGTTTCGGGACCATGCGGTATGGTTACCGCTGCACTCAAGGGTTTTGCCCTGATGTGGAGGCGTTGGGTATGTCCTACAGCTATGAGGGACTATGTACGGTGCCTTCTGTGCCGTTCGGCAGGTACTATAGCAGATCCGAAAACCCACTTCCTGCTTAGAGCCCCTGGCGGGATTCGAACCCGCGACCATCGGGGTAGAAATCCGATGCTCTGTCCTCTGAGCTACAAGGGCTTGTGCTGCTATGTCGTGCTGCTGGAGAGCTACTATACCACACTTCAAACGGGACTTCAAACAAGAAAGGCTCCGATCTTCTCGGAGCCCCTAGAACTCGGCCTGATGTTGGCGTTGTCTAGGGGTTAGCTCACGGTTTTCCCGTGGGCCTGTTCCTCATTCTGCTTAGGGGATAGATACACCATCTCATGTATTGTAGCAACGGAGGAACCTAAGTTTCAAGGGTCCTTTCAAAAGATTTTCTAGCCGGAGCAATCACGACTGCGGACGAAGGTCGCGCTGACTCTCGTTGAGTCATATGCTTCGATCTCTTGACGCTTAGCATCTGACTTAGCGCAAAGCTTGCAAAGCTTTGCCTTCAGCTTGTCGATGGCTTCTTGTGGAGTCTTGCCTTTGGCTGTCCGGTCCAAAGAATCACTCCAGTCACCGAGATAAGGAATATAGGCGTGTGTTCTAGCCTCCCACTTCCATCTGAAACTAATGGCCTCGACATTGTAGACTTCAATATTCATCGTCTCCGAGTGTCGCCGATATGTTTTCCCTTCAGACATCAGATCTCCAGGCGCGATGAAGCTTCTCCAAAGCATCCGGCTCCCGGACCTCCTGATAGCCAGTAGCCTCGTCAACCAAGGCGATGGTCCCTACCTTAGCCATCGCGATCACATCCTTCAGTGGCATACACCATTCGCATGTGCAATTGTCTTCATGTGGGGATGGCTCAGGCACCATGTTCCTTTCCCTTGTCGTCATTCTTGATCGTGGTCTTGAAGAGTGAGTTGCTGTGCTTGTGGTAGGTTACGATCCCCTCCGGGTCCATGAACCCAGGTGCCGCCGATGATCCACGCACCTTGAGGGTCGAGAGGACGCCCTTGATGGCGGCCGTATCGAACTCCTCTAGTTCCGCGAGCACTGGTACAACGTGGCAGCAGTCTGGGCGACGAGTCCCGTTGTCGTTGTACTCGCCGTTCCATCGCGCCGTGTTGAAGAGGCTGAATCGCTTCTCCTCCAATCCGTATTTGCGCTGGATACCTGCGCCCCACCACTCGCCGAAGTGAACGCCGACTCCAAGGCCCATCGCCAGTTCGCGTGCGTGCTCGCGTACCCATTTGGCGAAGCCGAAGTTGTCCTGTTCCGGAGAGAGGACCTGCTTGCGCGACTGCGCGTAAACGAAGACTGGCTCCCAGCCATCCAGCTTGTGGCCGTCCGTGTTGATCACGATGCCCGGACCAACGACCTCCTCATCGCCGTAGTTGTAGGGAACCATGTCGCTCACCACGACAGCGGCGTTGGTACCATCGATCTTCTCGGTGATGACGACCGGGCGGAAGAGCCTCCCGATCTTCGGGAAGGGAGTGAAGTCTGCCTGTGGAATGAATGCGTCCTCCGGTATACGTACCTGCGCGTTGAGATCCATGTCCTCAAGACCCATCCCACTCAACCTCCATGTATCCGTTCTCATTGCCACGATATCCTACAGCAAGACTCTCGATCAATTGCCATGCTGATATGACTCTCGTTACACCGCCATATCCTCTCATTTGTTCGATCACATCCCCTGGAGTTGGGTCCTCCGGCGCATCTCCATCCGGCCAAACCTCATCAACAGATAGCTCCACATCGGGGAATGAAATAAGAAACTTGCGCTGCTCAGAAGTGGGTGTCTGTCCTGTGCGGTCCATGATACTGTCATAAAGTTTCTCAAGTTGCTCCGGCCCATACTCGTCCGATGTCTCCTCAGATTTGAACGCGACGAGAGGCATCTGTATGACAGAACTATCAACCAAACGTTCAATAGCATTTGCTAATAGATGGATTGCGCATTCAATCTCCGTTGTATTAGAGAATTGTTTAGGTAACACGCGGCGGGCTTGAACTACCAAGTCCTTGACCGCGCGCTCCCTTGTAGAGTCTTCCATCAACCTACCTCACCTCGTCAATGAAACCATAGCCGAGCGCTGTATCAGCGGTCATCCACCAATCCTTACGACTCCAACTACGTTTGATGAATCCCTTGGTGGTCTTTTTGTTGATCAATTCTGCTCGGGAGGCGAAGAGATTCAGGATACGCTCGTGCATGATCTCCACAAATTTGACCTGATCCTCGATCTTACCGAAGGAACCGACTGCTCCGAATTGCGCCTCGTGGATAAGAAGGAAAGCGTTCTCACCCATAATACGCTTGTTGCCTGTCTGAAGAAGGACGCCAGCCATTGATGCCGCAGCACCCAAAGCCCTCGTGTTGATCGTGTGTCCTTTGGCGCGAAGATCGAAGATGAAATCGACTAGCGCAAAGCCATCGATAACCGCCCCCCCAGGAGAGTTAATCTGAAGCTCGATCTCGCAGTTGTCCTTCTGCCTAGTCCAAAGTACCAACTGATTGATGCACGCCTTGACTGAATCTTCATCAACCGGCCTGTCGAAAACGTACACGGAGTTGTGCTGGTTCTTTGCAAGCTCATCTAACTCAGCACGTTTCTTTGCGGCCAGCAAGATCTCTGCTTGCTTTGCTTCGGCAGTTACTTTGCGAGCCTCGGCTCTGTGAAGCTGAGCTTCCTCGTGAGCGGCCTCGGCCTCGGCCGTAAACTTGTTACGCTCCTCGATAGTTGTCTCCTTATCTTCTTTTCTGGCGGGCATCGCATTCCTCCTCGGAATCTTTACATTTAGTTATGGAAGTTCTATGGCCAGTGTAGCAAGACTACTTCTTTGGTTTCTTTGTCGCACACTTCACGATCACGCCATCCTCATCTGCAAGCTTTTCAAGGATAGCTTCATCGATCGTGCCACTCATACCGAGAGCACCGGCCTCTCCATAGATCGCAATCACCGAGCAACGTCCATCGTTGTTTGCCATCACCGGAATACGGATCGGGCCGATACGAAATTCGTCTCCGCGTCGTATCACTTTAATGGCACAGTCTTCATCGCCGCGATCTCACGCCTGCGCTTGAGACGATCGGCCGTTGCCTTTTCCTGAGCCTTCTCAACGGCCTGCATCTCAGAGTCGGCAGAACCGCTCCCTATCTGTATATTCTGACTCCAGCGCTCTCCCGCGCGGGTAGATGCAAAGACGTAGAAGTTCCAGCGAAAGTTTTCAAGCTCATAAAGCTTGACCTCATAACGGATAGAATCTAAAATCCCCATCCGCCGTCCTTCCCGCGCGGATGACGAAGAGGCTCGCACTCTGCTAGAGGACGCCCCGCAGGTAGACGACGATACGCTGGATGGCGGTCGTCACGTTCGCGGGTCTTGTCCGACTTTTTCTTTGGTAGTGCTTGCGGTGTTGGCGTCTTCTTCATACAACGCAGTGTAGCACGAATTAGACTCCGCAGGCACCCGACCTACATTGTGCTGTGCGAGCGGCATCCTCCTCGAAGGTGACCCCGGTCTGCCCAAGAGCTACCTCGTAAGGTACACCCTCAAGAGGCTGACCTGCACGAGCACCGTTCGGATAGCACGTCACGCCACGCAGGCGCGGAAGGTATGGATAGAGCGTGTCCGCGAAATCACGAGCCTCACTCGGGTCCGTAATCGGGTACGGTAAGTTGATCGTGGATGCAATACCATGGTCCACGTACTCCTGGAGGTCGGCCTGGAATTTGATACGGCGCTCGACATTGTAACTGAGTGCATAGGCATCCTCGATGTCGTCTGGTGCCACTCCGCTTTCGATCAAACGATGAGCGGTGGGATCAATCACATACTGATACTTCCACTTACCATCAGTGCTATCTAGGAACCGACGCTTATACGCCACGCAGAAGATAGGCTCGGCAGAGGTTGTCGTCTCACCAATGATCCCAATAGTTCCGTTCGGAGCGATGGCTCTCGTCTTAACCGGATGACTGAGCTTGTGCTTGTCTGCCCATTCACCCGCGATCTCTGTTGATTCTGCATACACCTCCAACCAATCCTGTAACTCTGGCACAATCTCGTATCGGTAACCGCGCACAAGTAGCCACTCATGCAGACCCATCAAACCAAGACCAAGACGACGGTTCTTTGAACGGATCTGCTTTACCTTCTCATATGGCACATCCGAGTAGACAGTACCCGCAAGAAGGAAGAGAGTGCCGAGTCGCACTACCTCAGCAAGCTCCTCGTGACTGTGAATGCGAGCCATGTTGATTGAGCCAAGGTTACATACATCTGAATCGTCTTCTGATGTGATCTCAGTGCAAGCATTTCGCAAGTTCTCTTGGTTGTTATCTCCTGTATCAATACTGAACCCAGGCTCACCTGTTCCAACCATATGCTCGCAAGTGGTGTAGTAGACAGTCTTCGCCAATTCGTGCTGAGGATGATCAGGATTCTCGAACGCCAAGAAGAAATCATCGTCAAGGATGACGGATATATTTGTCATGTCGAGAGGAGCCGGAGCTTCTCCGCCAGTCTCAACCGCCGCCTTCTTTGCTGCGACGATCTCAGGTGACCAATCCTTTGCCTCGATCCATCTAAACACATCGCCATGGTTCCAATGTAGACCAGCCCAGATAGCTGAACGTCGATGTCCACCCTGCATCACATGACGCGCGATCTCATTAACCATCTTCGCCGGAGAGAGAGGACCAGTAGCAAAACCACCTGTCTTTTGGATCAACGTGCCGTAGGGGCGTACGTCTGAATAGACAGATCCAATACCACCACCTGCTGAGAGCGACATGACCGCCTTATGTGTCAAATCAGCCCATCCCTCACGAGAATCTTCACAGCGGAAGAGGAAGCAGTTGTTGGTCTGGTGTACGACCCTACCTGACGACGCCAAGTAACGACCGCCCGGTATAAACTTGCGCTGGACGATCAATTGGACCAGAGCTTGGAACTCTGGGTCCTTGTCTGTGTATCCAAGTGCGCCAAGTACATTCCGCACGACCCGATAGGCAGTGTCGGGCCAGACCTCGATCGGATCTTCGTTCTCATCCTTCCACGAATACTTATCCATGTACTGAAGAAGAGCCCAAGGACCCATCTCTTCATTGCTAGCTACTACAAAGGGATTCGGTTGTTCATCACTCTCATCATCGAACAAGGGTTCGTCGCCTTGTAGTCCAAGGGGTTCATCGTTGATAGCTTTGCACGCTATCTCTCCAAAATCGAAACCCGCCTGAGCGGGTAGTGTCGCTGCTTCCATATCTTCCTATCTCTGTTTGTTCCGTACGGGTTATCGTTCGCCCAACCATATCAGATAGTGGGAACCCAGGCTACTCACGAGTCTAAAAAATCTGCGCACTTCAAAGTTGCAGACAGCCGTGCTATGATCGCGCACCCGCGCGCGAAAAGCCTATTATGTAGTTATACTTCTCGCTATTCATCTCGTACACAGACAGACACTAAGTACTTCACGCAATACTTGGGCCTGTTAAGCACGAATAATCGCCAAAACACGCGCGAGGCTCGCTTGCTACTTGGCCGTGATAGACTGCAAGCAATGTCAATCATCCTGACACAACGCTGTGTATCTGCGGAACCTTGGTTCATCATGTGGATACCCTCCGCTTCCGAAGATGACAAGGAGTACCGTGTGTTAGTGCCTTGGCCTGATGATAAGGCAGAGGATCTGACTTGCGAATGTATGTCGTTTGTCCATCGAGGACACTGCCGCCACCAACAAGAGGCTTTCGATTTGCTCTGTCGTTGGACCTCCGTAAACGGACCTGAGGAACAGACCAAGGAACAGCACTATCGTCAGGAATGTCCTCGGTGCGGAGAAACGACGATCTTGCAGGCAGAGTTCGAATGATAGGATAGGAGACATGGCTAACCAACTTCAGCAAATCACCAAGCAACTTGGAACGGCTCACAAAAAGAAGTCGGAGGGCGAGAGGGAACTCAAGGAGTCCCGAAGTAAGTTCTTTAAAGCGATCGATGAGGAGATCCTGAGCACCGAGACACTAGCTCAGCAAACCATCGAGGTTCCAGAGACAGTCGTTGATGAGGAGACGCTGATCCAACACGTCGCAGTCTTCTATCCTGGTTGGCAAGTGGGAGAGGTCGTGTCTTTGGTCTGGGCAGACGAAGCACCCACAGAGATCATCATCGAAGAGAATCCCGCCTTCAAGAAGTTCGTATATGTCAACCACGAAGACGGCTTCGTCTACAGACGCAATGTCTCGGAGGGTGGTCCATCATTGGATGATGAGCGTCTTAAGGTTGAGGACCCGGAGTTGTGGAAGCGCATTACTGAGGTCAAGGTTGTGCCAAGGCAACAAGTTCGCGTGCTCAAGGATATGGAAACACTCCCTGACAAGGACCTTGCTGCCATGCAGGAGTACTTCGTACCTGGTTCGATGACTGTCAAACTTGACGCTCCTCGTAAAGCGAAACCGGATGAGTTGGATGCGTAGATGCGCACGACAACCCGAGTCAATTGGCGATTTACTTTCACGATCTCAGACTTGGGACGACTACTTGGAAAGTCTCCAGTTACTCTCCGAGGCTGGGATGATAAAGGACTGGTCGATATCCCTCGGGACCCCTCAGGGGACCGCAAGCTTGCCTGTGCAGATATCCGTACGATTGCCGATCGAGCTTACGAGCTTGGTCGTATCAATCGTCGCCGTGCCAATCTAGTGCATGCTACTATGACACTCATAGAGCAGATCGAAGCAGAGAATAACTGGAAGGCAAAACAATGACCGATCTACGTATTGGCATCCTTGGAGCACCGGGGTCAGGCAAGAGCGCGTTTGCGAAATCTCTAGCTACGGCAGTTCGCAAAGAGAGAGGTAAGTTCCCCGTCCTTCAGCCAGTCAACGTTGTGGATGGCTACATGGATAGCCTCACCAAGCGTACCGGCTACGCATTTGACATCTTTGCCACCTATCCGCAGAATCTACAGATCCTCTTTGAGCGATGGACTCGTGAGCAGGAGGTAGAAAAATCAGGGTGCCACACCTTGATCTCCGTCGGCTCTCTCTACGAAACGATTCTGTACACCGGCCTGCGTGTCAACTCTGGGCTTGCGCTGAAATCTGACAAAACGATTCAGATGCAAGGTCGTGTCAGCATGGAAATGCTTGGCGTCACTCAATCTCTGATTGCCACCCACGACCTGCTATTGTTCCTACCATACACGAGCAAGACACTCGCGGAGAAGGGTCGCTCCTACGATGTAGCTATCAATGAGAAGCTACCTGAAGTAGTAGCTGGGTACTTCCGTCCGCTCACCACACTTACAGGTACGACAAAGACAAAGGTAACGGATGCCCTCACCGCCATCAAGTCCATCGAAGAGTGGAAGGCCACGCTCCCTTCCGTGGATGAGCAACTCCCAGTTTGAAGAAGTCGAGAGGTTGATCAAAGCATCACCTACGAAGACCAATCAATGCCCAACGTGTGGAGCTAAAGCCGATGAGGTAGCTCCGGGTGTAACGGAGTGGGGCAACAGCACGTATCGTTACCTGGATGAGGATCATCCTTGCGATTGCGAGGAACAAGAGGCACTGTTCCGTCACTACCTCCTCGCGCATATTCCTCAGGAGTACATGAACCTTGGGCTTGACAACTACTATGGCGATGAGGATGCTTTGGCTGCCGCCTCTGCATATTTGGAAAAATGGTCCAACTTCCGCAAGCACGGAATGGGTCTAGGCTTCTATTCTAAGGCCCAAGGGACAGGTAAGACCTTCCTTGCTTGTTACCTCGCGCGTGAGCTAGTCAAACGAGGGGAGTCGGTCTACTACGTCTACTTCCGGAATGTCGTGAACACCTATGAGCTATCGCATGAGAATCGTAAAGACGAGGAGGATCGTCTGCGAGACTGCACCGTACTCATCCTGGATGAGGTAGCTCGCCCTGTGTCTGAGGCGCAGCGTACACTCTTTGCTGAGAAGTTCGAGGAGTTGATCCGGCATCGGAGCAACTACAACAAAATCACGATACTTACAACGAACTTAACCCCAACAGAGCTTGATGAAATCTACCCCCGCACATACTCACTCCTCGCCGCGAAGGAGCAATCCATTAAAGTGGCTGGCAACGACGCGCGCAAGGAAGGGGTCTGGAGCGTCAACAAGGAACTCGTAGAAAATGGCGAAGTCCGACCAATCATTTAGGAGGCATTATGTGGTTTGTAGTCAGTAAGAAGCGGTATGAGAGGCAAGTTAAATTAGCCAAAGCCCGTCGCGAGCAAATACTAGCTCAAGACCTGGCGCTTGCCGCTAGACAACGATACCTGGATCAAGCTCAAGCGATCCTGAAAAGTACTGAACGCGAGAAGGTGTTAACTGATCTAGAGGAAGCATTAAATCTTGTGCAGGCATACCAACGTGCGTTAGACACCCTGTCGGCTGCCGATCCTAATATCACACGCGCTAATGATTTACTCCGGGCATGGGATAAGGTTCCGGAGAGCAAAACTTATCTTGGCATGCGAACACATGCCGATTGGAACGAGCACATGGGCGAGCCGCCCCCTCAAGTCAAAACATTCATGGGGCCTCGGCCCGAGGCAGTTGATCGTTGGAAACACGAGGAGAAGGAATGGGGCGACGAGGCGTATGGCACAGCCTATGTTCGCATCGAGGCCGAGGCTGTCGAGGAGGGCAATAAGAAGGAGCCTGGCTACACACGCGCACATCTGCGCTTCGTGGACTTAGACGCAGAGGACCCACCCATCCTAGCCGCAGCTAAGGCAACAACCGAGGAAGCCGGTTTTCCTGAGCCTGATACCCTCGACTAATGGCTGTAGACCCTGACATCGAGCTACTATCACATTTGCCGGACCCTGATGCGTGGGTTGTCCTGCGTGGTGAGGGGTTTCGAGATACCCTGATTGAGGACGATGCTGTCTGCACGATCTATCAGTGGGCTGACCAGCACTACCGTGAGCACGGACAGGTAGCGACGGCTGCTGTTCTGGACGAGGAGTTTGAGATCGATTTCACGGAGCCAGAAACGGCGATCGGTGATCTCATTGACCGCATGCGCCAGCGGTACATGAAGAATCAGGGGCGCGATGCTATGCGAGCCATTGGGGAGCAGTTCAAAGAGGACCCATCGGGTGTTCCTAAGCTTCTTCTCCAGCAAGGCAAGGAGCTAACTGATCTACTCAGCCGACACGGCGAAATGTATGGCACGGGCGATGTCGATCGCACGCTCAAGGGATATCTTGACAAGGCAACTAAAGGACCCGGCCCTAGCCTTGGCTTCAAGACTCTGGACGATTACTTCTATGGACAGCGTGGCATCACCGTCTACGCAGGCCCACCAAAGACATGGAAGTCCTGGTTCATGGTCAAGGGCGTCATTGAAAACATCTTCCAGGGCAGCTATCCGTGGCTCTATCCACTGGAGCTTCCTGCTGAAGAAACCAACATGCGATTGATTTGCATGATCTCTGACATCCCTTGGCATAAGTACATTCACAACACTATCTCTCGCGACGAGCAGAAGATGATGAAAGAAGTCTCCAAAGACTTGGACGAAATGGGTGTATACAAGATCGTCCAACCTCCACAGGGTGAACGCTCAGCCGATGAACTAATTGGGAAAGCTCAGGATGCCGGTGCCGGTTCGATCTGGGTCGATCAGCTTCAGTATGTAGAGGTAGAAGGCAAGTCTCTGGGTGCGTGGAATGAGACGGGTAAGTACTGGGAGGTCCTTGACCGCTCACGCAACTTGACTGATAATATCTGCTACGCTCATCAGTTCAATCGCTCTGTGATGAACGCAGATAAAATGCCATCGGTGCAGCAACTCAAGGGATCGTCTGCTATTGAGGAGACGGCGACCTTAGCTCTTGGATTGTGGGCCAGCAAAGAGATGCGCAAGTCTAAGCGCTTAGAAGTTGGTACACTCATCTCTCGTAACCACGATTTCCGTAGCTGGGAAGTAGAGGTAGACCTGACCCATCGCTGTAACTTTGAGATCACCGGGGTGGTAGAGGACGATGAGTAGCATGAGGATTGTGCGTCGAGGCCGACGGCCCAAGGACATCATGCCTGATCCCGACCCTACCCCTATCCCCAACTGGTTGGATGACCCAAAGGAGGTTGCGCCATGCCCTTGCGGTCAGCCACCTGATGACAATTGTATGTTGATCGAGGGAGACGTACCTCTTAGTCGGTGGTTCCATATGGGTTGCCTCGATTTTCTGGAGAAAGAGATGGACGAGGAGGAAATCGCAGAAAAGCGCGAGTGGGAACAGTACATGCGACGCATGAAAGAAGGAGATGACGATGAGTAAACATAAACTGGAGTACAAAGACTTTGTAGACTCGATCGATCTTGATGCTTTTGAGGAGGCTATTGAGTTTGACCCTATCGAACATAAGAACGGCGAGGACATTGGCTACTGTCCTGACCTATGGGGACTTCATAAGCATGGAGATTCGACGGGTAAGTTTGCCATCAATCGAGAGAAGCGCGTCTACCATTGCTTTGTGTGTGGAGGCGGCACTTTGCTTTCTTTAGCGATGGAGTTCTGTGACTGTGAGGAAGAGACGGCAACTGAGTGGATCTATCAGTTCGCTCACGGAGATGTACGTACCGACACAGAGTTCGTAGAGGACTTCATGAAGCTGTTGGATGTCTACAAGGAGAAGAAGGGTGATCGTATGCCCTACTTCAACGAGCATGTCCTGAGCCAGTTCGACTCTCGTTACCACGCCCCTGATCGAGAACATACCTCAACCCCTTGGTACGCGGATCGATGCATCTCTGAAGAGGTACAACAGGAATTCCGACTTAGCTATGGCAGGGAGCATAAGAAGGTAGCACCCATCCGAGGGGGCGAGAAGATCGACGTGGATTATCACGGCCCGTGCATAGTGTTCCCTCACTTCTGGGAAGGAAGACTGGTGGGCTGGCAGCACCGCTGGCTTAATCACGGCAAGGATACACCCAAGTGGCTACCTAAGTACACCAATACGAGTGACTTTCCGAAATCGCACACGCTCTATAACTACGACCGAGCTATCAAAAATCTTGATAACCGCGTAATTGTGGTTGAGTCGGTACCCACAGTCCTCTTCCTTGCCAGCATGGGGCTTACGGCAGTTGCCACGTTCGGTTCAGGCGCAGTAGAGAGTCAGCTATGTCTCTTACGGAGATTTCAAGGGGGCGTCATCATCTCCCCGGACAACGATGCTCCAGGTGAGAAGTTCGCCAAGGCTGCGCGAGATTATCTAGAGCGCTATGTTGATGTGACCGTGCTGTTTCCTGTAGAGCTAGGTGAGGGAGCAGATCTCGGAGATTACGCACAAACGCGCGATCCCGTAGGCAATCTTTATGACCATATAGAAGAAGGTGGCCAGGATAATTTAGGGCTATCCTGAAACATAATAAGTGATGGGATTCACGAAGACACAGAGTGTTGAGAAGGTGGAGGTCTTGACCCCCGACGAGCATCAACGTATCTCTAAGGGTCTTCGTAAACTTGGTAAGGCAAATATGCAAGACCTCTCTGAGGACGAGCGTAGGCGTCTGCTAGACTCATCTGAGTAATCAAGTAAGGTCCATTAGAGGGCCTGCTACACTCACAAATAGAACGACGGCCATAGGGGTAACCCGGCCAAAGGAGATAGACTAGATGTCTGAGATTCGTAGAGGTTCCGCAGCAATCCAGGAGGCCGCAAAGTCTTCTGGCAAGGGTGGAGAGTTCCATCCTTTCCTTCCGGCAATCTACTGGAAGGATGATCAAGAGGAGCGATACATTCTCTTCCTCAATGAGATCGAGGATACACCGCTCTTCGACATGCTCCAGTATATTCCTGTGGAGGGAGGTTACTTTCAGGAAACGGTATCGAAGACCGATCAGTTCTTCGGCGAAAAGTCCGATGTGTTCGAGAAGGATTGGGATGCAACACCTCGCAAAACCAACGTCGCCATCGCGGTCGAGCTTGAGCCGGTGGTAGAGGTCGTCAACAAACGTCGTAAGCCGCGAGGCTTCGAGGTCAAGACGATCGAGTATGAGCGTCGCGTCTTTGATGATGACGGCGAGGCAACGGATGAGACAGAGGAGGTCACGGCTCCGGCTGTGGGTTATGTGGCGCAGAGCCCAAACAACTTCTTCAACCAGATCAGCAACTACGATGCGAACGAGGCTCCGGTTACTGAGACAGCGCTGAAGGTTACTCGTATTGGCAAGGACAAGACCACTGTCTACCAGATCGTTGGGTACGACGAATTGCCTATCGATCTCACCAACTTGGTCGGCTATGTAGATGGCATTAGCTATCTCGGTGACGATCTTGATCCTCTTCTCGATAAGATCGAGGAGCTTACGCCGGAGGAGGCTGCATTGGTCATCGGCAAGACGCTTCTTGACAAACGCGAAGAGGAACTGATTGACGACGACCGCTATCAGGAGTTGCTTGATGGTGTTATTGAGCGCGGCGAGTCCTTGGACAAGTTCGGTAACAAGAAAAACAAGAAAAAGGAAAAAGATCCCCCGAGGAGTCGTGCGGCTCAGCGTCGAACGACTAGGGAAGAGCGTGTCACGCGCGAGGAGACAGTTGATTCTGGCGATGAGCCGGATGAGCCTGCCTCTGATCCCGAGCCTGTCGAGGAGGTCAAGTCTGCTCGGAAAACCAAAGCCAAGAAAACAACTGCCAAACAGAACCCTGAGGTTCGTATGGCAGAGTTGCGCGCGAAGGCTGCCGAGAGAGCAAAAGCGCGAAAGTAACGCGCATGCTCGATCCCAAGAAAGGCATTGCTCTATTCACCGATGGGTCATCCTGGTATAAGGATGGCTCCGGTGGATGGGCATGGTGTGCCATCGATTGTTTTGGCGGCGAAGAGATTGGCTCTGGCTATGTCTCTGATACCACGAACAATCGTATGGAGATGTTGGCATGGGTCAAGGGTCTGAACTATTTGGTCGGAACCCTTGGCCCGTGTGATGTCCTTCTTTACAGCGACAGTCAGTACGTAGGATATGGAGCTATGAGCCCCGCTCGAACCCGCAAAAAGAACCAAGATCTATGGAAAGAGATCGATGAAGCTATCGATCAGCATCTCTCAGTGGAGTTCGTCTGGGTCAAGGGGCATCACGAGAGCCATTACAACAAACTAGTCGATGAGTTAGCAGGGAATGCCAGGAAGATGGGACCCAATAGAGACCAAACTTGGAGTGATTGGATCAAAGATGAGCCTGCATGTACATAGCGAGTACTCTTCCTTAGATGGGTGGTCCACGGTCGATGAGATCGCGGAGCGCATGCTGGAGATCAAGTGCCCGTTTTGCGGGCTCACTGATCACGGCGTGGTAGCTGGCCACATTGAGTTTGATAAGGCCATGCGCAGCCGAGGGCTCAACCCTGTGTTCGGCGCAGAGCTATATCATGGTGTTAAGTTTGACAATCTCGCGAAAAAGGAGCGAGATCAAGCCCATCTTATTGCGTTAGCTATGACAGACGAGGGGCTCAAGAACCTCTGGCGGCTCACCAATGCCACATCTGATAAGGACCACTTCCATCACGTCGGACGTGTGACTAATGAGGACATTGTGAAGTACAAGGAGGGGATCAAGTTCACATCTGCTTGTCCACTTGGTCTCGTTCCAATGGGTCTACGTAAAGGCGACACTACGATGCTCAATTGGAACGAGA